GACGCAGAAATGGTGCTAGACCCTGAAAAAGAGCCTGAGAAGTGGCGGGCTTCCAGGGTTATTCTTGGGAAAAGAGAAAAGATTACCGTTGAGGTGGTAGAAAGACTAATCCAAGAAGGGGCCAACATACACGCTGAGACAGACCTTGCTCTTAGATGGGCTAGTATAAACGGGCACCTTGAAGTAGTAAAACTTCTTCTTGAGCACGGAGCCGACGTACACGTTCAAGAAGACGTAGCTCTTAGGTGGGCAAGTGAAAACGAGCACCTTGAAGTAGTAAAACTTCTTCTTGAGCACGGAGCTGACGTACGCGCTCACGAAGACGAGGCTCTCAGATTGGCTAGTGAGTACGGACACATTGAAATAGTAAAACTTCTTCTTGAGCACGGAGCTGACGTACACGCTCACGAAGACGAGGCTCTTAGGTGGGCTATTATGAACGAACACTCTGAGGTGGTAAAACTCTTGTCCGATAAAAAGAAAAAAACTAGATGCCAGGATATAACGTAGAAAAACTTAAACAAGCGACAACAGTACAAAGAGGTTTTGTGGAAATGTTTGGACACGAACCCTGGTTTGGAGGCTGCGGTGTAAGTTGTTTTGGTGAAGATGCCAAATTGGAATTGAGAGTACTTGCTGAACATTATGAGACATTTATTCATTTGTATGAATGGGAAAGTTTCCCTATAAATGTGACTGTTGTGGGAAAACTTTCACCGAGAAAGGAGTCTTAAGAATTGTGGTTCAAAATCAGACCAGAGATTAGGGCTATAGCTTCGTCTATTCGAAAAACCCCGGAAAAATATGCGATTGAAATCCAGGTCTATAACCCTCTTTACGGCCAACCTGTAAAATGTAAAAAATGTTTTAGTTATACCGTAAAACGTCGGGAATGCAACGTAAACCTGAAAGGACTAATATTTATTAGTGGTTATGCAAATGCTAAATACATTCCTACAGAACTGGGCCTATACACATACATTCGTATAGTCTTGGGGTGGCGAGAGTGTCGATTACTTCTCAAAACTATACGTCCTCTATTGAAAAAACTAGACTTAAGAGAGTCAAGCCAACAAGAAGCGTTGGACAAAGTTGTTAGCTATCTGTAGCTAGAAGAAAAAAAGGAACTTAAAATGAAAAAATATCACGTTGGTACTAGAGAGGTGCATGTTAATACAGTAGAGGTTTCTATTCCTGACGATACAAATGTTGAAGAAATCAAAAGACTAGCCGCAGAAATCTCTGTAGAAAACAGTGTTATATTAGAATATAGCCACAATTTGAATCCAGAGGGCTGGACGATAGAAGAAGTAGTGACTTAAAAAGAAATTTAATAAGAAAAAACTTTTGCATACCTTAAAATGCCTGCTATTTAATACTTGCCCTAAATGTAATATTAAAAAAGTACTAAGAAAGCTAATTTTAATAGATTCGGAAGACGGTGAAAAGATAGAGATGTCTTACTACGAATGTCCTGATTGTCTACCATTCGAAATGGATGTTCAAAGACACTACGAAAGGTATTCAAAGATTTGAAATCCTACCCAAATATACCAAACTATAACACCTATAGCGGACCAAGACTAACTCTCTATACATTTGTCAAGCTAGACGGTTCAAATTTAAGATTTGAATGGTCTAAAAAACAAGGGTTTTACAAATTAGGTACTCGACATAGACTCTTTGATAGTACTGACTTAATTTTTGGCGGCGCAATAAAAATATTTCATGACACTCTAATAGAACCATTGACAAAACTTGCGATAGACAATAGATGGGAGAACATAGTAGCCTTCTGTGAATTCTATGGAAACAACAGCTTTGCTGGTGTGCACCAACAAGATGATAAAAAGTATCTTACATTAATAGATATAGATATACACAAAAGAGGGATGTTATCCCCAAAAGAGTTTGTAAAACTTTTTGACGGTCATGAAGTGATAAACATAGAATATTTAGGCAATCTATTGTGGGATAATGAATACATAGAAAGTGTTCGTCAAGAAACTCCCTGGGCCCAAATGAAGGGTACTCAATTGGAGGGGATGGTGGGCAAAGGTGGAACGGGTCATAATATCCATAGATTCAAGACAAAAACCCAGTGGTGGTATGACAAAGTCTATGAAATACACGGACAAGAAAAAGGAAAGCTCATAGCGGAGAGTTAAATGAAATTTAACAGAGAAGACTTGCAAGACATGGTGTATGGGGGTAGAAAACTACAAAAAGTGTATGAAGAAATAACGGACCATGACCGATGGGCAATAGTCTTCTTGGTCGTATTCCAATATGAGGATAAGTTCTACCGTTCTTATTATAGGAAAGGTGCTACTGAAATGCAGGATGAAGAACCGTATGAATATGACTCAAGAGAAATAGAGTGTCCAGAAGTGAGAAAGAAAGAGATTGTGATAGAAAAATGGGTAGAAATCTAGAAGTAAAAAACAAAACAGTCTTAATAACTGGTGCTGCAAATGGTATTGGAAAATGTTTGGCTGAATTATTTGCTAAGAAGAAAACCAAGCTAATCTTATGGGATAAAGATTCTATAGGGCTGGATTTATTAAAGAAAAAACTAGAAAAGAATTATGGAGTAATTGTATTCGCTTTTGTATTAGACATAACAGATAATAATGCTCTAATTAGAGAATTTCAACAAATATGTTATTTTAGAAGTGAAGAGATAGGATTACCAGATATAGTTATAAATAATGCAGGGATAGGATTAAATGAACCTATACAAGATACGGACGTAGATACATGGAACCGTATTTTTGATATAAACTTCTTTTCCGCCGTGAAAATTTCTGTCACTTCCATGGCAGCATTAAAAGCACACAGACAAAAATACAATGACGATAGAAGGTTACACATTGTAAACATATGTAGTGGGCAGTCTTTCTTCAGACTGCCTACGTGGACTTCATATGCTACAACCAAGGCTGCTCTCGCAGTCTTTTCGGAATCTCTAGGTATAGAGGCCAAAAAAGACGGGATAGACATTACAACAGTTTACCCTTTCATGGTAAATACAGGTTTCTATGAAGGAGTGGAGGAAAAATCCTCGACATGGATGGGAAAAATGAGTATGAGATTATTACCCTTATATTCAAACGAACCAGAAACAGTGGCAAGAAAAATTATAGCAGCCATAGAAAAAAAGAAACCTGTAGAAATGATAAACCCGTTAAACTGGGTTGGGTACCATTTGAATACTGTTCCAATGGTAGGTCGTATAGTGCGCTCTATCTTAAACAAGGTTTTCACTTAAAGGCGAGGTAGCCTAGCGGCGAAGGCGACAGACTGTAAATCTGTTACCCTTAGGGAAAACAACGTAGGTTCGAGTCCTACCCTCGCCATATTTTAGATTAGAAGAGGAGAACATGTTAGAATTTTTCTTTCTTTCTTCTTTACTCCTATCTGGAGATTCTGAACCTTGGGAATTTGCTATTATAGGAGATACCCAAGCTAGACCTAAAGTATTTATAAATGCTTTAGCAGAAATAAAAAAACATAATGTAAAATTTGTAATACACCTTGGTGATATGGCATATTGTGGATCTAAATCTTTGTGGCGAGGCCAAAAAAAATCTATAGACAAAATTAATATACCTTTTTATTATGTTATAGGAAATCATGAGCTATTACCTTGTAGATACGACCATGAACCCACAAGAGACCAGTGGAGAGATTTCTGGAAAGGTGGCTATGGAACCACCTTTGAAACCTTCACATATAGAAATCTAAAATTTATTATCTTAGATAGTGCTGGTATTTTTACCTCAGACATAATGTTAAGTCAACTAAACCTAGCTTTGTCTGACACTGGAAACAAGTCTACTTTTATTTTTACCCACAAACCTTTACCATATCCGGAAAACTTCAAGATATATTATGGGGAAGGAGGCAAGCGATGGCATCGACTTTACGATATGTCCGGCTTGTACTTCTTTCCCTCAAACAAGCGCCTCTGGAACACTGTTTACAAATATAGAGATTCTATACGGGCGATTTTTCACGGGCACTATCATGCATATAGGGAATATACGTATAAGAAGATCAAGAATTATTGTAGCGGAGGGGGTGGAGGTTCACTGGAGACAAAAGATGACTACTATCACTTTTTATTGGTAAAAAATTGGCAGGGTTACACTGAAATATCGGTAATCAAAATATATAATAGATAGCTCCTTAAAATCTTAGCAAAACTATAGACACAAAAAAACAAAGGAATCTAAAAAAGATGAATAACTATCGATATCAATCTAGTCCTTGTGCCAATTATGGTGAACTAAGGGGTGGAGTGATGGGAAACACTGAATAGAGGAATCCGACAGTGATTTGTGAAAAATGCAGAGAACGTATTCGATATTCTGAATTTTCAGACTGTACCATTGCAGCCTGCTCTTGTGGTAAACTAATACTAGAGGGGGAAGCTGCAAGCTTGTTGCCAAGATGGGACGTAGATATAAATAAAGAGGGAAGGAAGTATAAAATAAAGGCATTAAAAGATACCCCCTTGACTATTGAGTTAATGTCCCTATTGTTTTTATTTACTATGATGAAAGGAGTCCTATGTTGTCCTAGGTGCAAAGATAATACAAATACTCATTTGGGGGATCTTTGGCCGGTTTGCACCAACTGCTCTTACGGAAATGCTACTAGGGATTACTCCAAAGCTGGGGCAGCACTTTCTATGTATATTGGCGTTAAAGGAAAACAAATTTCTAATATGTTAATTTGGAATATAAATTCCATACTAGCTCATGGACCAGAAGAACTTATACAGCGTGCAAAAAAACATTTACCTTTACTTGAAAGTGTTACTCCAAACTGTACTCTTGCAGAGTACTTAAAAACAATTTTCGACGATTAAAACTGTATAACTATATCAGAAATGGGAAAATCTAAAAAAATGGAAAGGAGGTGATTTAATGAATAATACAAGTAAAGCGGCCAAGAAGGCATGGGAAACTCGTAAGGCTAATGAGACGTCGGCCAAGCGCTCTGCTGCTGCGAAAAAGGCATGGGATACTCGACGTGCTGCTGCACGAAAGAGGTCTCTAGCAGCCAAGAAGGCGAACAAAACCCGTAAGGGTAAGTAATCCAGCCTTCACGCTTCGATAGCCCCAAACTATCTGGGTGCTCATCGAAGCACATGAAACTTATTTTGGGAGAGATTGATGTCAATAAACTCTAATAAAGTAATGTGTTGGAATGGGAAGAATAAAACACTCGTAAGAATTCATAAAATCTTTTCAGTAAAAAATTTCCTAGAAACTACTTTCCCTTTCTATTATGGTGATAGAAGAGACAAAATAAAATGTCTCACCTTTGCTGGTCCTGACGCTCTATTTGAAAGATTGTTAGTAAACCAGGGTATTACAACTGCGGGTAGTATAACTACCATACAAACTACGGAGAAACTATCAGTTGTACATAATGGAGAGGAACTATTACGAAAGCTTATAAGAACTAGAGAAGAACACCTCCCATTTATGAAAATATGGCCCCACAGTTTTAATTCTTTTAGTGCCTGTTATGGGAAAAAAACCTGTATAAAACCCCCAGGAAATAAAACAAGTCCCTGGGCCAAAAGACCCTTCGTAAAGTATATGAATGAAATAACAAGATTAAGACCACATAAGTTTGAACTCTTAGACATAGATCTATGCGGTATATTTAATGAGGCCAACTCATCTAGTTTTATCCGCCTCTTTGAGAATGGTACTGTGAGTAGGTCTGGCCTTGCCTTTTTGACACATCAAAAGGGCAGAGATGTAAGAGGGGGTAAGTTGTTCTTGCTATTGGAAAACTATTTGGATAAAGAAGCCAAGGATTCAGAAGGCATTCCTTTACTATCATTTGATAGTATAAGAAAAAAGTATAAAAAAAATCCAACAGACATAGCCAGATATGAATTGATACCGCTGTATTATATATGTAAACTATATAATTTAGGTTATATGTTATCGATGGATAAACTTATAGAATATAGGGATAGAAATAAAGATTCTGGTTTAGCAGTAAATATGTTGCAATATTTCTTTTCTTGGGTACGCCTGGATTTAATAAATAACCCAAGATATGTCCTAAAACACAATCTTGAATCTGTAATGAACGAATGGTATGCGTATGATTGTTGGGTTGATTAGTTGGCACCTATTTAGTTTTTTGCGGAATTTGTGGTCGGGAATGTGCAGAAACCCAAAAAGAAAGGTATGTCTGTAGCATGACACAGGTTCTTGGAAAAGATGGTTTTATATCTAAGATAAAATCTTCTTCAGAGACCTCTCGTAGTAAAGCCCAGGGACAGTTGGGGGATATCTTTCAAACTGAGTTAATAAGGATTGAGGAAAAATCTGGTAGTCTTTGGCTCACATTCAAATCCAAAGAAATAGAACAATCGATCAATATCCCGATTCCCAGTTCTGATGAAAAAGGCCTGTGTTTTATTGAGGAGGGACACGTAAAACGAGCCGTGGGGACCTGGTTTGTGGATGGCAAAGAAATAGATTTCTGGAATCTTATATATGGGATGTTCACCGACAACCCACAAAAGTTTGCTAAAACTTCCAGTAAAAGAACTCAGCTTGATCGCCTAGTACGAAGCTTTATCTATGGTTCTGCTCCTATAGTGTTTAAAGGCTTTCAAAAGGTCATTGATTCCTATGTAAATGCACTTCCCATAGTAGGCACTGACATGCAAAATTGGGCCATGTGCCATAGAATGCAAATAGTGGATTCTACATTTAAAGACCTTCCTCCAAATAAAGCCTTGGAATATCAAAAGACAGCTAATGAAATATTGTTTCCGTGTACTTCCTTGGGTTTGTCAGATAGTGGTATGTGCAATAATAATATTCTTACTGTGGACGTAAGAAAGACTATACCGTTTGGTATAGGATATCATAACCCCCGTAGAAATTTATACCAAACTTTAGGGATGCGAGGGGATGAACCACCCAAAATAATGAGTAGGACAGAAAAAACTTTAAGTGACGTAGGGATCAATAGAACAGGGTGGAACTTAATGACCCTATTTGTAGATATGCCCCTAAATTTTGAAGACCAAATAATAGTTAGTAATAGGCTTGAACATCTCTTTACCATGGAAACCAAAAGCTATACAACTTTTGGTACGACTTTGGTACGAGAAGGAGACTCGCTAAACTTTTTGTATCCCTTAGCAATAGAACCTGACGGTAGTTTCATTCGTTTCAATTTAAGAGCCGAAAGTGCTATAGTATCCTCCGTTATCGAATCGGTAATAAATTTCAATAATGCACCAACTAAAATACGACGAATAACCATAATTTATAAGAGAACCTTCAAGGAGGGTGTAAAGATTACCAATAGGCATGGAAATAAAGGTGTTATTACCTTACAAGATACGGGGGTAATTCATGACCCCGTTCGTGGGGATGTACCCATAGACGTTATAGTTTCAGCTAGTTCTGTACAAAAAAGAAAGAATTTTGGGCAGCTATTAGAAGCTCTCAGTAGTTTGATACATGGCTCCGATAAAGAGACAATAGTAGAAGATGAGTTCGTTACCAGTATGGAATCAATAAAAGATAAACTCTCTAATATAGGGTATTCAGAAGATGGAACGGTAACGGCTGCCACCCAATGGGGAGACTTTAGGGGGGTCGCTGGGTGGATATTCTGGGGTTACACCAAGACACCTGAGGACCAGCTATGGACAAAATACGATACTGATGTAGTAGACGGTAGGGGTGTACGACAAGCGGGTAATAAACTCAGTCACATAGAATTCAGAGCCCTACTAACCACGTTTGGAAAGAAAAATCCTATCATAAAAGAAATATTAAAACACTCCCAAGGCGAGGACCAGGTATTTGAATATATCCGTGTATTAGAATCTATCAACAGAGAGGAAAAGGATATACCAACAATAGAGTGGGATAAGATAAACCCAGTTAATCAGACAGGGGGATTCTTTCACCACCTTATTGATTTTAGTGGGACAGTTTCTGATGAAACCTTATGCCCAAATGGCTTCTATCTAAAGTTACCCGACGATTATAAATATATATTAAAGAAGGCCATGTTTTCAGAATTTTCTGAAGAGTTTACCAACAAACACATGGATAATGAAAATGACACCTATATATTAGACAAAATACTAATTCCTTCCAGTAAATTTAGAAAGCCTTGGAAACATCAAAGCGGGCAGTTTGGTTTGTCAGACATATCCGCCTTAGCAAATGCCATAGTAAGTGCTATTCATAAGTATAAAAACGAAGAAGTCAGTGTGTCACAAGTAGGTAGGGCTGTGTTTTTATATTTTCACACTATAGCAGGCACCTTAAGTTCTAAAAATGGCAAGATAAGTAATTACTGTCTTTCAATTCGGTATCCTTACACAATTAAAGCCACAGCCGGTGTTAGTGATATACTGGAACCTAACCAAATAGAGCTTCACAGAGAAATGGCTAATGACTTAAGAATATTAGAAGGAGACATAGTTTTAGTAGAAAGGTTTCCTTGTCTAGGATTCATGTCCGTACGAGCCCAGAAAGTAAAAATAACCGATGAGCCCCTTGCTAAGTATGTAGTCAAAGTAAGTGGGAGTAGTCTTTCTTCACTCACCCTAGATTTCGATGGGGATGTTATATATATAATGAGCTTTCACAGTAAGGAATCCAGAGTAGCCCTAGAAACAGAGTTCAATAATCCACACCCGGCGAGGCTGGCTGCGTATGAAAAAGCCAGATTAAAGAAAATACCTGGATTTAGGGAGCTAGTATTGGATGAATACAACATACAAAGATTTGGGCTACTAAATGCCAAAGAAAATGCAGAAATAGTAGAGGGTTTGACGGGAATAAAACGAGGTACCGGAACAATAATTGCCTTGTGCTATAATATAATGAGGATCTTAGAGGGTGAATTGGACTATAATGACCCTGATACTACAATAGCAATGGAAATTCTACTAGACAAAGTTGCTAATAGTGTATTTAGTAGAAAGCATGCTGGAAGAAGCCTGGAAAAAGAATGTAAAGAAGCGATATGTACAGCCCGAGTTGATAAGATGGTGGAATTAGGATTTGATAAATCTACCAGCATAAAATTAACTGACATAATAAGAAAAAAGGCCGCCCTTTGTGGATTTCGTCCCGAAAGTTTGGAGGAATATTATAAAAAGGCAGAGTTAGAAGGTAGGTCCTCCATTGTTAATATAATAGTTAGAAAATTTCACAAGTTTTGGTTTACCACTAGGTCTAATCTGCACCCAATTGTAATGATAAAGAACATAAATACTGAACCAAAAGACCTGACTGGTTGGATGTTTAAACACGCCAAAGAAAAAATGAGAAGTTGACATCAGAAGAAAGAACAATGTCTAAGTACTACCATGCCCAGGCTCATTGTAGCTACGACCCACACGAAATAAAAAACGATACCCAAATGGGTTTCTACAAAATTATAATGCTGAATAGAATTTATGACGGACTAAAACTCAAGACTGGGCTCAATGTAGCTAAGCCATCATTCGATATCTATTTTACCAAGGAAGACACTCTAGCCTTTTTAGATTGTGGACCGTGGCTACGAAAAGTTACCATACCTAGTAATACCCACGTGGTAAAAGATACTTTTGCAGGGTTTTTCGGACACCTTGAAAATAAGCCACAAGTATGGCACGCCAACAAAGTAATTATGGGTGAAAAAGAGAAGATTACACCCAAAGTATTGAGTAGAGTTATTACCGAAGGAGCTGATGTTCATATGTATAATGATTTAGCTCTTAGGAAAGCTTGTAGAACAGGGCATCTTGCTATTGTAAAAGTACTACTTAGGCATGGGGCGAACGTACATGCAGACTATGATCGGGCCCTCAAATATGCCTTAGCCTGCGGCCATACTGAAGTAATAGAAGCGCTATTAGAACACGGCGCGAACATATCTGTGTGTAGAAACATTATCGAAAGTCAGAAACGGGAGGGAAGGTATAATAGATATAACTATGGAACAATACGCCTTCTTAAATGGATAGACAAATATGAGTGAATACAATGATGGTTAAAAGAGAACGAAAATGACAACCAAAGTGTACAACCATAAAACGCGATCGGCCCATAGTCGGTGTCCTCGTTGTGGTAAAATACGTAAGATGTGGTTGCGAGCCAACGAGTGGTACAACAAACGTATTTCATCTATGAATGTACCTGGTGAGGGCAAGATATGCTGGATTTGTCGTATTCGCGAAGTAGATCCAAATTGGAGGCCGGGGTTACCTATTCCTGAACTCCCTAACCATACTAGATTTAATCCCTTTGGTGAAAGGGAATAGTGTCTTTTCTCTCCTTTAAAGAAAAGGGTTGCGTTAAAAAACATGGACAAGGATGCCTTTGAACATAGTATAGTATATTCCGAAATACCTCTAGAAGCGGAAGGAACAATGTACGACTTATTTACTATAGATGAAAAGTTCTTTCCAAATAGAGGGCGTAAAGTGGCGGATATAAAATTAAGAGGAGAACCAATACGAGGTCTAGTTATAGAAAACGATATTCCAAAAGAAGGGAGTCAATTTAAAATACACTACACTAGTTTATTCGGAGTAATGCAGTTTGGAATTCTATATTTGGAGGGATGTAGAGCAATAGTAAAAGAAGGGGAGCTTATATATTTTGAAGGTGGCCCTTGTAATTCAAAATACGTACTAAGATCGGCAAAAGTTAACTAAAATGCTTGACATTTTAGTCACTTCTGTCTTATTACTACATTTAGTAGGAGCAGTATGTGCACTATATGAATATAGAAAATATGTAAAGCTAGAAAAATATGCTATAAAGGAGGGTTTAGAATTTAGAATAAGGTCTAAATTATTAGGTTACTTCATAGTTCTGGTCTTTTCTTGGATTTCATACTCAGCTTTAATACGTCTTATACCCGCAAAAAAGGAGAACACTAATGGATAATCTCAAATGTAAAGTTTGTGGAAAAGATATGTTGGCCGATATGGAAACCCAACACGGTTTTGGAGACGAACGGTTTAGAGTATTCGTTTGTACAAGCTGTGGGTTCAAAAAAAACCCTTGGAATATTGAAGAAATAAAAATATGGGAGACCCTAGACAGATTGGTTTATAAAAAGAATGATATGAGAAATTGTATGTGTTTAGGGGATAGCGAATGGGAGAATAACCAGAACAGCAATGTAAAAAAGGGGTGTGGTTGTGATAGTAGCAAAAACTGTAATAATAATCTCGACACCGATAAGTCACATAGTTGTGGCAGTGGGTGTAGAGGACGCAAACACTAGAAGAAAGTGTGGGAGGTTTTTATGTCAGTAGACATTAATTTGGTGGTATTTGGTGGTAGGCTTACTTCGGATCCTAGCCCAATAGGGGACGGTACCAAAGGGTGCCGTTTTGATCTCGCTTCCAACAGGCGGTATAAGACTAGAGACGGAGTAAAACAGGAAGAAACCACATATATGTCAATAGTATGTTGGGGACCCCAGGGTGAAGCCGTCATGAAGTATTGTTCAAAAGGTACTCCAGTAATAGTAGAAGGACGTTTAGAAAATAGGCGCATAGAGACCGAAGCCGGAGTAAAGAGGTTCGTAAATATAGTAGCTAATGATGTTCGCTTTGTTTCAACAGTACGCTCAGAAGCACCCTCGGACCCATCAGAAACTATTGCAAACACGGATCCTCGTCTTCCTTCTGGAGTTTCACAGGAAGCTCAAGATAAGATCTTGTCCTTAGTAAAAGGTTTATAGTGGCTTTCACTGTTCCCCTATTTCCAGGAAGAACATTTGAATCCATGAAAGAATACTATGAATTTATGAAACTTAGAGACAGACATAGAAAAAACTTAGAAGAAGGAGGATACGAAGTAGAAGTTACAAATATAGTAAAAAAAGAAAGTGAGGACTATCAAAAGGCCTTATATCCCACCCCTAAAGAGATGGGTTCTACGACCTTGTAAGAGGACTATAAATAACCCCCCGCCTAAAAACGGGGGCTTTCAAGTCCTTGCTTACTAGGAAATAATTCCAAAAAAGGAAAGCCAAAGCATTACTCAAGTAAAATCTAGGAAGACTGGGGATAACAAACCAGCTAATTACGAATCATAAGTGACCTAAAGCCATGACTACTGTTTGGTTAAAAGGTCGTAAAACTTTACTAATACAACAAGGAGGAGCGCTTCCTCCCCAGAGCTAAAGCTCGGGGTACTCGCGTTGAAGATTTGATGGATGTCAAAATTGACAAAGACTTAACTATAACAAACATATCAAAAACTGAACTAGACCAATTTAGAAAAGACCTAACCTTCCCGAATCCTGCGTGGAAATCTGCTATACAATTTGGCAGACGAACCTTCGGTATACCAAAATTCATAAAACAATATTCAGAAATAACCGAAGGCATAATAGTTCCTAGAGGCTATCTCTATAGGGCTACAGAAATAACTAATAGTATAAATGTTATAGAAGACACTACCGCCAATTTCAGTAAAAGATTAATAAATAATAACATAAAGTTGGAACCTATACAAATACCCTGGGTTGAGAGTTTAGTTTCCCACCGACAGGGTATTGGCATAGCCCCCGCAGGAAGTGGAAAAACTGTAATGGCTTTGGAAGTCATAGCCAGACTAGGGTTACCCACACTATGGCTAACTCATAGGGGGCCCCTTGTTAAACAAGTTAAGAAAGAGATAGAGAAATTTATAGAAGTAGGAAAAATAGGAATTATAGGAGAGAGTAAGAAGGCACTTGGGGATATACTTACTATAGGTATGGTTCCCACACTAGTTCGTAACAAAGAACTAATAAAAGAACTTAAATATTCTTTTGGATTAATACTTGTTGATGAATGCCAACATGTTCCTTCCTCTACTTTCTTAAAGGTTATCTGTGGATTTTCTCCTAGATTTTTATATGGAATTACAGCTACCCCGTATAGAGAAGATGGATTAGATCCTTTGATGTTTAATTACATAGGACCAGTAGTAACAACAATAAAGCATAAGGATGCAGTAGATGCAAATAGAATAATAAATTCTTCTGTCTTAGTACACTATACTGAAATTACCGCTACGAAGAAGTTATGGGGAGCCAACTATGCAGATCTAATAGAATATATTTCTACTAATGAAAGAAGAAACAATCTCATAGTATCAGATATACTATATGAGTATGGTCTAGAAAATACCTGTATGGTATTAACTGTTACCACTAAACATATAGATATTCTAACAGATATCTTTAATAGTTTGGGGATAACTGTTGCTTCTCCGCATTCCAAACAGACAAATAAGATTAGGGATAAACAGATAGAAGGGTTTCTCTCTGGAGAAACAAAAATACTTATAGTAACCTATGGCCTTCTAGCTGAGGGTTTTAATTATAAACCTTCAAGTCGCTTATTTCTCGCCGCCCCCCTAAAGAGTTCTAGCCTAATAGTTCAGTCAACTGGCAGGATTGAGAGACCGTTGGAAGGAAAAGAAAATGCTATTGTCTACGATTATGTAGACAATATAAAAATGTTTAAAAATCAATTCTGGAAAAGGAAAGCTGCTTACGAACAGAAAAATATGTTAATTCGTTATCATTAATTCATAAGAGGTGGTGCATGTTTCTTACTGCTGTTCCGTCTACTTCATGCGCAATGCACCAGGTTAGAGTACCAAGAGAAATAATGCTATCTTATGGTATCGACCATGGTGATTGGTTAATATTTGATACCGCGGTTGGAAAATTTAGTTTATTAGTTTGCCCTGCTATAAAAGAAGATATTGTCTCTCACGGGAATAAGAATATATTTGTCAACGTATTATCCCCTATAATATACAATCCAGGAAAAAACATATATATAGAGAAGCACGATCTAACAATAGGGTCCGACCCTGAATTCTTTATTGTAAATCGTAAAGGAACATTAGTAGATGCCTCTTCCGTCCTTCCATTCGACAGCCAAATAGGGTGTGATGGCGAATTAGGGGAATTACGTCCAGATTTTGCTTTATCTCCGGAGCAGCACCTGGAAAATCTAAAAAACCAAGTATTAAAAATTTATACTACACTACCGAAAGGCTTGTTTCCCATTGCGGGGTCTTGTCTGTATAATCGTGTATGTGGTTTTCACGTTCACCTTGGTCTTCCTGAAGACCTTCTTCTATTTGCCCCAAATAACACTGATAAAATAATAAAGAATATGGTGTCCATATTAGATTACTATATTGGTATTCCAAGTGCTTTTATAGATAGCAATGATAGTAGAAGATTGTCAAAAGATTATGGCAAGTTAGGAGACTACCGCTTAAGTAGAAGAACTTTGGAGTATAGAACCCCAGGGGGATATTATTTGAAGTCCCCACGACTTGCACTAAGCCTACTAACAACTTCTTTTGTCCTTATGGAAAACATCCTAAACACAGTTTATAAAGAAAGCCTTGCTTGGAAAAGAACAGAAAAAATATCTGACAAAGATTACATAGCTAAACTATATAAATTACCAGATACAACTAAAGTACAAGATATGTACTACAGTAGAAATAAGAATAAGATGAAAGAAGAAATGAAAAAAATAGAAGAAAATATTGGCAACCTAGCTGGTGAATATATGCAAAACATAAGTTATAAACCCGAGGAGCACGAGGCACCACTCATACTTAAATGGTTGAAACATGAAACAAAATCAGAAGTTAGTATTCACAAAGAAAAAGAACAGGCCCTGTTTGCTATCGGAGGAAGCTAATTATTGGAAAAGAATATTGGAAGCTACTCTAAAAATAGGGCTCGAACACGAACTAAACCTGCTAGAAAAAACAGGCAACTGTAATGGTAAGAGCTTTCTATGCCCGTGCTCTCATCCCCAAAAAGAAAACTCCAAGTGTTTCACCAAATGTGCTTCCTATAAGCATTGTACTCTAAGACAAAAATATGAATGCCCAGGAATATACTGCGTGGAATTTTACTCTCCTTGCTTTACATGCAAGGATGCCATAAGGGACTGTACCAAATGTGCCCTCTTTCTGGACGAGAATAAAAATCCCTCCCATGTACGAGCTAAGCTTGTTAAGGAACTGACTCCATCGGAAAACCTTCTTAAGATTGGCGATAACGGAGTATTCCAAATCGTAAAAGATGGCAGCTTAAAGGGAGACGGAGGCGTTGAAGTTACAACGGTGGGTAGGAGAGTAAGCTACGATATGTTATTAGAACAAACAAAGAATATTATAGACAAATGTATAGCTAAGGGTGCTTACGTAGATGAAAGAGCTAGCACCCACATACATCTTTTATCAGGATACTATAATATTGGTTTCAACGATAGGGGGGAAGTGATACCAATATACAAAAAGGGAGTCAATAATAAACATAATATAATAGAACTCGAAAGAGCTATGCCGGAAATTATATTGACAAACTTTCACCAACTTATCAGACGTTACCATAATGCCCTAGTTTGGATCTCCTCTGCGGGTACTTCCAAGGATACTCTTACTAGATGGGCAAAATTCAGACACACAATACTAAAGTTTTCCGCTCTACGTAGAAATATGAAATCTATTATAAAAGAAATAAGCGAGTCAGATGGCACCAAGGGCAGATATTCTTTTATAAACTACTCCAATATAGAATTTGATTCCAAAGAAGCTATAGAAAAACTACACCTAGAAGCCCGCTTCTGTGATGGCCTGCTGTCCCCTTCCGCTATAACAGCAATATCCCTCCTTGTATATTCGCTACTTATAAAGGCCGTGTCTTTCAGTACCTATGGTATTTTACATAGTGGCGATACAGACTATATGGATGAGGCAAGTGAAATACAAGAAAAACTTTTAAACAATTATGGAGACTATGGGGGACCTAGACATAGTAATACCAAGAACTTTGAACCCTACGTGGAAAAGGTTAGATTACAAGCAAAAGAGATGGTTAATCTATTAAAGCCGGAACTTAGAGGACACGGAAATTCCTTTAACATACTACTAGAATTAGCCGAGCGACCTTGTTCGTATAGGTTAAGTGAAGGCGACTCTTGGGACAAGATAGAAAAAGATTTAGTGAAGAACAAAAACAAAATAAGTAAGATAGTTCTTGATAAAATCTCAGAAACAATAGATACCGCCCTTATTGATGAGTGTTCTAACGAACTAGAGTGGATAAGCACTGTTAGTGAAATTATAGGAGCTAAAACAGAACAAGTAAAACTTGGGATTTTATATTTACAAACAACCAACGGCGTAATTTGGGATAAAGAGTCAGGTACATATGTACGACCATAACACCACCCTACTCATTTGTTTGTCTAAGCCCAAAGAATATACCCATGCTGTTCAATCTTCCCCAGCTACTGATAAGCAAACTGTGATAAAAACCTTCTTTAACATTGCTTTACTTGGCATGGAAAATCCACTATGCTCCTTATCTGTATTTAATTCTACTCTCCATAGTACTAATTCCATCTTTCAAAATGCCAACTCTGTCAGACCATACAAAACAGGACTAATTACTATAAAAGAAATTCTTTCTAAAGGAAAACTAGTAGATAACCTCAAGTTCTTAAATATAATAAACAATGATATAATTAACCCAACTGCATTGATAGCCGGAATACTAACAAAAGAAACCCACAAAGAAACAGCCCCTATAAAAATGGGTAATATGATAGGGTTTGGCATGGGTAATATTAAATCCGTAGAAAAAATAGCCAAGCAATATCGTATAAACCTACAAACATTACCCAGCAAAGTTGATTTGGTTCTCGCTTTGACAGGAAAGTTCATTGTAGAAGGAGCACCTATAAAAGAAGCCTTTAAGAAGGCTGCCTCTATATGTCATGGTAACTATTTTTATATAGTGTTTGCTACAGACACAATTAGACTATTTATCGCAAAAAAATCGGATAATCTGACAATAAAAACAAAGAAATGGCAGGACTTAGTCTTCATATCAAACAATGAACAACTATTAAATGACACTATTATAGGCATAGACACTAATAAAGCGGGGCATATATTCTTAGATGCTCAAGAAATCCTCCTAAAGAAAAATGAGGCCCTTATTCTTGAGCCTATGACTACCAAAGGCTATTCATCCGATTGGGTTGAAAAATGCCTTCCCTACTGCCAAATCTAAAATTAGGGACCAAACTAATATATCCATACCCATTTCCGTTTAATAATATAGATATAATTGCTGTCTATGATAATAGTGCACTGACTAACTCCTGTATAGCTTCACCTTTGGGTTTTACTACGGACTATAAAAAACAATCTGAAACATTGGTATTCTTTCCTCATTCTTTACCTATTGCCACTAAAGTTCCCCACAATAAATACGTATACCAGACAATTAAGACTGAAGAATTACAAAAGGTCAGCTACAAAAAGTTTACATGTTATCTAGTAGAATACACCGACATAGAGGCTATTTTACCCCTATATAAAGACTACACGATAGTGAAAGACCTTGCAAAAATAAAAAAAATGATACTGCCGACTCTAAGAAAAAAGTATAGAAATACCTACGTACTTTTTTGGGACAAAGAGGGGCTTAATTCTGTAAAGGATCCAATTAATATTTTGTTATCTCTATCCAGAACAGAGGACGTACTTTGTGAAGAATGGCAAAAATGCGAAGGCATATGGGCTAAACTATACCGTAAAAATTCAACTTCCCTTTCTCTAGGTGATATCATATTTACAAACCACGGATTAAAAGAATTTTTTTGGGTCGAATCTTTTTGCCCAGAATATTCTACAGAAATCCCCTTGGACCTCGGATAAAGGAGTCCCTCGTACATGTGCGGAATATTTGGTCTTTTTTCATATAACAATACGGAAAAATCTATAGACCCAATTGTAGAGGTCTTGATACAAAGATTTCTACTATTGGAAACCTTGGTAGCAATGGAACCTCGTGGAGCAGACGCTACTGGGGTAGCTTTGTTATGGGAAGATAAGAAAACATTGATAGTAAAACAACCAGTAGCCTCCTCTTTCTTTGCTAGAGATCCTAGTAGCTGGGGAGACGAGTATATAAATCCGACGGATAAAGAAACTAATTTTTCTTGGTTTATGGATATGTGGTTTAGAAAAATTGGGGAGAAAAGAATAAAGCAAATCCTCGGACACGTAAGAAAAAGTACGAAGGGGGACCCACATAATCCGCATAACAACCACCCAGTAATAATTACTTCAAAAAATCTAGATAAAGAAAACAAAAGATTAACCCAAGATACCATAGTCGGTGTTCATAACGGTAGTATATCCAATGATGATGCCTTATTTGCAAAACATGGAATCGAAAGAATAGGAAAAGTAGATAGTGAAATTATTTTCCAACTCATAGCAGAATATAAAAACAACTTTACAATAGAAAACTTAAAAACTACACACAACGAACTTATTGGGGAATTTGCCGTAATGTCCTATACAACAGGGAACCCATCCAAAGTAGGTTGCCTGAGGGAGGGTCAAAAACCCATGGAGGGTGCCTATATCCCTGAATTAGGTTGCTTGGTTATGGTATCGGAAAGAAAATACTTAGTAGCAGCCATGGAAAATTATGACCGCTGGCGTAATAGAGAATACAAGACTAGCATGATAGTAAATACTAAAGAGGGTACCAAAATAGAACTAGGAAATGTGGGGGAGGTCTTTCCCTACCTTAGTAAGACTTGGTATGGTAAGACAGTAAGCAGTCCCTCCTCTATAGAATCAGGAGTCTTCATACTGGATTTGGATACAGAAGTAAACTCCAAAACAATACCAGAGGATCTAATAAAAGTAGAAAAAATATACAGCTGTGCTAGGGGTACCCCACAGACTATCACAAAATATGACAATGGAGTAAAAACTAATGCAACTAAGGATACCAGGGCTGCTACAGAAAAATTTAGTACCTCCTTTCCTAGCGAAACTAATGCATCCTATCCTAGTGGAAATAACACAATAGAAGATAAGTCTAAAGACGAGGAAGGAAGTTTGTTAGAGATAACTTTGCCTGGTATATGTGCAGACAATGAGGATGTTTACGAGGATATAGAAATAGAAACTGAAATAGTGGAAGACGACCCTTCGTGCTCCTATTCTTGGGATGAACGAATAGCCTTTGGATTAGAGTGTTTACATAGTGTTGCTATAGAAACTGAAGGTAAGGCTACTATAGCGAAAATTGGCGAGGTAGATGTAAAAGAATTATTAAAGTCCTGGTTAGTAGATATTGAAGATGAAACAGAGGCCTTAAAGATTTTGGTTGCTTGCTATGAAAAGATCTTTCCCGAAGGATACGCATATGGTTATAGTGCAGGTTATGAACAAGGCACCAGTGAATATGAAACAGTGTCTGCAGACGAAGCCCTTGAGGAGAAAAAGAAGGTTGAAGACCTCAAAATAAAAGTAGTCAGTATGGAAAAGACCTTCTTCAAAAATACGGAAGACAGAATATCATTAAATATCAAGTTGGAATCCGCAACTAAATTGGTGCGGAATCTACGATTAGTTTTGTCTGCTTTGTTATCTAAGCAAAATTTGTTTGCAGAGACTGGACAAATTGACGAGAATAAACTAGCAGACGTCCTTGACATAGACGAAATTAGTGCCGCTAAGGAATTGAATCTTAGTGTATTTAAGACCCCAACTAATAAAACTATGAACTAATCTTTGGGAGACTTATAATGCGGGAAACAAAAATGCAATTATTTTTGAAACCATCAGAAATAATGAATCTACGAGCAGAAAGAAATAGACTGGAGCATGATTTTATAAGACTTTCTAAAAGAGCACGATTACATTATAGACCATCAGGGGGAGATACTACATATATAAAAGTAGAAGGCGTATTAGAAAACATAAAATTAAAAATAGGTCAAGCTATTAATGAAGACCTTGCTAATGAAGGGATGGAAAATACTAAAACTATAGGGTTTGTGACCACAAAAACCTATAATAAAATAATGGGAAAAATAGATAAATATAAAAAAATATGGGTCTCTGAACAAGTTGAAAAAATAATGATAGGATGTGACCCAGAGTTCATTCTAGTTAATAAAGACGGTACGGCAGAATATGGAGATGATGGTCTAGGATATGAATTTGATGACCCGGCTAAAAAACAGGCTGTTCTGGGTAGTGATGGTCCTTGCGCTGAAATGAGGCCGCCTCCTAGTAACAACTCTAAGCAACTAGTAGAAAACATGAAAAATATATTTGAAACAGAGGGGCACAAAATAGAAAACTATGATTGGGTGGGTGGGGCTAGTTTCTGGCACCCAGACATGGACCGTCGTTATTACATAGGAGGGCACATTCATTTAGGCCTGCCAAACATAGAAGGTGGGGCAAAGCATCCGGATAAAATGATACAAGCTAGAATAGTAAGAATATTAGACGAGTTTGTAGCTCTTCCTCTCGTAAGATTGGATACCCCAGTAGCCTCGGAACGCAGACTAAAAGAAAAGGACTACGGTTGTTTTGGAGCAATGAGAAGTGGTGACATAAAATTTGAATGGCGAGTTCCAAGTGGAATCTGGTTTGTGCATCCAACACTTGCTTTGGTTACCATAGCAACCACAAAAGCAGTGGTTGAAGAAATATGGAAAAAATATGAAGACAACAATTACAATAAAGATTTTTTAATGCTAGTTGACAATAAGAACAATATACAGAGATACTTTGATTGTATGGATACAGAATATGTACGAAATATAGTAAATAACTCTTCCATATCAGATGTTCCAACTTCCCTAGTTTTATCCATACACAATAAACTAAAACAAATGTCTACCTATCCTTTATATAAGAGTGAAATAGATGGGTTTATAAAGATATGCTGCAGGAAACAAGTACCATTAAAGGCCTCTCAATTAGACCTTAAACGCGGTTGGTTAGCCGGAAAATCCCTTTAGGAGCAAAGAGATGTCAACAACAATAGTTTGGTGTACCCACTCCGTAGACACTTCTGCTATATTTTTAGCTCAGGCTGTAGATGCCGAGATAGCCGTTGGTTCCTTCGCGGAATTAACGGAGGAACTTCGCAATATCATACGAGAGCCGGAAACTAAAATAATCTTTTACGGATTGGTGGATACAGAGGGAGTAGAAATAGACGAAACAAGGATGTTCAATCTACCAAGCTCGGCAGACTTACTTGCACATAGACAGGCTTTTCTAACAGACGTAAGCACTCAACATGAATTACTAACCGGTAATTATAGAAAGATAGTTAATAGAAACTACACTAGTATGAGAGACTTTTTTGGTAGCACAAAATTCGATATACTAGCCAAGTCAGGAGATTTGTTAGCTGTTATAAAAAATGCTACCGACTATAATCAAGCTACGACTATTCCCTCTGCTACCTTTGCTTGCAACCACATTGACAGGGCTGGTTTTGACCGAGTATTCGTCGGCCATGATATAATGGGGAACAATATACTTGGTAGAATCTCCTCATCTAAGAAATTACTCTCCCACAAAGAGACTCTTATGTTAAATAGAAGCGAAGAAGTAAAGACTGCCTTGACCGAAATGTTTGAAAAAGGACTCATAACAGAAGACACTACAAAAGCCATTGTTGCATGGTCGGAACAACAATTTGTAAAAGAAGGTATAGATACTACTATAATGAATATAGCAAAAATCTTACAGAATAAATACAGATTAGATTTCGCCGCTGTCGATTTGGTATCTGACAAGGATGGCAGGGTATTTATTATGAATGCTACGTGTTCACCCTCCCTACAAGATAGCGAGGTTTTGTTTACTGTGTCAGATTACTTTAGAAATATATTGAGATTTGGTCGTAAGTTTTCCAAGGAATCTTTGTTAAATCTGATAGGTAATATTTCCGATGACAATGCTAAGAAAGCAGCAGATCTACTAAAAGAAGCCGGCCTTATCAATCTAGGAAGTTTAAGTGAGCTTTAGACGAATACTAACAGATACAAAAATAGCCGTACAAATAACTGCCCTAATAAATAAATACAACCAACTGGGCACCGTCCACGATATAGACGAAATTCTAAGCAATTCAAACGAATACATAATAGAGACATTCAAGAATATTGTCGTGGGATGTATAAGAGTAAATAAACAATCTTACAATATTACCGAGTTGAAACACCTATGTGTAACCGAGTTGCTAAGAAAACAAGGCATAGCGAAGACATTAGTGGAAGCCGGAATAAAGTCCTCGCAGACTCCCTTAATATATGCCATGGTAAGAAGGGATAACGAAGGGTCGATAAAAACATTTGGGTCTGCTGGATTTAAGATAGTGGGGGGATACCAAACGGATGAAAAAATAATTCTCTGCTTAATTAAAACGGCCCCAAAGTGGGTACCAAATGTTAATGTTCAAAATCAGTAGGAGGAAATTTTGAGATTTAATGATATAATAGGGAATAATAATATAAAGCTACAATTAACAATAGCCAGTGAGGCAGCAAGAATAAATAATGAGGCTATACCGCATACTCTATTTACAGGTGCCTCTGGATGTGGAAAAACCACTATGTCGAAGGCTCTTGCTATACACCAAGGAGCAGGGATGTTGAAGGTTCCGTCGGAGAGCCTAAAAACATCTAAAGATGTGTATGAGCTCATAGAAAAACTGTCTGTAGAGGGATACACAAAAGAAGGATTAAAGGTAAGTAAAATCAAACCAACAATAATATTTTTGGACGAAATACACAGGCTTCCAACAAATGGACAAGAGTCTCTTGGTATAGCAATGGAAGAACACTATATTGTTACAAAAAATCAATACACAGGTGAAAACTGGGAAATGTGGGTTCCACAATTTACTATCATAGGAGCTACAACGCTAGCCGGTAAACTATCAAAGCCTTTTAGGGACAGATTTAGAATGGGTTTTCACTTCAAAACCTATAACCTAGAAGAAACTACACAAATAGCTATAAAACATGCAGAAATAAATAAAATGCAGATAACACAAGATGCCGCGGAAGCTATCGCTTCTCGAGCAAGAGGTGTCCCTCGCATAGTCGTAAACCTATTATATCGTGTTTGGGATGCTGTTGTGGTGTTAAAAAGAGACACTATAACTATGGATGAATGTTCCTCAGTTTTTAATATTATAGGAATAGACAAAAATGGGCTATTATATACTGACATAAAATATTTAAAAACTATGTATGAAACAGGGGTTCCACTAGGACTTGATACAACATCTATATTGCTAAATGAATCCCCCGAAACTATACAAAATAGCACAGAACCGTATCTTATACAGCAAGGTCTACTTATAAGAACTAGCAGAGGGAGGATAATATCCAAAAAAGGAGTAGAATACTTAAAAGAAAATGGTTATATAGAAATAGGCAGAAAATTTGCCCCACACTAAATAGGATCCAAAATGTCTGGAAGCAAAAGAATGTCACCCGAATTTTTTAGACACATATCATATATAATTAATGGATACATACCAAAGAATAAAGAGGAAAAGGATATAAAAAAATATATAAAATTGGTATTAACTATGGCTGAAAAATACGTAAGACCCGGGGTAGAGTATGAAGATCTTGTAATGTGTGGAATAATAGGGCTTATAGAAGCTTCAAGGCATTTTGATCCTACACGTTCATCCAATTTTGATATACATGCTATAACAAGAATAAAAGGTCGTTTATATGAATACTGCATAAAAAATACTACATCTATATCTGTCCCCATTTATATAAGTAAAACAAGGGTCTATATAGATAGAATGACTAGGCTCTTGGAACAGGAACATACATTATTCTGTCGTCATATAGAACCTAGAGAAATAATAGGAGTTTGGCAGCACGAAGCAGAATTACTACTTTCTATCGGTTCATTAGATAAGTTAAGATGTATAAAGGCAATGGTAGATAAGCTGGCAAAGAACTCGAAGACCACTTATGAAACAATAGTCAGCCTTGCCTACGAAAGTATAACTATAGAAGTTCCAGACGACGAGTCAGCAATGTCACACCATATAACTAGTGAAGATAGCATAATAAATAATGTTGCTGCAAATGAATTAGTTGAAAAACTAAGAGAAAATATGGGCAAGAAAAAGGCTTCTATACTAGTCCTTCATCAACAAGGCCTCAACAATGAAGACATCGCGGACGTAGTCTTTTCAGAAGGTATTACTCCTAGAAGAGTTTCGCGCCAAGCTATTTGGGGTCTCCTAAAATCAGCGGAGAAAAAAGTCAAAGATGACAAATAGCCTTATACCTCTGGTACAAGGATACCGAAACAAGAACCTGTATTTCAGTTATACCACTGCATGTTTGCTAATTATGGACCTCACTCCAGAAGAAGTCTACCTAGTTTCTTTTGACACCTCGGAACAAATAATTGCAAAAGGGATAAAAGTAAAACACGTAACTCACTGTACTCCAACAAAGTATCTACCCATACAGCCGTTTAAACTAGATGGCCTTCTCTTGAACTCCTCAACCAAGGAGATAATAGACCCTTATGGAGCTATGAAAGATATAGAGAAAAAAAGAATAACAACAGTACACGAACCAGAACAGGAGTTAGCTGAGAAACCACAACTTATAATCAGAGCCGCAGCTTTGAAAGCGGAAACCGGTTTCTCTATATCAGAAAGGCTACTCCTCTCTATAAGTAAGAATGTAGCAAAGTTAGCACAGACTCCTGGTAGATTTATATGGAGAGAACTAAAGAGACTAATAAAATCAACAAAACCCTCGACAGGAATAGAGTTTTTAAGGCTTGTGGGGGCTCTAGATATTATTCTCCCTGAATTATCTAATTGCTTTGGCATTACACAAAATGAACTGTACCACAAGTTCACTGTATATGACCATTGTCTTATGGCCTGTGACTTGTGCCCTACGAACGATTACACTATAAAATTTGCTGCTCTAGTACACGATGTTGGAAAACCAGGTACAAAGGGGAAAAATGAAAAAGGGGCCACCTTTCATAAACACGAAGTCTTGGGATCTAAATTAGTAGCCAATATCTTAAATAGACTTGAATTGCACAACTCTGACGAAGGAAAAATTATATATCATCTGGTATCTAATCATATGTATCAATATGATAGAAAATGGAAAGATTCTACGGTTATGCGCTTTGTTGAGAGGGTGAATCTAAAGTTGGAAGACATGAATAATTTGAGTTTGTTTCCACTATTTATTCTTAGGCAGGCTGATAGACTTGGTAGGGAAGTGGCTCCGATAACACAAAAACAGAGGGATTTCGAAAATAGAATTCAAACGGTTGTGGCCTCCAGAAGCCAGAAATCACAAAATTGATTATTACGCTCCTATATATAATAGCTAGAATAGAAACCCCGGTGCATAGGAAAAAGACCTATATGGTGTAAAAAGCACGTCCTGAACACACCACGATACCACAACGTGGTTCCTACGTTTGGGTAGGTACTAGAGCTGTACCTCTTTTTAAATTGGTGATGCTCTTATGTTATAGGAAACTTATCTATGGCTTGGTTAGTATGTTCGCTATTGCTGCTGGACAGCAAAACGCTATATTATATGGGAGCACAAGAAAGAGGTTAACAAGAACACACATGCAAGGCTATATCTATAAAAAATTAAAGTTAACAAAAGACTTTATAATTACGAATGAAACCATAAGTAAAAAAAGTGTACACAATTGGTCTGATTATGGTAAGGAGAACACAGCGTTTGATAAATGTGATTTTAGTTTATTATCAAGTTTAGAAGAAGATTTTTATAATTGTCTGTTCTCAGATTGTTATCTTAGTGCTCATCAGGCTACTATGGGTAAATATAGAGATTGCTATTTTGACCACTGTGAGTTTACACAAGTATGTTCCCCAAACACAGGATTAGAATTTATAAATTGTAGCTTTGCTAATTGTACCTTTACAGATTTTGAATACATAGAGTTTATTTCCTTTTCTGGTTGCAAATTTATAGCCTGTGAATTTAGTGAAAGAATCTATGATGCTAGACACAAATATAACGGTAAGATAATATTCTATGATTGTACATTTTTTAAGTCCACAATAGACGATCTCAGTCTCAATGAGGTGGAGATACACGAGTGTGACTTCTTTTTTTGTACCCTGTCAAAAGTATCTTTTGTAGGGTCTACTTTATCGGAATGTATGCTTTTACTTACCAAAATAGTAGACTCAGGTATAGTTGGCTGTGAAATCCTGGACGTAAAGGCGGTGTCCTGTAGTCTTATTCGTACTACAATAGGGAAAGAAGCAGTGTTTAAAGACTTTATTATATCAGAACTTATTTGTAGCGAGGGAAATATTATAGAAGATACGGAGAAAGCTAAACTTATAATATGTCCTTATAAATTTAGTGGTGTAACAACGAAAATAAGAGCCTGCCAAAAAGACATTGCATCGGCTGTATCGTACTCAGGCTTTGGATTAGAAAGTAAAACTACGATTCCTTTACCGTCACATATAAAACCAGTTCTTGAAGTCGCCTTGAAAAAAGACAGGTTTATACGAGTTTTCTTTTCGGAGGATATTTAATGCCTTTCTATCTTTTCAAGTGTGAAAATTGTGGTAGAGAACGAGAAATAGAGCAAAAGGCATCAGATAAAAGAAACGACAAGGTTTGTCCTAAATGCAAGTCAAAAATGCGAATTCAAATACAGGCGACCTCATTTCATCTTGTCGGTACTGGTTGGTATACTACAGACTATAAAAAAGGTGGTAACAAAAGTGACAAAAATAGCTAGACCTTTTAGTGGAACCATACTCAAGATAAAATCAGAAGAATTAAAGTTTGGTGAAACAATACGAGAAAACCAGGGAAATATAAAGCTTATCTCTCTTTTGGATTCCTTCGTCATGACCCTAGCAGAATCCGAAATAGAAAATCTGAAACATATTATCTTTGTCGTTCTACCGGAAGAATTTCGCCCTATAAAAGAGTATAAAGAAAAAATATTCTTATACCCTCTTAACTATTCATTAACACCATCCCTACTGCGTTTTAATACTATTCCAATAGTGGTTCCATTGGAAATTTTAAGTGGATTTGAAACAATAAGAAGAGAAATAAATATTAGCAAATTTCCTATTTATATACAAAAATATTTTATACAAAAAAGGCTTGTGGGCTATCAATATCACAAAAAAGCTGGAGGCCACTGTGCCACAAATTGGGACACTACTCCTCCTGAAATACCCTTTGTGGAAGGAGTAGAACACAAATTTATAGTATCTTCTATAATTAGTGCTGCTTATACTCTATGTAGCCATTGTGGGAGTACTCTAACTTTTAGATCAGACGTGGAAGTAGCTGTAACAAACGAAAATAAGTTTACCATAGTATGTTCTGACTGTGACCACAAGAGTACGTTTGAACTAAATTTTTGCATGTGCACAACTGACCTACTTCCCTACAATAATAGCACTTATTCTAACTCACCCCTAGCTTATCCGAGAATATGCAGACTTATTTCAAATGAGTAAACCCGGAATGATATACAAAGTAGTATCTAGAAGAGAACTGGAAGAAACTAACCTAAATATAAAAATAAGTCCTCTTAATAAAGATACCTTATGTATAATAAAAGCAGAAAAATACCAAACCTGTCAGATACCTACAAAGGTTCTTAACTCTGAAGTTATCTGTATAGAGAAAGACACCCACTATAATAGTGTGGTTGTTAAAAATTCTGATTTTTGTGGTAGTATTTTTACAGAACTGCTAAAAGAAACAGAAAAGAGAATTATTGATGTAAGAGAATTCCCTTCTGGATATAAGCATTATGCAATAAATACTGAACAAATACCCAACAGTTATAGTCTATCCTCTCTAAATGAAGAAGAGGATTCCAAAATAGGCCTCATATTAGAAAAGATATACTCTAGTGTTATGCCCCTATTTATAAATCCAGATTCTACACCTAATTCTATACAAAAAGCTCTATTTCAGGCTTTTGTTGTAACAAGATTCAACACTGCCTCCCCTAATATAGAAGGGGGAACACAAGATACCTATTATAGTGTCTCTCCGGGAATATTTTTTGGATATTGTCCTTCATGTGACTCCCACATAGACACCATAGATAAACTATTTTATAATTTTTCTTGTACTAAGAAAAATAATATATATACACGCTGTAGTAATTGTGAACAGAGACTACGCTGGAGTTTTAATACACAAGGAATATATTGTAAACTTAGCTAAGGAGAGATAATGAAAATATTAGTGTTACATAATGCAAAGGGAGCACAGTCTGCTAATGCCCTAGTAACTGCCTTACAAGGAACAGATAAAAACAATGAAGTTCTACAGGGGATACCTGATGGAAAAAGAATAAAAGGGAGGGAGTTCGATTATATAGTAAATGTGGGAAATTCTTCCATATTTATTATTATAGGTAAACCTACAATAATAAACCATCCCTCTAAAATAGCAATTAGTGCCAATAAACGACTAGCAAGAATACGATTCAAAGCAAAGGGAATCCCTGCTCCTATACTATGGCTTAGTGCAAAAGAAATATCTAAAGCAGAGTTCCCTGTTATAGGAAGAACAACCTATCATATGAAAGCCTCTGGATTCTGGTTTTGCGAAAATATGAAAGAAGCTAGAAGTGCCGAACTACAAGGGGCCACTCATTTTATAAAGTTTATAAAAAATACAAGGGAATTCAGGGCTCATGTATTTAGTAACATACTAAATCCTAAGAGAATTGAGGATTATTACATAGCAAAACTATCAGAAAAAAAAGTCACAACAAAGACGGAGTCTTCTATTATAAAAAATCATGACAATGGCTATAGTTTTCTAGCCCCTTCATATAGTGATCCTAAGGTTATCGACCTAATAAATAGGGTATCCATATTAACACTACAAAAATTTGAGCTACATTATGGAGCAGTAGATATTGTTTACTCAAAAGATAACAAACAAGCCTATGTTTTAGAAATAAACACTACTCCTTGTCTCACAGATGAAAGCTCCACAACAGCGACTATCTATGCTGATAGCCTTCTAAGATTGATGTCCAACTAACCCCAATCTAAAAGACCCCAAGACGAATTCAATGAGAACAAATCCTACAGCCACAGCTATCACGATAAACAAACAGGTCATTAAAGGCAAGATAATCGAAGCTTTAGAGGCAGATAAAAAACAGTTAGGCGATCTAGAAGCAGGCAGCTGTAAAATATATATTCCATATATTACAAATAGCCTAGCTTATAAAATAGCTATAAAAGATACTATTATCTCAGGCTTACATGCAAAAAACTCTGGAATACAAAATGGAGTTATCTTAGATACACACATAGAAAACTCCATTATATACGACTGTATATTCAATAATATAACCTTTATAAGGTGTGTTTTCGACCTCTGTGCCTTTATAAATAGTCTATTTAATAAATGTTCATTCATAGAAACCCAGATAAAAAATTCGTCCCTATCTGGAACCAACTTTTCTATGTCTCGATGGGTAGAAAAGGACAAGCCAGCATTCAAATTCTGTGATTTCCTACCTAACACTGCTCTAGGTAGGTTTAGTAGAATTAGTAAAACATACCCAGAATATAACCAGGTAAGAACAAGGCAGAACAAATATAACTTCATAGATGGGTCTCTTCCATTTACTGTACAGCATTGTTTAAGTACTCATGGGCTCATCCCTACTTATAATGAAAAAGTACCGGTCATAAATAAAACGATACCCAAGATAGAAAACCGTGGTATGGTTTCATTCTGTTCCAGGGGCCTGATATGAAAATTAACCAACTCTTCTCAGGATTAACTGCTAAGAAAGCTTATATTACCGGCAATCTAATAGTAGGGAAAACATTAACTGATATAGATTTAGAAGACAGCGAGATAGAATTACTCACTATAGAGTCGTGTCTATTGTCAAATAGCTGTATGGAAAAAACTACGCTATCCAGTCTTACTATAAGAGATACCCACTTTTCTGACATAAATATGGTGGCAAATGAACTATTCTTAATAAATTTTGAGGGTTTTACTACGAACAAAACTCTCTTTAACAAGTGTGTATTTAAGGAAAACGAAATAGGCCTAAACACCATATGGTCGGACACACAATTTATAGATTGTGTTTTTGAGGAATGCTTATTTGAACATACAAGATTTGATGGGTGCATATTTCGTAGGTGCACCTTTCTTAAATGTGTATTCGACGGAATCGTAGATCCCAGAAGTTCAGAAGAAGATAGAACCACACAGGTAAGATTCGTAAATTGTATATTTGATGATACAAAATTTCTAAAATGTATTTTCAATAGACGTACAACCCCCACCTATACCTATGTAACTAATGTTTTGAATGCCATAAGCACAGTATTCGAAAAGACGCAAGCTATAACACCTATAGGTTTCGAACATTGTAATCTTAATGGTCTGGATGTTGACAAGGTAGAAGACCAACATATAATAGGTAGAACCTGGGCAACAAACATTAAAGATCTTAACTTACAAGATACAAAAACCAAAATAGAGACTTCTGAGAAACCCCCTCTCATAAAGGAGACCCCAAAAGGAGAGAAGGAAACTGAATATATAGATCCTTATGAAGATTGTTATTCTGATATGGAGGGATACCTCAGCTATATTAATGCAAAAACCCAAGATACAAGAAAGCAAAGCAAGGATAACTGGCTGTGTGCTTTCCATAGTGAGGAACTGTGAAACAAAAATTATACATGCCTGTGGAGACAAAAAAACCACTGAACAAATAGACTTACCTAACTAATTATTCCGCTTGTCCTTCTTTGTATGCCCCTCATAAATCCCCTTAGTATCTACCTATCTACAAGACTTTTTCCCAATTAAAAACCCCCATAAGATCATCATCCTCGAATTTTTCTAGATCTAGTAGCCAATACCACTCCTCCAATCTATTGTCCTCTTCTTTGTCTGGTAATTCTTCTGCTTCTTTCAACCTTGCTAGTCTCTCCTGCTTAGTTTCCTCACCTAGATACTTTCTCAAATTCCCACATGCCCAACAAGAACACCTTTTTATATTGTTACAGAATTTGCCTGCAAATTCGTCTAGTTCGTCTTCTTTTATACCCCACAGCTTCCCTACCTTCTTAGCTCTTCCTTTCATACGTTTTTTCTGTTGTCTTCTTAGTGCCCTTTTCTTTGGTCTAATCTCAATATCCTGCATTATGCCCTCCTTATCTGAAAAACAGTAGATAGAACACCTCGTTCCTCTTCTTTTTTTCCAAACCGACCGTCGAAAGACCCTCTGGATTTTTCTACTTGTTGTTCTCGTTTTATGGTTGGTCCAATAAAAAACCTTTCCTGCGCGCACGAAAGAAACCCTCGCCAACGAATGATACCTAGAAATTTTCCAGAAAACCCCGCCCTAATTATTTGGGGGATATTTTTGGAGTTCTTCTAAAAATTCCTCATCTGTTTTTGTATGTTTTCTAAGATTACATGTTGGACAAGCTATAGCCAGGTTTTCTATTGTATTATCCCCGCCCCGTGCTAGAGGCACTCTATGATCTAAATGGTAATCATCGGAAACAGCCGCTCCACAATAAACACAAGCTAACTTACCATACTCTTGTCTATTATTTTCTTCCACCTGCAGCACTACTGTTTTAGTAATCTTACCTTCAGCTTTCTTTTTCCTGGCTCTACGATTTTGGCTGCCTGCTTTTATCGCTTTCCTACCTAAAAAAGTTTTATAATACCGCTTATGCTTCTCTGCTATGGTATCTTTATTACCTTCGTAATATTGCTTTTTCCGTTCTGCTATGGTATCTTTATTACCTTCGTAATATTGCTTATGCTTCTCTGCTATGGTATCTTTATTACCTTCGTAATATTGCTTGTTCCGCTCTGCTACGATATCTTTATTATCTTTGCGATATTGCCTACCATACTTAGCTATAGCCTCTTTATTATCTTCGTAATATTGGGCTATGGCATCTTTATTATCTTTGTAATACTGTCTTCTATGTTTCACAGCGCATATTCTACACCAGTTCCTATGCCCATCAGCGCGAGTCTTATCATTATGAAACTCCTCGATAGGCTTTACTTCCTTACACTTACTACATTTTTTATAAACTATACCAGATTCCACTATCTATATCTCCTAGCTAACCTAACATCGTGCCCTTTGAAACAGCCTTTCGACGACTAAGGAACGATCCCTCGTGGCATACCTAAAATTTTTCAGGCCTCTAAAAATCTATTTATCACAATTAGAACAACCAAATTTTTTCTTTACCATACCAATTAATTTTATTGTATCTTGTTTTAAATTTTCTAGTCGCTCTAAATGGTTGTATAGTTGAGTAAGTATTTCTTCTTCTGGCGGGCTTTTTTGTTCTTCTGATACTACTTTAGTATCACCACTCAAAGAAAACCCCTTTGGGGGAACTATATTAATAGCTACAGAATTTGAAACACGAACAGGCTTATTTGCCATCGGACTTTGTTTCCGTATGAGTATAGTCTAATAGGTCTGTACCCTCGACCTTTTCCGTGTTATCAACATACCGTAAGGTACTGAGCCAACCTCCGGCAGCTTCACTCCACACAGTAGGAATATAACGACAAGGGTCCTGGTTTTGGGGCTCAGCCGTATTGAAAATCTTATACGGGCCGCACTGCCAACATTGCCCTGGCTCAGTTAAAGCAGTCTCCAACTTACCAGGAACATAGGCCTTTAATTCCTCAATCATAATGGAGGACAAATCAAGAAGGACAAGAGTTAGCTCCTCATCTTTCAATCTTACATTTATAGCACTTAAATCTGTCATTGCGTCCAACAGCTTATTCAGTGTTTCTATAGTCATTATTTCTCTCCTGTCGAACCAAGACCCCCACGGTCCCCGGTCTCAAAGGGTTGTCCTGTCATGTCCCACAAATCAATGTCCAACCTTTTTCTGGGGACCATCTGAAGAATGCGCTCTCCAGCCTCTATATGTTGGAGCTCAGAAGATGTATTATACAATAGAGCCATCAACTTATCATTAGGTCCAGAAAAAGAACCATCTACTATTCCTACAGAATTAGCTAAAACACATTTATGTTTCTTAAATAGAGAACTTCTTGGGTATAGTTCTATATAATATCCCTCTGGAGCCTTAACAACAATACCCAAAGGAACGGCAGAAAGTTTTTTCGGCGGCAAAATAAAATCCACCTCAGCACAAACATCCCATCCTGTATCTGTATCATGTGCTTGAATGGGTATTTTAGAACCCTCAGATAGCTTCCACACCTTAAATACCGGCCTAGTCTCCACTTTGCGCCCTCCTCTTAAGAATTTTATCCCCTACCCAAAGGTACTTCTCAGCACCACATTTTGGGCACAAATAAATACATAAGAACTTACCGCTATTTAGAGCCTTTTTAGTTCTATCTTTACGTAAGTGTATATTTGAACATTTAAAACATTCACATAATGGTTCTGCATAATACTCTATTTCATATTTTTTTTCGGAGAACAAAAATCACCTACGCGAGTGTACGTACACGACTAATGTTGAATTCCACCCTCTCATTAGTATCCATTTTTAGTCTCCTAAACTTATCTTGTCAAGTTTGTTATAGTCTTCTTCAAACACTATGGGGGCTAGCTTATATAACTCTTGACATAGTTTTGCAGCCACCAAGCGTGTCTCATACTGAACCTTCTTTGCAAGGCGAATACTCAAAAAGTGTTTCCATCCCTGGAAATTTGAGGTCATATCTAGTTGTGTAGAAGATGAGGATGGTAAAACATACCTGGCGTCCTCCTCCTTAACACCATTAGCTATTAATTTCCTATACAGGTTTTCTGCCGCCTTATTAAATTCCAAAACTTCGTCGTCGAACTCTAAGGAAGTTGGCAAAATAAACCCTGTCCCGTCTTCTAAACAATAACGTTGAGACCTTTGTAGTAAACCAAAGTTTGCTATTCTAACCAATTGGTGTGAACACACACGAGAAATACCCTCTATATGAAAAGCTGCACTAGCAAAACGAAGGCAAGTGTTGTGTTGGTTTGACATAATCTTTCTAAGGAGAGCTTCGTCCTTTGAGCCCAATTTTACTTCAAATAAGGGAACCCCAAGGGTCATTTGCTTCTCCACCATTAGCTTTCTATAGTCATCTGTTTGTACCCAACGGCTGTCTGACTCCTCCCCACTGTCCCAACAAATACGAGTGCTTCTCACAATCTGATACTCACAATCGGGAGTTGCCCACAAAAGTTTTATCCTAGAATTCATAGTTATTAATACTCCTTAATCTTGTTACTTAAAAACCTAAAAAATCAGCTATGTCATCGGGCCAACCCCCCGGGTCTTCTACTATATCACACAATGTCCTAGTCCTAGCTTCAGATTCTTGATAAGGACGGTAAGAAGTCCTCCTACCCTGCCCAAACCACTCGTCCTCTGAACCATAGCTTGGCTGCTCGCCTGAAGAAGTTATTGTTAACTCCTGACTAGCTTGCTCCATAAGTTCCTTTTTGCTGTTTACCTTTAAACTAGAATCTATTGGTATCGTCGTTTTATCTATCTCTTGTTTTCTTAGTACAAGAGTATCCTTACTAGCTAGTTTGACTTCTAACTCAGCTACCTTTTGTTCTAACTCTATTATCCTTTTATTTAATTCCCCCGTAGATTCTAATGTTCCCTTTATATCTTCTGGTACCCACATCCTAGCTTTCCTCCTCCTCTGGTTTAATCCTAACTACCCTAAACTCTACCTTCTTATCATTTATCAAATCCCGAATTTTTCTTTGTTTTGTGGTAAGTTGTGCCCCTCCTGTTTTTACCTCTAAAAATACTACTTTATCTTCGGAATATATAATATAATCAATAGGTTGACCCATAAAATATGCATTTTCGTGGTCCTCCTCAAATATATCTAATAATGGAACCATTTTTTCCATAATCTGGCCGGTTCTAACCTCTATGGATTTATTTCTACCTCTTTCTTTCCTATATAATTCATCCAATACGTTTCTTTCTTGTGTGGTTTTACTGGCCGAACTCTCCAACTCGTCGAAAGCCTCTCTACTTTTTCCTAAAGTATAGCTAAGCTGTACCATCATCTTATTATTTAACTCATTCCCACTTCTTAGTTCATCTATTGTAGACTGCATATTGGATAGCTTGTTTGTTGTAGTGATTAGTTTTTTTCGCGCGGAAAAAAACATATTAATAACAAAAACTAAAACTAAACATAAACCTACAACTAAAAACGCCATGTGCCCTCCTACATTAGATAATCAAAAAAACCAGGAGAATACGCAAGTATTTTATTAACAGACATGCCCAAAAATTCTTCGGTCCGTACCTTCATAAAATTTTTACAGGGCTCTTTACCGCACAACTCGACCCTTTTACGCATAATTTTCTCAGCCCATCCCTGTGTTATTAATAAGGAAGTAAATATATTGGTATAAGCGCCCCCTTCTATTTCTCTTATATATGCGAAGTAACCAGCTTGAACTAAAAACCAAAATATACTCTCACGTATCCCTTCCACTTCGCCCCTATTCTCTAATTTCTCTGGCGGCACAAAAAATACCTCCCATCCTAATTCATTCGGTAACGACACACCCGAAAATCTAACTTTTAGACCAAATAAAGGAACAGTTAGGGCATAAAACTCAGTATTTTTTCCTTCTTCTTTGTACTTTAAACGTAAACCCTTAAATAAATTCTTAATCTGCCAGTATTGAGAAGAGGCTTTCTTTTTTGTTAGCCATTTATCTATCTGTTTTTGATCCAACTATACTTCCTCATAATCTAATGGTGACGATAGGCCCCCACCGTTGTCCTTAGTAGGCCTACCAGACTTACCTCTCTGACGATACGCCCTCTTAACTGTACGGCTATCTCTATACCCAATAGTACCTTCTGCTCTAAGCTCCTCAACTTTCCTATTGATAGCCTTTCTTGTTTTATTAGGAATCAACTCCATTAGCTCGTCTGTTGTTTTTGTTTCATAGTTCTCTATCAAAAGCTCAACTTCGGAATATCGCCAAGGTGTCTTTACCATTATTTTTTATCTCCTTTTGTATTTTCTTCTTGTAGAAGAACCAAAAATTCCTCGTCTGTTCTTGTGTGCTTCCTCATATTACATGTTGGACATGTTATAGTTAAGTTCTCTATCGTATTATCTCCACCTCGTGCAAGAGGGATTTTATGTTCTAGATGGTAATTATTGTGCACAACCACACCGCAGTAAACACAAGTTAATTCCCCATACTTCAAAATATTACTTTCTTCTATCTGTTGTATTACTATTTTCGTAATCCTACCCTCTGCTTTCTTTTTCCTAGCCCTACGATTCTGACGCGCAGCTTTGCCTGCTTTTCTACCCGAAGGAGACTTAAAATATTGCTTCTCACGTTCCGCTATAGCCTTTGCATTATCTATTTGGTATTGCTTTTTATACTCTGCTATAGCTGTTGCATTATCTATTCTATATTGCTTATTATTCTCCGCTATAGCCTTTGCATTATCTATTTGGTATTGCTTCTTATACTCTGCTATAGCCTTTGCATTATCTATTCTATATTGCTTCTTATTCTCCGCTATAGCCTTTGCATTATCTATTCTGTATTGCTTAATAGCTTTTGCATTATCTATTCTATATTGCTTCTTATTCTCCGCTATAACCTTTGCATTATCTATTTGGTATTGCTTATTATACTTCGCTATAGCCTTTGCATTATCTATTTGATACTGTTTCACACATAGTTTACACCTATGAGCATACCCGTCAACCCTACTCCTATTTTTATGAAACTCCCCTACTGGTTTTGTCTCTTTACATTTACTACACGTTTTATAAACTATATCAGATTCCATATTTCTTACCCCTAATTTACCAACCCCGTCAAATACACATCGGATCTGATTTTTAGTTTTTCGGGCAAGTCCTCAAACTTAAACTTATCAAATGAAAAAACACAACCGAGATCATCAATAACTAGTTTCTTACTATTGGGTTTGCTCATGATTTCGTATAGAGTTATTTCATTACCTATTAATTCGTCTACCTCTTCTTCTGTTATATCTGAAAGAAGGTAGTGGTATACTTCAATACAGGAAATATTTTCTAAGGTCTCCAAAGGTTCAACTACATTAAGCATAAATAGTTTTTCTGGTTCAAAACTATAAACCTCTTTACTTATTTGGTAGAACAGTTTTTTCGGCCCGCCAGAAAAACTTCCGACAAAAAGTAAGTCTGTACCACCCCACCATACAAGAGGTTCTTTTACTTCTATACCTGAAATAATCAACCCTTTTGTACACTCCATATTTTCTCCTAAAAAGCAACAAGGAACGAGCCTGTATGACATACCTAGAATTTTTTGCGCGCTAAAAGACGTCCCCTAAAAACCCTCTTCCCATGATATTATAATTTCAGAACTATTATTTATAAAGGGAACATTTAACAATAGTATATTGTTGATGTCATCCATTAATTCCCTTATTGAGTCATAATAATATTCTGTAGTAGGTAGTGGTAGATCTTTTAAAGTCAATTTATACATTTATTAATCTATAACCGGCCTCTTATAGACGACCTCATCAACGATCCCATACTCTTTAGCTTCTTCTGCACTCATAAAGTTGTCTCGTTCCATATCAGCATAGACCTTTTCATATGATTGGCCTGTATTTTCTGCCATTATCTTGGTTAAGGTTTCTTTCATTTTTTGTATATAATTTGCATGTATTTGCATATCAGTACTTTGACCGGAAAAACCGCCGGAGGGCTGATGTATCATAATTGTACTATTAGGAAGCGCAAACCTTTTTGACCCCGCAGCCAATAGAACCGCCCCCATTGAACAGGCTTGTCCCACACAAGTACAGTGCACCTCTGGAGTAATGTAATTCATAGCATCTAAAATAGCGTAACCACTCGTAACAATACCTCCGGGACTATTTATATAAAGGTAAATAGGAGCATCGTGGTTTTGTGACTCTAAATATAGCATTTGAGCTACGACAATATTAGCTACATGGTCATTTATTCTGTCTCCCAGAAAAATTATTCTATCCTGATTAAGTCTTGACCAGAGGTCAAAAACTCTATCTTGTCCTTTATTATCTAATACATAAGGGACTGAAATGTTTTCACCTGGTTGAAACATAAAACACCTCTTCTTGTTGTTTTTAACCTCTATTTTTTTCACCGACCAAAAAAATTAAACTCTATTACAAGACAGCTTTCTTATTTTAATATCTTCCAAAAGATTGTATGGACTCTAAATACCAAGATATAGTATTTTCAATAGGATACCCAAGTACAAGACCTGTTTCCCAGGGCTCGATGTAACCATTGCTTCCCTGGCAATCAAACTCGTCGAAATAGTCCGAAAGAGGCTTATCCTTCTTCTGCACACATTCGACTAATATCCCGCTTGATCTATAAACTTGTTCTAACTTTTGTAGGCCTACCAATTCACCAAGGGTTGTATCAAAACAAGCCTCAAAAAAATACCAAAAACCTAGGCTAGAAGAACCTCCCCCCATTTTACCTACATACTTTATATGGTTATATTTTTCTGCTATATCAAATAGTTTTTGTTTTTCTGCTTCATTTTTATCCGTCCAAACAGCCTTATAGCCATTTCCTGATGGGTCCTTTATTGAGTCTGCCACAATAGCAATAGATATGAATGGTTTTAAACCCTCAATGACACGCATAAGTTGGGCCTCTTTAGAATAATCAACCCCATGTATGCTCCATCCACCACAGTAATCTTGGTTCCTATCATTTATGAATGGATAGTTAAAATCAACGACTTTGGGCTGGTGCCTATACGTACACATTCTACAACCATTATTAAAAATTTTCTTAGTATTCCATTTTTTGTGCTCAGTTATATAAACGCCCTGTTTTCTTTCTATGTCCATAAAACCTCCCTAAAATTACAACAAGAACAAGGTACCAACCCAGCATCATCCCCACACACTATATAAATACAATAATCCACAAAAAATGACAATTATTATTTTCTATTTCGATGTATTCCTACTCCAACTCCAAATAGTCGTCATAGATTACTATAGTGCTAACTATTCCACCATTCACTCTATCCGTCTCTTCATCAAACCCTATATATCTACCTACAACTAAACTAGCCCCAAGTGAAGAAGACAGTCTCAAAAGGTCCTCTAAATCAACAATATCTATTGTGCCATATTCATTATTACGACTACTTATTTTTATGTCCTGTACCCTATTTCTTATAGAAATGGGAATCTTATTTGATGCTGCAGAGATTATGAACTTCATTGTTTTTTCTCCCGGGTTAAAAAATAAAACTATACCAAAACTATTGTCGTACTAAAACTATTTTTGTTGGGTAGGTTAACCTATAATCTAGGGTTCTTTCATCTACATATTCCCTATTATTTACATAGCCCTTTACATAAGTAGAAACTCTAGCACAAAAAGATACCAGGTCACCTTCCTTGAAAAAATACTTACTAAAACTTTTATTACCAGTAAACCACACATGGTCGGCTACTATTTTATTGGTTTCTACATTAGTAACGTTTTTAAACAAGAGGGTTCTTTCTGCACCAAACCACCCTGGCTTATGTCCATAGCGAACAAAAACAGCAGTAAAAGAAAAGCGTACTTCATTTAAACCTTTAAGGCCTGTTCTCATAGTTCTTGTCCCTTTTTGAAGTCAGATTCCCATACATAAACAACCATATAGCCTAAATTTTCTAAAATTTCTTTTCTCTTTAACCACTCGCCGTATAATTCCCCAAAAGACACCCCCAGTTTTTTATTAGGTCTATTTTCGGCATATATAGAAGGATTACCATGCCAAAAGTCACCCAAAAACTCATACACAGTATTACCTACTAAAGCGTCAACCCTATAGAACTTTAAAGTACCTTCTTGATAATATATTTTCTTTTCTCTATATTCTTTACTAATATTCAGACTATCTAACCAAGTGGCTCCTGACTTAGAAACGTGTATGCCTATAGCACAACGAGGGCACCCACAGGCCTTACCGTCTATTCTCGTCTTGTCATGAACACGCATTAAATATTCAAAATCGCACACGGGGCATTCCCACCAAACTTTTTTATTTGTGTGTGCCATATATTCTTCGGGTCTTTTATTGTTTTTACTACTAAATTCCAACAACAATTCAGGTTTAAGAACGGCCAAATTATTCGTCTCTGTAGGAAGCTGGTTATTACAATAGGGACACCCATGGTTTCTTATTCTATTATAAACAAAAGATTCCCACTTACCCCCACAAACTCTACACCGCCACATATACTTTTTATTCGAATACTTGGATACCCTGTCTGGTGTTATACCGTTTTCCTCGCTTAAAAATTCCTCTGCTATATCCGGAAAACAAAATGCTAGACTATTATTAGTCTTATTGCCCAGCCTACTAATACGCTTACTTAACCCCTTACAATAAGGGCATCCTGGGAGCAGGCACATTGTACTTATGGAAGCCCCCCACCTATGGTTGCAATCAGGACACCTCCAGTACCGTTTATCTTTATTCCTTTTTGTTACGCTACCTATATCAATATTATTATTTTCCAAGTCCCATAATCTTATATTTTCAGAACCGCTGTTTACAAACAGGTTGCTATGATGACCAGGAAACTCACACCGTGGGCAATACGTAAAGGAAGACATATACCTAATTATTTTTGTCCAACTGTACCCACATTTTTCACATTTCCAATTAGCCGTCTTATGAGACCCAGGAGAAATTATAAAAGGGTCTAACATATTAGCTTTATAATCCCAATATTTAAGAAGGTCTGGCCTTTTTATACCTAAACTATTACATCGTCTACACTCTAAATTATGGACCAACTCTTTCAGCATTGACACTGTATATTTAAGTCTGTAGCCACACACAGGGCATCTTAAAGAAATTCTGTATTTACTTCTACACGATAGGTCTTCTAGCCCCTCTTTGTTGGCTTCCCAGTCTACCCATTTCCTAAGCCAAGGAAATACTTCAAATATTAAGTGGTTTTTACTTATATTTTTTACTGCCATCTTCGTTTTTTACTCTATTTTTGCAGCCTCCTTCTTTTTCTTCTTAGATTTTTTCCCTTCTACACTAAAGGTTAACTTGTCTTCGCTAATACCTACCTTTACAACTACCTTAGAAGACAACTTTTGTTCCAACAACAGTTTAGAAACAGGAAGAAACACTTCTTTTCGCACCACCCTCTTCAGAGGACGGGCACCATAACCCTTCTTGAATCCTCTACTATAAATGTACTCCTTCACAGCTTCGTCATACTCTATCCTTATGTCCTTTTTTGCTAATAACTCATTTACCCTATTAAACTGAAGGTCTACTATTCTCATACAAGAATCCTTATTTAGAACGTCAAAGGTAAGAACACCGTCTAACCTACCAATGAATTCCGGTTTAAATTTATCTTTTACCGCTTCAGTTATAGCAGCCGCCCTCTTATCCCTTGTTACTACGGCACCATCCCCTATACCGATTCTGCTCCCAACACTCTTTACTTCTTGAACCCCTATATTAGAAGTGAACAAGAAAATAGCCTGACCAAAGGACACCGTTTCTGACTTACCGTTTGTGAGATGACCCTCATCTATAGCTTGAAGCAGCAGGTCATGGAGTTTGGAATGACTTTTTTCCAGTTCATCAAATAAAACCACGCTAAATGGACTTTTCGTCATCATTTCAAAAAACTTGGTAGTGTCGGAAGACCCGATATAACCATTGGGACTTCCTATAAGCTTTGAAATCTCGTGGCTATGACTATATTCGGAACAATCCACCCTAACTAAATTATGTTCATCACCTGTTAAATATTTAGCCAACATTTTGGCACAATGAGTTTTACCAACACCGGATTCACCAGTTAACAAGAAAGTAGCAATAGGTGTACCTTCTTCTTTAAACCCACATTTGGCTAGTTTTATAGAATCTACTATTTCTTCTATAACAGGGTCCTGTCCTATTACTTCTTGTTTTATTCTTTCCGCTAAAGTATTTACCTCTTCTTCTGATACATCGGAAAATTCCCTATAAAAATCTTTACTTAACCTTGCTTGTTTCTTTGTTTCAGTATTCTTATCCCCTTTTACACTATCCTTACTAAACTTGTTCAGATGCGGTTTTTGCTGCTTACCATATTTAGCTATTACCGCCCTCTTTACCTTATCCAAATCTACACTTTCCCAGGCTAGAAATGGATTTTCTTCTATAACTAGTTCATATAGTTGTCGTACTAATTCTTTGGGCGAGTTTTTCTTTGTTATACCCATTTCATCCAAATGTTGAAACATAGCAGCAAAATCTGCTACTGTCTTTGCCACAATGAATAATCTGTATGCCTCATAACCACCATCATCATTAGCAAAGGAATACTTATCCTTAAAAACTTCAGGAATATCGTCAACAGAACATTTAAGTACTAACACAACCAGACCAGTAGTTGACCACTCCTTGAGTTCCAATTTTTCTGCCCAAGGAATACTGGGATTTACATTTAAAGGCAGCCTCGGTGGCTCGGCATTAGAAAAGAAATTATCAATATCTTCCTCATCATCTGATTCTACGTTCGTATCATCCCAACGAGGATTGTTTATTAGTAGCCGAGCTGTCGAGGTCGTGTCACCTTGATTTGGGAGTCTTATTATATTTTCATCATTTATTATCAATATTCTTGGATCAAGTAAGGGATTAGCTTCAATAATCAGAGACTTTAAATCCATAACTGCACTAACAACAAGGTCAGTATTTTCAGATAAGCTGCCCATGAAAGGCCACACCTTACTGGGATCAACAATACAAGTATTAAACAAGAATCTGTTATACATAAAAGAAGTTAATAAACCACTTCCATCTGACAATATTGCCAGTTTGTCGTCTATTTTGTCTGGCGGTACTTGTAGTATTGTGATATTAAATCCAGCAGATTCCCAAAGACGTTCAACGACCTCGTATTTTGACATAACTAACTCAGTTTCTTCTTTCCATTTAAATGGCCGATTATCTTGACACCCTCATTATAGGATAAATCATTAATATCTATGTCACCTGAAGATTCTAAGGGTCCCAATGCCTCTACCACAACCTCAGTAACAGAAATACCTCGCAACTTACACATGCCTGTTATAGCTCCCAATTGAATAGCATTTATTTTACCAGTATTTGACTTAGGAAATGTATCTTGAGCTGTCTTTTGCTCTTCTGTGTATAATTTAACTAAAGAATCCGGTTTTTTTGGTTCTTCTTTTATCGGGTCAGAGTTAGCAATTACTGCTGATACAAGCCTTTTAAGTTGTTCTACATCTATTGGTAGTTCTTCTTTTACCTCTTCTCGTTTTTTTATTGATACTGTAGTTTCACCTGTTGTTTTTGGTTGAGTTTTTTGTGGCCCGCCAAAATTTTTAGGTATCTCATTCTTTGGTCTGGGGTCACCATATTCGGTATCATTTGTATCAACATAATCCTCTACATTAAGACCAAGACCAAACTGTTCACTGGCCTTCTTTATAGAATTAGTCAAAGCACTCTTATATGTGTTAGACATATTGACTGGTTTCCCCTGACTTTCCCCATATTTGTGTACAGCTACATCAGCACCACCAAAAGCTTCATGAGTGATCCCTTGAGCAGTTATGGCAACATGTACCACAACATGCCCGTCAATAGTTATAACATTTTTTACCTCCGAACACCAATTGTGTTGAAAAGCCTCGTTCAGAGCCGATATCACGTCCTCACCCTTTACATACTTATACTCTTTTCCCTTAGGACCTGGCAAACTATAAATTTTTAACGGCTGCTTCAATCTAGCAATTGTTTTCTCGTCCATGCTTCTCTCCTTGAGGATCATCGTCCCCGTTCACCTATATAAATAGAAAAATAGCTTAACTCTGTAAAGAGAAAATTTTTAATATATATTATTTTTGTATGGATTTTACTATAGGAAGGGTTGGGAAAACCCCCAAACACTGAAGGATTATCTTATCTAATAGCAGTTTTAAACTTAATTTTCCAAATAACCTCTAAAGCACCCGAAATATCCTTACGAATAAAAGCACCAACAGGGTTAAACCCACAACCTAGAAAAAATGGGCCATAATTTAAATAGGTACTCCAATCAGTGGTTAAAACAATCTCCTCAGAACCACGAGCAATTAACCTATCGAATGCCTTACTAACTAAACACATCCCAAGACCCAGCCTCCTATACATAGGCACTACAGATACATGGCACAGCTTACCAATGGGAGAATCGTGTTCCAATATTGCCAAAGCCCTTATACCGTTAAAAAGCTGCACAACTAAAACTTCTCTATAGCCAAACTCTGCCTCACTTTCTACTTTGGTGTACCACTCCAGCATACCCGGATAGCTATCCAGATAATTTTCTAAATACGTTCTTATATCACGGGCCATTTTAACTACAACACCCCTTTCCTTCTAAAAAATCTTTCTCCCAAATATAAACCACATTGTACTCTGCTTCTTCTAAGAGGTGAATTCTTTCCAAGGTTTCTTGGTAAAGCCGGCCAAAAGTCTTTTTATTATTTTTGTTCACTTCATTAGGATCAAATACACTAGGGTTCCCATGCCAATAGTCCCCAAGAAACTCATAAACTGTATTTGTTGAAAGATCAAAACCATCTACCTTAAACCTGTTATCCCCTATTTTCAAACTAACTTCCCTACTAATTCCCATCTCCGACGATAGCCCTAAGGAAGCTAGCCATTTTTGGGAAATTTTAGAAACAGGAGAGCTATCTGAACAAATAGGACAGTCACTTCCCTGTTGAAAATGACTATAAATCATAGACCCCAAATGACCCTTAGGGCACCTATAGTCTAACTTAGCGCCAGCATTTACATACTCCTTGCTAAGCAAGGTATAACCTCTACCGTCAAAGGCTCTCTTAACTTCTTCATAGGAAAGCTTGCTATTCTCTATGTTACAAATAGGGCAGCCCTTTCCTTGATGAAAGTTACCATAGGTCATCGATCCTAGGTGACCTTTTGGGCATATATAGTCTAACTTAGTTTGGACATTCACATACTCTTTACTAAGTAGTGTATAACCTCTATCATCAAAGGCCCTCTTAACTTCTTCATAGGAAAGCCTGCTATTCTCAATAAAACAAACAAGGCAGGCGTGTTTCTGATAAAAATTACCATAAGTCATAGACCCCAAGTGACCTTTTGGGCACTCATAGTCTAATTTAGTTTGGCTATTTACATACTCCTTACTGCGTAAGATATAGCCCCTATCTCTAAAAACTTTCTTAACATCGTCGTAAGAAAGCTTGCTATTCTCAATAGAACAAACAGGGCAACTATTTCCCTGTTGAAAATTACCATAAGTCATAGACCCCAAGTGACCTTTTGGGCACTCATAGTCTAACTTAATAGTTTTATTTGTATACTCTTTACTAAGTAACGTATAGCTCCTATCATCAAAGGCCCTCTTAACTTCTTCATAGGAAAGCTTGCTATTCTCAATAGAACAAACAGGGCAACTACTTCCCTGTTGAAAATGACTATAAGTCATAGATCCTAAATGGCCTTTCGGGCATTCATAGCCCAACTTTGTACGACTATTTATATACTCTTTGCTAATTAGTGTATAACCCCTATCCTTAAAAACTTGTTTAACATTTTCATAGAAAAACTTTTTTAACATATCCAAACCTCAACTAGTCAAAAACATAAACACTACCAGCTATTTAAACAGTCTGAAACATACTGTTTCACATCGTCAGACCAAAAACCATCTTGAGGAAGATCTAATATCGCCTTTATTCTATTTATGGCTGCCATTGAAGCGAGCCCTATTATACCGTCCACCTTCAAGCCAGCGTCAAGAAGTAAGTTAAGGGACTCTTGAATACCATCAGGAGAGTCTAAATCGCGAGGCATAACAAAAACTTCTTTATAACTATCCCACTTTCCTAACAATTTCTTATAAACGCTTTCTGGTCCACCAATGAACACGTCAAACTGCCCATATTCAGACTTGGAGCTACCCGTGCGCCATAAACCATTAGAATACGGACATTTATGTAAGCCACCCCCGGTGTCATCGACCCTAAAAATTCCTGTGTGAACCTTCCCGTCTGGCAAAACATACCCCCGCATAGAGGGTATTACCACAGTCCTACCAAACAAGCTATACTGTAGTAGTTGGCTTAGCTGATGAGCAAGAGATACCCAAGGTTCTAATGCCTTACCATATATACCTACCCCATATGGCCGAGTAGAATCCATTATCTTATAGCGCATTTCCCCCAAAGCCATACCATCAACATTTATAACCCGCCCGTCTGGGAGTAGACCAGTACCTTCCATGTCTAACCTAGACTTCGAATAGCTGGTTAGTAGCGCAACTATATTATCTTGTTTGTCCAACAATTTTACACTTCCAGAAACCATATCAGCAATACAATAAAGACTAATATATCTTTTATGTAGTATAGGGGAAAGAAGCTCCCTTTCTTTTTCTTCTATAATTACTTCTGGTTCTGGTTCAACTTTTGGTTCTTTTTCCGCTTGTTCTGGTTGTTTAGGTTGTACTATATCTTTTTTACTAAAAAGCACCAATATTTTAGACAGGATTAGTTTTAGTATATCTAGTAATTTTAACATATTTTTTTCACCCGCCGGAAGAATTTTTATGGTATATGGTTCCGTTTCCGCCAAAACACACAGGGAACCCTATAGGAATATCCGTAGTTGCTAAAAATGGCAATTCATAATACTCATCAATTTCATAGTCTGAAAACACAACTACCAAAACTATGGAACCTTTAGCCCCGCCTCGTCTGCAATACCCAATACAGTCCCCAATCCTAAAACTACTTGTTGAGTAATAGGTCATTATTTATGAGGTTTCCAACAACACCCAACACATAACTATTTATTCTACTTGTCCTATTTAACAATTGAGTAATTGTTTCCTTGCTTCTTAACCCTGTAGCTAAAAGGTTATTAAGCCTACTTAATGCCAATTTTAAAGACTCCCCGTCTTCTGTTTTAGGAATAATACCAGACGGATAAACAGCTTCAACCAGACCGTCTTTTCCTAGCATTTCAGTTACCACCATATGTACACTCTTAAACTTAAAATGTATTTCTTTAGAACTAATCACCTACAACCCCCTTCAAATCCAGCAAAAAGACCCTCATTGAAGCTAAAGTAGCTTCTACATCACCCTCTGCTGAATGGGCCCTTTCATTAACAATATTAGCTAGTTCACAAAAATAAGAAAGTCTCCTATATTTTAAACGAACACCTTTGTAGGCAGCCCAGACCTGAGCCACCTCTTGTAAATCTAGAAGACTCATTTTAGAAAAGGGGTTGACTATACCCGCCCTTTTATATTCTTCATTCATAAAACCAAGATCAAACTTAACGTTCTGCCCTACTAAAATAGGAGCGGAAGAAAACTCAGAAATAGCAAAATCTATAAACTTATTAAGATAATTAAGACCATCTGCATGTGATTTAAACTTAGGATTCCACGTATGTTTATCATAACCACAAATTTCAAGTGCACGAGCTTCTGCGTTCTGTGGCCTTTCTATATCCATCCTAAACGATACCCTACCTGTCTCGATTAACCTATCGTTGCAAACAATCAAGGCTACTTCGACAACCTCATTCATGCTTGGCATTAAACCCGTGGTCTCTGTATCAATCGCAACATAACACATTAGGTTACTCCTTTAAGAAGCTCTTCTAAATATTCCTTAGCAATAAAATGTACTACTCTCCCTCCAAACGAGGCTTTAATTCTTTGTGAAATCGAAGACATATCATTTAGTACAATCACATTCGCCTGTCTATTAACACTAGATGTTTTTAACGCCTCTATAAATTCATAAATAGACAGATGTCTACCCTTAATATTCGTAATAAAAATAGCTCCGTATACTCGTGCACGGATATTACTTATTGCCGTTTCTACAGTATTGACAGTAATTATTTCATGTTTTGATCCCAATAAGTGATCAAAAACCTCCCTAAACTGCAGGTCTGGTGTATTATCCAAAACTAAAATGTGCATTTAAAAACTCCTTTCTTGGGTATATATACCCTAGCCTTGTGCCTGCAAAAAACGTGCAGGCGGTGTATAGTCAACCCGCCCCTCTTCCCCTACAGGGAACGGGATTTTATCCGGCCGTAGCCGGTGTAGGGACTTACACAAACACCCGCTTAAAAAGAACAATATCAAAAACCTCCTGCTCTTCTTTATGATACGTGAATAGATATTTTTTCAACAACCAGAGATAAGACACCCTCATCCTCACAAACAAGCATAACTTTACCTTTATTTATATACTTATTCACTGATTTTAATACAGTTGGCAATATATAATCAACCTGGTCCAAAAACACAGGTAAGTGCAATTTCTTGAACCAAGAAGTTTCTTGAGTCATCTTTATTGGTTTCATATTTAAATCTATAATTGTATCTATAGAATTGTTTTTTAAATATGACACTACATCAGTATTTAGATTGCAACATACGTACAAATTGCCAAGAATATTAATAGGAGAAACAGGCTGCTTCCCTAATAGTCGAACCTCCTCCCCTATACCCTTATCCTGTGCTATACTTCCGCCATACTTTTCCTTCAACTTCCCACGAAGGGAATATACATAATCAAGAACCTCAGCAGTTATCAAGTCCCTGTTCGGTCGAATCGCCTCATGCTTACTCATCAATACGGAAATAGCAGTTTTAAAAGAGAGATCCTTATCTGCCACCAAGAACAAAGCCATGATAACTGGGGGCCTTTCAAAGCCCATCTTACTATGCACAAATAATTTTTTATTCTTTACTAAAACACAGTCATATATAAACTTAAAACAACTATCTATTTGTAGCTTAGTGAGGGGGGAATACTTACTAATTGGTACTCTAAGATAGCCCTCGAAAGATGATTTATCAAACGCATAATCTTCTGTGTCGTTTAAATCTAATGCATATTTTATTCCGAAAGATATCAATTCCTCTACATTTTTACTATCTTTAGGGGAAGACCCTACAACTAATAGTTCGGAACTACCCGACTTCTTTAGTATTTCACCAAAGTTTTTTGCCTGAAACTTTTCCTGTGCCTCTACCGACCTTGATATAGCTTCCTTTATTTGAGCTACAGACAAGGTAGAAAGCATATACGCGTTTAACCCACTTACATCCGGTTCCCTTCCTAATATTTCTTTGTATATATTTGTTATATCTTCCTTGCGAGTCTCGGTTTCATCATGTTCTAGATCTCTCATTAGCCAACCTCCTTTTAGGTCTTGTGGCCCAAAAATGGGCCCTAAATATTACTTAGAAGAAGCTTCTTTTATAGCAAGTGCCAACTCAAAAGTTCTCTGTAACAAAACCACAGAAGCAGAATACAGAGCAGCATAATCCTTACTCAGCCCTGCCTCTACAGAAGTAAGTACAGACTTAACTGTAGAAAGTGCTAGTTTAGTTGCCTCTAAGGCAGCAAAAACCTTTGGATTAGTAGCATACTGAGCCTGAGCAACCGTAATATAAGCTTCAGCAAAAACAACACTCATATTTATCTTGCTCATAGCATCTTTTGCCGTGTTAATTTGCGTAGTAGATGGAGTACAGGCGGAAAAAATTAAAAACGAGGCCAAAAAAGAACCAATGATACTCTTAAATTTAAACATAAAATACCTCCTAATTATTAAGGTAGTACACTCTTAAAGTTAACAAGCTACCCTTAGTAACACACTTAGAGTAATCTTCCATTTTATCAAAACCCACAGTAGTTTCGTTACCCTTCTGTAACTATCCTCACCTCCACACATAATTATAGGTTAAATCTAAATTAATGTTAAGGAAAATTAAAGAATATTTGCCGCCAAAGTTGCCAAATCACTCCTTTGACCTTTCGTTAAAGATACATGAGCAGATAAAGAATAAGGTTTGAATAACTCTACGACCCTAGTTAAACCATTGGTACATGTATCCAAATATGGATTATCTATCTGGAAAATATCCCCTGTTAAAATAATTTTACTTCCCTTTCCCATACGACTGATTATGGTCTTCATTTCATGCTTGGTCAATTGCTGACCTTCATCAACTAGAAACAAGGTATTTGGCATAGAACGCCCCCTAATATAAGTAAGAGGCTCTATCTCTAATGTACCAAAAGCAACTAGATCCTCAAACTGCTGCTTCTCGGAACCACCATAAATAAATTCAACACTATCCCTTATTGGAGCTAACCAAGGCTGTAATTTATCCATAGTGTCACCCGGTAAGAAACCCAAATCCCTTCCCAAAGGCTGTATAGGTCTACTAACAACAAATTTTCTATACATATTCTGCTCTATCATCTTCAGCCCACAAGCTAGGGCCAACAAAGTCTTACCAACCCCGGCCCCCCCAGTAAGTGTCACTAGATCAATGCTTCTATCCAACAAAAACTCCATTGCCAAATGTTGCTCTGCACACTTGGGGGTTACCCTGCTAACAGCCTTGCCGGTATACTTTAATTTGTGCAGAACACCAGACTTATACACAGCGAGGGCAGACTGATTGCTCTGATCCAAACTATTTAAGACAACACCCACATTTTCTAGACCATCAAAATCAGAAACCTTTATGAATTCTTCTATCCCACCAATACAAAGATCTATTTTACTATCTAAATATAGCTGCTCTATGTAATCAGTTGGAACAGAGTAATTCTTTATACCGGAATACAAGTCTTCCTTTTCAACATACCCAGTATTATCCACATAATCTTCACAAGCTATACCTAAATAACTTGCTTTTATGTGCATATTTGTATCTCTAGTTACTAACTTTACTTTAATATCAGAGAATAAATCCACTTCTAAACAAACTGCTAATATTACATCATCATTTTTATTTATATCTATTACTAACGGATTTATTAATGAAACGTTCTCTAGATTTTTAACTATTAATAATTCATCTGTTGGGAGTCTTTTTGCCCCCGTGCGCAAATCCGCACCATTAGACAGGAACCCCTTTATACTACGAGCAAACAACCTAGCATTTCTACCTACCTCGTCATCTACGTTCTTATACTTATCAATTTCACTCAAAACAACCAATGGAATTACTATGTCACTTCCCCTAAAACCATATATACTTCTTGCGTCATAAAGAAGGACGGAAGTATCTAGCACAACTATTTTATGTTTTCTTTTCACCATTGGGGGTTGTTCCCTCCTCCTGGTTTGTTTTGTAAATACCTAATTTTATTAATTTTATTTTTTCATCGTCAGATAATGGGCTATTATGCCAAAAAATATGAGCATCGGCACAAGGAAAAGGAAAAAGGTTCTCTACATCATTGTTGTCTTTTTGCTCGTGTATTTTATGATGAACAACAACAACAGGATTTAAATACCTCTTTCCATTTACCCCTACTAAAAAATCACTATCTGGAAAATTTTCTACTAAGAATTTTTCCATGACAAGCCGGTGCTCAAACACATATCCGTTATTATGAAATGGGTGATTTGGAGCGTGGGCTAAGATGTAGCCATCTTCAGTTCTTATCCTTCCGCCCTTCCACTGTGGGTGGTCTTTTCCCTTTCCAAACATCCGTAAATTTGATAACCTACGCTGCCTTTCTTCCTCTGATAAAACCTCCCAAGAAGGGCTCTTAACAATAAACTCAAACTCTTCTCCCGACTTGGGATTGAATTTTCCGTTCATGTTATGCCCCTGTATAAATTTGGGAATTCCACGTTTTTTATGTATAGGTTTTATCTCTATAAATTCACCACAACCACAAAAACACACATATTTATTTGTGTGTCTTTTTACCCATTTCCTTATTGCGTCTTTACTTCTCAACCTTCTTCTTTCCAAGGACCTTAACTAATTCCCTAACATTAGAGTTTAAGTCCTTTAGTTCTTTTACCAAACTTTCGTTGTGTTTCTCCATACATTTCTGAAGATCTATAAGTGATTGGTTTACTTTGTACAAATTGTCTAAAGGCATATTTATTCCTCCTAATTATTTTGAAAACTCTTTAGATACCAAAACAGCCATCCGGGCTTGTTCAGCCTCTGTTTCTTTTACACCCACCCAGTGGATTAGGGCACGAATTCTTTCGTCCATATCCTTTAAAGTATCTTTGGCGCTGTCCATATAGTCTTTCCTCTCTGCTTCTAGTGTGGCAATCCTCTTTAGATTCTTTATAATCTCGTTTTTTAATTCATCTAAAAGCATGTCAGAATAAAACCCACCCAAATAATCGTTTTCTTGTTTCTTTGCCATCTTCTAAATCTCCTAATCCTTGCTAATTGTTATTGACAAACCATAGAGAAACCCATCCTCTCCACCGTTCTTTCTCCACAGGCCTACCTTTAAACTATCCCCTGCATCCAAAGATTGAGCCACCGATTTATTTACTGTGGAAGGCACAAACCCTGCTTCTTGCCATTCATCGTTTACAAACGCCATAACTAAAACCGCATGAAAATCAAATTCATTACGCCTATCTCTGTCTAATCTTAATAGTGTTGACCCCCCTATTTGTTTTATTATTTCCTGCCTGCTACCAAAAGATGCCCCAGTCACATGACAAAACAAAACACCATCAAACTTGTCGAGTTGTTCTGACTGTATCTTTTCTTTCCGCCTGTTTAATCTATCATTTAATAGACTCAAAGGGCCCCCTTGTTATTCAGGCCGTGTGGCAAACCTTCCGCTGCCGCACTTTGGGTTATTCTTATAAAGCGGGCTTTTTCCCTAAGCTCTTGCAGGTTTTTAGCCCCACAATAGGTAAGGCCGCTTCTAATGCCTCCGGTTATCCTATCTATAACATCCTTTACAGGTCCCTTAGATTCAAAAAGCATAGCCTCACCCTCTGACGCAGTACCTAATTTCAACCCCCTCTTGAAGTCCTTCTGGCTAGCCTCAGACGCCATCCCCCTGTATTCTTTATAAAATTTGTCCCGTATCTTTACATACTTACCAGGAGTCTCATCCGTAGCAGAGAGCATTGATCCTGACATACAGGCACTAGCACCCACTGCCAAGCATTTAGTAAAATCACCGGGGGCTTTTAGCCCACCATCAGCTATTATAGGAATATTGTGTCTAGATGCCTCACCAAGACACTCTACTAAACATGAGAAGGTAGGGACGCCAAAACCAGTTACTACACGAGTAGAACACGCAGCCCCCGGGCCTACAAAAACCTTTACAGCGTCTGCACCCGCCTCAATTAGGTCATGAACACCCTCTTTTGTGGCAACATTACCAGCCACTACTTTGCACGCCTCTTTATAAACGCCCTTCAACAAACCTATTGTTGTTAAAACCTCTTTACTGTGCCCGTGTGCTATATCAATAGATATTACGTCAGCACCGGCGCCCAATAATACATCTACCCATTGAACTATGTCCTTCCTTATTCCTATAGAAGGTATAGCTAACTGACCTGCCTCTTTTATATCTTTTACCATGGACACAATTTCTTCATCTGAAGCAAACCTGTGAAGAAAAGCGGCCCCACCTAAACGACCCAACTTGATACCCATATCCTTCCCAGAAATTGTATCCATGGCAGCTGAAACAACAGGTATTTTTATCTTTATATTACCAACCAATGTTGTAGATATATCTGTATCCAACCTGCTTGCTATTTCTGAATAGGCAGGTACCAAAAGAACATCATCAAGACTTAAATATTCTTTATCTAAATCAAAACTAGCCATCAAATCTTCAGCGCGGGTACCCCGAGCTTTAGCCCCGGGGAAGAAACGCTGCTCCTTTGAGTTAAGAACGTTCTACCGCTTTCTAGCCTAACACAGTCTTTAGCTTTAGCATCACCACAAAGTTTAGTCCTATCTAGTAGCCTTAGATCAAAAGTACCCCTAGTCCTTCGCCCAAACACAAAACACTCCTGAGATTTCCACTTTACTTTATCGTACCGTTGAAAACCTTGAATATATCTAGCGGCTGTGTTTCTTACTCCACTATGTGGTCCTTTGAACAGCTTACGATTTTGCTTCCTAACTTGTTTGATCTGATAAGACTGACATCTAGGTCGGTCTATTTTGCTCGCGATTACAAATGCATCGTTTGCGTGACTCTTGGGTAGTCCTATCAAGGTTCTATTATGCTTGGTAACGTAACCATAAGTGTAGCTGCAGCTCAATTGTTCTACTAAACGCCATCGTACCATTGTCATAAAAGTTTCAGCTTTGAACCCTTTAGAAGGCTTTGCTTTCAATTTAATCCCTCCATTATGATAAGTATCATGACACGTCTTACAAAGTGTTATTAAATTCTCCGGTCTATCGCCACCAATTTTTCTAGACTCCAAATGGTGAACATTAAGAACAGTGTCGTTTGATTTACCCTTACAGTGGCAACACTTGTGGTTGTCCCTGTGGAGTATGTATTCTCTGGTGTTCCAAAAACCCTTTTGTTCCCCTTCTTGGTACTGTTTACCACCCGTCTCTGGATTCTTTATCTTCTGAATATCAAACAAGGCTACCTCTACCACCACCTCAATAACGGGTAAGATTTGCTTAACCTTGTTTACTAACCTAACATGGCTATCTAGTTTGTGTTGAATACTGGGGGCTAGCCAGCCTTTTTTTATTCCTCGATTAAGGAAACGAGCTTGACGATAGCGAGTCTTTCTATTTCTACGATTTCTCCTATAAGACCTACGTTCCGATAATAAATTCACTATGTCGATTCTAAGCTGGACTTCAACAGAGTAAAGTTCCTGCTTGTCAGAAACAGCAGATAGTCCTACGTGCTTAAAACCACTGTCTACTCCCAACCTAATAGGTTGTTTGTAACCTGAGCTACCATAAAGCAATTGTATCGTAAAAGGTGTTCTAGTCCTTACCTTGGCTTTTCCCTCCTTTAGCAATGCTTTGGCTTTCTTTGGACTACAAGGCATCAACGGCTCACCACGATTGTTCAGTACGTACACTAATGTTAAATGTACCCCCTGTCCACGGGTTAGGTCCTCATCGGGATTGTTGGGTAGAGTTTTTAAACGCTGAACACCACCCCTACCCCTAGGGGTTTTTAATTCAGCGCCACAGTTGCTATGAACTTGAGGAGCATTCGTAGGTGTGTATGTATCTCTTCTACTCAACGATTAACGACTCCTTTCTGGGATCGCTCCCTAGTAAGTAAGGGCTCCTAAAAGCCCCCACCTTTAGGCGTGGGGCTGCTTACTAGGTTTAATACTCCCTATTTTTCTTCCTTTTACACTAAAAGACTTCCTATGAAGTTCACAAGGACCATATTTTAATATGGCCTCCATATGCTCTTTTGTTCCATAGCCTTTGTGCTGTGCTAAACCATATTGTGGATAAACTTTATCCAACAATAACATATGATTATCTCTGTGTACCTTAGCTACAATAGAGGCAGCCGCTACGTTTTCACTCCTAGAGTCCGCCTTTTCTACACACATATATGGATACATAATTTCACCATCTTCAAATTCCATATCACCATCTATTATAACCATACCTGGTTTTATTTTACATTTTGATATAGCTGTTATTATACACAGTTTTGTTGCTTCTAATATATTTATTTTATCTATAACTTCTGCTGGTGCAGAAATTATATGAACTTCCAAAGCTCTTTCATGTATTAATTTTGATATCTTTATTCTATTTTCATGCGCTTTAGGACCTGTAAATTTTTTTGAGTCTTTTATACCTTCTATTTTATGGCCCGCCGGCAAAATTACACATGAAACAACAACATCAGATATTAAAGCACCCCTACCTACCTCATCCACACCTAAGATTAAATTAATTCCTGAATCCCGTAGTGTTTCTTCTATATCAAACATCAAGATTTATCCACCCTCCCTAAAATGGTCTTAATTTTTTTGGCCGGCGCCAAAAAAATTACCAGACCCATTTACCAAACCAGTTCCCCTACAATAATCACATGTAATATACTCTTCTAAATTAGGATCATAAGCATTCTTTATTACTAAAAGACCAGTCCCATGACAAAAAAGACAAGAACCAGTTTGGTTGTCTTGATATATAACTTTATACATGTTTGTTTACCCCTGGATTGATTTGAATAAATTTAGGTCCCTTTTCCTCCCCTGTCTCTTTCAATTCTTTTTTATCCGCCCAATATCTCCAGGTGGGAGCGAAAAGGGGAATCTGGCTCTTCTCATAAATCTTGTCTGCTTCGTGAGCAAAAGCTTCTGCATTTACCATAAACTTACTACACTGCCTGTCCTTATTAGGAAGTACGTGTTGGGGCTTCCCTCCCTGGTTTTTCACAGAACAATAACCAGCCTCATACTTAGAACAAAGCTTGCATTTAACTGACGACATGAATCACCTTTCCTTTCTTACTACTAATAATAGAAAAACATGAGAAAAATGACAAGGAAAAAATTATAGTAAGTTTAAAAAGTCATATTCCCAAATATACACCAAATTATAACCGGCCTCTTTTATAAGGTCAAAACGTTTAAAAGTTTCATAAACATTATGAGCACTTCGACCATGCACACGAATGGCATAAAACACACCCCTCCATATAATAAAGCTCCCCGCCACACTCAGGGCAAACTTTTGAACTTTCAGGGTTTTCACCATCTACTATATACCTCTTCAAAATACGTGCTATAACTTTACTGTACGTTTGAAAATCGAAATCGTCATCTTTTATTAACTGCTCACAAAGAAAACTTGGGCGAGCCTGATGACGCAAAGATAAACTAATCAACCTACCAACAACACCATGTTCTTTATTTTCAAATACAGATACTATATCTTTAACAACTAATTCATCAGGGGTTCCTTTATCTAGGATTAAATCATACTTACTTCTACTTTTTTTGTTTGGTTTCTTTACTATCAGGCCCTTAGTATATTTCCTAGGTAATTCTATGAATTTTTGTAGCCCGCCAAAAATTTCATATGGCTTGCCATCTAAGAGCCCTACAAGAACTACCCACTTTTCTCCACCAACCTGTGTATGATGTATGTCGCATTCTAGCTCTAAAGGTCGTTTTATAGGGGAAGCATGCTCAAACGTATCACCCACCCCATGCCACTCTTCTTTCTTTGACTTCTCAACAAGAACCTCTTGTTTTCTACTCCCCTCCCTATACACCGTGATACCCTTTAGGCCCAGTTCATACGCCATCATATATGCAGCGTACACGTCCTGGGTAGTAGCACTATTAGGCATTCCTATGGTCTTACTTATACCATTGTGTACGAACTTTTGCCACTCAGCCTGCATTTTGATATGGTCTTGCCAAGAAATATCCTTAGCACAAACAAAGACGTCCTCACCTACCTTTAACTCACCATCTAAAAACTTTTGGTACAAACCATTCTTGGTTTCTTGCTTAGCTCCATCTAATATATTACTTTCAAAACTCTTTGAAAATATGGGCTCTATCCCAAAAGAACACTCATTAGCAATCCTGGCAATAGTACCAGTTGGGGCTATTACCACAGTATGCGAATTTCTAAGTCCATGTATTTTTATTTCTTTAACCAAGGCTTCCCAATCCAGAACACCTAAGCCCCTAGCCTTTTCATACCCATGATTTTCTACCCTAAATTCTGCGTAATGGCCTCTTTTCTTAGCTAACTCTTTACTAGCTACTAATGAATAGTAGCTAAGATTCTCAGAAAGTTCGCGAGCAAAAGAAAGACCTTCCTCAGAATTATATTTAATACCCATCATAATAAGAATGTCCGCAAAACCCATAACACCCAAACCTATAGGTCTGGTTTTGCAAGTTACTTCTTTTATTTTCTCTAAAGGAAAACTATTTGCATCTATGATACAATCTAAATAAAAAACATAATCAAAAATATCTTTACGGAATTTTTCCCAATCAAAAACAATCGAACTTTCGATATTTTTAACCATAACATACCTTGTTAGATTTATAGATCCTAATGTACACGAATTATAAGATGGAGAAGAATAGTACTCCCCACAAGGGTTTGATGAGTTTATTTCCCCCAGGTGCGGTGTGGGGTTATCCCTGTTTACTGCATCTATATAACATGCCCCAGGCTCGCCATTATTCCACGCCCCTTCTGCTGCCTTTCTCATCAAACTCCTAGCTTGCACAACTCTCACTACCGACCCATCCTTTGGATCGATCAAACTAATTTCAGTGTCATTTAAGCAGGCGGATAAAAAAGAGTCAGTAAATTGTAGTGAAATATTAAAATTAGCCAACTCCCCCTCTACAGACTTACAATTTATAAATTCTTCAATATCTGCATGGTCTATTCTAAGCATGGCCATGTTGGCCCCTTTACGCTTACCCGCCGCCGTTATTTCAGCAGTGCCATTTGCGAATACCTTCAGAAAAGAAACCGCTCCACCGCTATTACCGTGTGTAGTAGCAATTTTTGACCCTCGACATCTTAGCTTACTTAAAGAAAAACCAACACCCCCACCCATTTTATGAATCATGGCTGACTCTTTAACAGACTCATAGATACCGGGCAGATTGTCTGGAACGTCTATTACGAAACACGCGCTTAGCATAGGATACTCAGTTCCAGCATTAAACATAGTAGGAGAATTTGGCAAAAACTCAAGATTATTTATATGCTCAAACATCCTTCTTGTTAATTCCCTTACTTCTTCTTCGGTATAATCATACCTACTGCAAGAAATAGGAATTACACTGTCAGTAACCCTGTGACAGAGAACCGGCCAGTCCTCATTCTCGTTAAGATAATAACGAGCCCGAAGAATGGCTTCAGAATTGTCACACAAACGACTTATTACCATATTTATACATCTCCAAAATCAAAAGAAAAATAGCCCAAAAAACACAAATAGGGCTACAAATTGTTAAATGTTATTTTATAGAATTTAAGAAATCCTGTTCCCAAATATAAATTACTTTATAACCTGCTTCTTCTAAAATCTTAATACGTTCAAGGGTTTCTTGATAAAGCTGGCCAAAGGTTCTACCCGCCCTTTTATTCAACTCTTGTGGCTTAAACTTTTCTGGATTCCCGTGCCAGTAATCTCCAAGAAACTCATAAACAGTGCTTGTTTTAGAATCGAAACCATCTACCTTGAAACGATGGTCCCCTATTTGCAAATTAGCCTCTCTGCTAATTCCCATTTCCTTAGCCAGACCTAAACAATCCAACCATTTTTGTGACACTTTAGAAACAGAGGAAGTCTCTGAACAAATAGGACAATCATTACCCTGTTGAAACTGACTATAAGTCATAAACCCCAAATGACCTTTTGGACACTTATAATCTAACTTTGCATGGGCATTCACATACTTTTTACTAAGTAATGTATACCCCCTGGCACCAAAAACTCTCTCAACCTCCTCATAAAGGAGCCTTTGATTCTCTATGTTACACATAGGACAGCCCCTTCCTTGATAAAAGTTACCATAGGTCATCGACCCTAGGTGACCTTTTGGGCACGTATAGTCTAACTTAGTACTGTTGTTTTTATACTCCCTACTAAGTAGTGTATAACCCCTGGCATCAAAAGCTCTCTCAACCTCTTTGTAAAGGAGCCTTTGGTTCTCTATGTTACAAATAGGACAGCTCGTTCCTTGATAAAAACTACCATAAATCATCGACCCTAGGTGACCTTTTGGACACCTATAGTCTAACTTTGTGCTATTATTTTTATAGTCCTCACTTCGTAACTCATACCTTCTAGACTCGAAAACCTTTCTCACTTCCTCTAATGTATTACGCTTTCTACTCATCTAAACAATAACGCCCCTTTTAAACACACCAACACTAGCTTCTTTCTTTATATCGTCCAGCGGAATTAATATTCCCCGCACCTGTGGTGATATGAGCGAACTTTTTAGTTCGACTTCTTTTACTTTCTTACAAGTTCTCATTTTCCAACCGCGGGAAAATTCATTATCATAATAAAGATTAGATATAATCCAACTTAAAAATAAACCCCTATTTATAAATATAAACTCTTTCCTAGTAACAATAACTAACATGTCAGCCTTAGAAGCCGCAATACACCCTGGATTGTTAACCCGGATATTGGAAAATACCTCAAAGAAAAAATTACCTGTCCTGTCAGAAACCATGTCCCGTTTAATCTCAAAAGTATGGCCAAATTTTGACTCAAACTTTTTTATAAGCCTGTCCTTATTACGTATACGCTTCTCCTCTACATAAGGGGCATACACCCCGACGACTTCAAGGTCCCACGCCTTATTGGCATGCCCTGCCACTATGGTATCTATACCAAACTCACTCCTTATAAAATCAGACACGGGGTCCTCACCCTCAATTTTTCCTATTTGTATGTCCTTTACCAAACTACTATAACTTGATGACATTATTAACCTAGTGTCTCCATGTATCATCGATACATGCTTCTACAGTTATTGATATCTTTTTACAGAAATCTTTAAAGGCTCGTACCATGCATTCCTCCAATAGTTTGGCTACCATAGTAGCATGTTCAACCTTCGCTTCACAAACTATCTCATCATGGATGAACATCGAGATATGAGCATCTAGATTTAACTTTTCTAATTCATAAAAGAAATGGCAAATTGCTTGTTTCCCGATATCAGCGGCGGTACCTTGGATGCAATGATTAGCTCCCTTTCTTCTTATCGCTCTCATCTTACTATCATATTTCTCATCATCAGTAGTAGGAAAATCATAATAGCGTCTTCTACCACCCAAAGTAACACTATACCCATTGCTAATAGCCTTTTCCCCATACTCTTCTATATATTTTTTAACTCTAGGATACGTAGAAAAATAGGCATTTAAAATTTTCTGGGCCTCATCTTCGTCCATACCCAATCTTTTTGCTAACGTATACGCTTGACCGCCGTATGAAATTAAAAAATTAATAGATTTTGCCTTTTTTCTATTTCCGTTTTGCTTAACCTCCTCCTCTGTTCCACCCCAAATGTCAATGGCTGTCCGTGTGTGTAGATCAACCCCTAAAGTAAACGCCTTAGCAAACTTTTCATCTTTAGACAACTCCGCTAAAATACGTAATTCCTGTTGTGGGTAGTCACCAACAACAAGTTTGTACCCCGGAGAAGCTATAAAACAGGACCTAAAATCCAAAGTAGTCTCATCTTCGGGATTAAACCCTGGAACTTGTTGCAGATTGGGGTTTTTAGAAGCCGTCCTTCCTGTCCCCGCGCCCATTTGACTTAACTCTGCATATAGCCTTCCTGTTTTGGCATCTATCTTTTCTAAGAATTTTTCCCCATAAGCGTTACATATTTTCTCCCACCCCCGATACTCTATTAAAGCAGGTCCTATTGGATGGGCGATTTGTTTAAGCGTTTCTTCCTGTGTATTTTGTATCGGTTCCAAAACCCCTTGACGGCCAGGGACCTTTATTCCCAACCTTGTTAAATGGGCCAATAACTGAGCAGGGCTACCAAGATTTATAGAGCAACCACCAAATAAATCTCGTTGCGAAGAAACAGGATCCAAAATATCTTTTACTTTGATCTCCGATTCCCCCATATGTTTTCTGGCAACCTCCACCAACAAACGCCATTTATTAGAATCTACTCTACTGCCAATAAGTTCCATCTCAGCTATAGGAACTATAGTCTTAAATTCTAACATTGCTATATTTAATAAGCCATCACGCTCTAAAATGTCAACTTGATCATTATAGATATTATGCAATATCAAAGCATCATTCGCTGCATACAACTTTTCAATCAAAGAAAAATCAGTCTTATATTGTCCAATAAATGACGTTCTAACGCCTTTATTTATTTCTATACCTAAATATTTTAGAGCAATAAAGTTTAATTTTAACGGTTGTTTTGTACCAGCAGTTATTAAAGCCTCAGCAATAAAAGTATCGAATAGCGGCCTCATTGAGACACCACAAAATACCTTTATAAACTTATAGTCGAATTTAGCGTTTTGTAGGATTTTTAATATATTAAGGTCAGTAAAAATAGGAGACCATACTTTAGGATCAACCTTAGTACAGTTTAAAATATAGCATAGTTCTGGTGTAGCTATTTGTATAAGAAGTAGTTTTGAATTATACGGAGATAAACCTGTAGTTTCTGTATCTACAGATAATACTTCAAATGTTTTTAGGTGTTCTAGTGCTTTTAATGCTTCTTCTTCTGTATCTATAAATATATAGTTGGGTTTGTACGGTAGAGCAAAACCTTTTTCTGCTCTATATTGTTCAAGCTCTTCTTTGTTCATTCTTTTTTTATTTCCCCCGGCGAAATTTTACAACCTTAGCTATACTAGACTCAATATCCACAGAAGGCTCCCACCCAAGAGAGCGCATCAATGTATTATCACACACAAAAGAACCTACATTCCCATTAGACTTCATTTTACCTGGTTTTAATTTTTCATCCGTTATAGAAAAATTTACCTTCTCGAACAATTCTATAAGTTTTATTGGATTACCAGAACCAATATTTATTGGTCCACAAAAAGAACCTTCAACAACAGACTTATATAATAAATAAGTTGCTTTTACAGCATCGTCAACGTCTAAAACGTCAATTAATGAATTTGGACCAAAAATATCAAAATATACATTATTCAATACCAAATCAACAAAAGAAGTTACTATATCAGACTTAGGATTTGGAACTAAACGCTCGCCACAAACATTAAAATATCTAATAGGAATAAATTTAAACCCATAATATTTTGAAGCTTCTTCAAAGAACTTTTCTACATAATCATTTGTTTTTCCAGTATATGAAAACCCCCCTGTCTTACTATTCTCGTGTAATTTTTTTTGGCCGGGGGAAGAAAAAACCTCACAAGATGAACCATAAAAAATATATTTTACACTATATAAATTTAAAGATTGTAATATAGAATAACAAGTACCTATTTTATTTTGAGACTCAAGTATGAAATCATAATCCCCATTTTTGTCCGTACAACACTCGGAAAAATGAAAAACAACATCAGGACTAAATGTAGAAAAAACAGGTTTTACATTTGAAAACATTGTTGTGTTACCTGTTATAATATTTCCAACTGGTTTGTATCCTTTACCATCACTAGTCATAAAATTGTCCATAACGGTAGTTTTATGACCGTCTTCTGATAGAAGTTTTTCTAGTTGCCGACCTATAAGACCAGCGCCACCAAGAAGAAGTATATTCATAATCTACTTGTCTAATTCTTGTACTACATAACCTAAAATAGTGTGTCTCTCACTTATTTTATTTCTACCTTGTTCATCATAATATTTCAGCCACTTTTCCTGCCCGTCTCTATAGGTTTCCTCTTCATAACTAAGCCCGCCTGGATCTTCTCTACAATCCCAAATACCCACAAAACTATATTCTCCCTCTTCACTTATGGACACTGACAGCGCAAGACCTAAAGGATGCAATATATCCTTATTTACTAAGAATAATAAACCACTATCAAGAAATTCCTTTACAGGCATGTACTTCATTTTTTTCTCCTATTCTATATAAGTTCCACGAAGTTCTTCTGGTTCTAATTCTGCATGTAAAAACCGGAAAAAATATTTGTAATTTTCCCTAGATTCAGATGACCCGCTCCAGCCTGTATCCAACCTAGCTTTATTAATCATCCAACTCTTTACCGTGTCAGGTATTGTTGCATAGACAAGTTCCCTTTGGAACTCAGCCCAAGATAGGTCCCTTCCGTAGTAGTCCTTTGTAAGTTGGCGTAATTCCACCCAAAGTTGATTTTTTACGCCGGCGTTATCGCCCCCACCTTGAATCCAATAATTGCGACATCCGCGCTCCCAGATAACGGACTCCCACTTTTTATGTGAATAAATTAGATCAGTCACCAATGGCCGGGGATTTCCGGACGGGAAAACAAGGTGCTCGTGAGGATTTCCTCTGTACTCCATACCCGGTTCGTATGAAAAAAACAACAACTTTCGATAATCATCTAAATTTTCCCACACCTTCCTGTTCCCTATGTAAGACTCACTCCTACACCTGAACATCGCGGAATTAAGTCTCCTGCTAACACAGGTACTTTGAACCCCCCTCAAAGACATCAAGGTTTGTGAATCAAAGTGCTCATCTGGGTCACTAACCAAAATCCAAAAGGAGTCCGAACCCACAACCTCCCTGGCCCTCTTTATATAATTATTTCTCTGCTCAGAAAAATGGTCTTTCCATGGGTGTAAAAATAGGTGTATACCCTCGTCCTCCCTTCCATGAAAATGGAATAGCGTGCAATCGTCTGAGCCTCCGTCAACCAATACAACATAGTCAACAAACGGAAGAACAGATTCAACAGCCTCATTTAACTGAAAAAGGTTGTTTTTACACATAGCACAATAAACGATGGGTAGGTCGGTCATTTTAAATCCTCCTAGGAAAGCTAAAATATCTTGCTCATTATATCATTAAATATAGAAAGAGCTGTTGGGTTTTCATGATGTCTTAATACGTACTGTAAATCTTTTACGTATTTATTGTATACTGATTCATCGTTAAGAAGTTGTAATATAACTTCTTTAATCCTTTCTTTTTTAGCCCCACGCTCAATTAATAAACCATTATTTTTGGCTACCTCAGGAAAAAACCCAGCGTCTTCCCATATAAGACTAGCTACACCATAGGCTGCACATTCTAATATAGATCCGGGATGGTTTATTGGTAAAGCTATTTTACTTCTTTTTAACAGGTCAATAACTACATTATAAGCACATGAAGGATATCTTTCATCTATTCCATTACGTACTCGTATATCTAAATCAGTTTTTATAAGTTCATGGTACATCATCCAAATAACGAATAATGAATTATCTTGCTCAAGGAGGGGATATAAAACCTCTTTCAAAACAAATGCAGCCGTCCCCTTAAAGCCTGCCTCTACGTCTAACCCCTTTGAGGGCCATAAAATACCTTTGTTATTAAACTTTGGTTCTTCAAACTTTTCACACAAAGGTATAGGCATAAAAAAAGTTCTATCCCTACTTGGGTTTTGGTCATTCATAAATAAAACTTCCCTAGACTCATAAGGATAAAATAGGTAATGGTCTTTTGGTAACGGCTCTTTTTTTAAATAGTCTTCTAATGACCACTTAACCATTACCTTCTTCTTAGCATCTATTGGAAAAACCTTACCGTCCCACCAAGAAGCGTCTATGTGTAAGTCTAGCTTCCCCAATACCCTCATATCCATCGTCTCATTAAGTAGGGTAACATTAGGAACAGGAGGGTTAACCCACTCTGGGTACCCATAACTAGAAGCATAAACCTCGTGCCCTGCAGTGCCCAACAACTTAACTAAGTTTTGAGCCCACCTGCTCTCTCCCCTTTCTGGGCTTTCCAAGTCCGCCCTCCACATACCAGGGCAATTAATATGTACCTTCACCCTAAGCTCCTAAATACAAACCAACAAAATCTTGTTCGGCCCTACTTTTTATGCCCTCAACACACAACATATGCCCGTGATTCCTAGCAGACCATACTTCATCGTCTGGTATGGGCTGCAAATTACTATAATAGGACTTTATATTTTCAAAACAAGCCTTTTGTAACAAGGACTCCGCCTGTCCAGGACAGTAACAAACTTGATGGTGGGGATTTTGGCCCATATGGTAGTCTGACGCAGGAGGCCACTCCATTAAAACCCTTCCCCCGTACTTCAAAACCCTTCGTAACTCCATCAAAAATAAAAACGGAGCTATGGCATGTTCAAATACTTGGAACCCAGCTACAACGTCAAAAGAATTGTTTCTAAAAGGTAGGACCTCGTTTGCACACTCAACTAACTCACTCGGACCCAAACGCAAAAACTTGTGACCAAAATAAACATTTCGTGAACCCAAAGTCGTACCTATAGCTAAAAACCCCATCTCTTTAGCCACCAGCACCTCTCTTCCTGTACCCGTACCCAAAAGTAAAACAGTGCTGCCAGGTTTTACGTCCTTTAAATACGTCTCTACCTTGTTGTTATCATTAACACAGTAGTCGTCTGTGTCCATTCCGTTTTGTGTTACTAGTAGGGAAGAAAACTTATTAGCTAACTTATTTTTATCACTAGAATTTAGTGCAAAAGGCACAAACGGAGGATACTCCTTCTTAAATTCTGCCTGATCTTTTCGTATTTGTTCTTCTGAAATTCTATAACTCATGATACCCCCCTTAAAGAATACAAGATTTTACAACGTCTAAAAATTGTTCACCAGACTCTGGTACAGAAACCAAGACCTGCCTATCACCTCTCCCGGTTGGATTAAATAAAAAATAACTATCGTCACTTCTGCCGTTTTGTTCAAGTACTGGTTTAATACCAGACATATAAGCAGACTCAGAATCATCAAAAAGAAGGCAGGCCCCTTTTATACTATTCCAATAATACTCACAAGACCCCAGCCTATTATACCCAGGCCCCTGTACTTCGGAAACAGTACCATCAACCCACACTAAGGAAACAGGACCATCCAAAACAGGAAACTTACTTTCATCGCTATCTGTACACACAAACCCTCTGCTGTTTAAAGACAGTGCATCTAAACACACCTTTGTTATATTATACCACTTACGCCCGGACTCTCCCACCACCAAATTCTTACCATAATCCATACAAGCCTTTGACAGTATAAGGGTACTCATGCCACTACCAAACTCCAACACACTATTAGTACCACTAAACCTTACTAACCTATACAGTAACAAAGCAACGTCAGCATATATACCAGTAGTGTTACCATTATTAGCCAAAACGGTTATATAGCGATTAAAATCTATGCCACACTCTTCTAACAAAACCTTTTCGTATTTTTTGTACATTTTATTTAAACCCTATTTAAATAGTCTTTATACCAAGAAATAGTTCGAGACAAACCTTCGTCCAAAGAAACCTTAGGGCACCACCCTAAAGACATGAGTTTCGAAGCGTCTAAATACTGCTTGCTTATTTCGTAAAAATCAACATCAACTACATCTATTTTAATATTTGGGTTTATCTTGTCTCTTAAGAGTTCTAAAACATCTAGTATCTTATACGGCTTGGTACCACCAATATTATAGGCCTCCCCTGGAACCGCTTTTGTAAGTAGTGTGTCAAAAGCAGTCATTATATCGTCTATGTACAAAAATTCCCTAACAAACTCAGCCGCCTGACCATACAAAACCGGATTATCACCCTCAAGAATTCTAATGGTGTTTTTTGGTATAAGACGAGACAAGTTCAAGTCCCCTGGACCGTAGATGTTACCCGCACGAGCCGTAAATATAGGTAGGTTATAGGTAATAGCGTATGAACGGGCAATAAAATCTTGGCATAGCTTGGACGTACAATATGTATCAGAGACAATAGGGGATAAATCCTCTACATAAGGAAGCTCTTGTGCATTACTATAGAACTTATCCGAGGACATTACCAAGACCCGTGGTGCTGCCTGCCTCATTACTCTGCACGCCTCCAAAACACTAACAACGCCCATAACATTAGTATTATAAGCAGTATAGGGGTCATTATCACAAATCTTAACTATGGGCTGAGAGGCAAGATGTATAACATAGTCAACCTCATAATGGGAAATAATACGCTGAACCAATGACTTATCAGTAACATCCCCATAAACAATGGAACATCTATCCTGAATCCCCCTCATTGTCTTTCTATTCTGATCTCTAACTAAACCGATAACATGTGCACCACAGTTTAAAAAATATTCTGCCGTAGCAGTTCCTAGAAAACCATTTATACCTGTAATAAAAATATTTAATCTTTTGAAAGACATTGTGCCTCCTAAATACGATTAAAAAATCTGTTCCAATATATGATTAAAACACGCTGCAGTACCGGCCTCTGTATGATGACCAAGTTCACCTTGAAGCTCCTTAACATACTTTATATATAATTCTTTATCTGTAAGAAGTAAAGAAACAATATGCTTAAGTCTATCACATGTTTCATTTCCCTTTTCTATAAGAACACCGTTATTTTCCGCTATTTGTTTAATTCTTGGGAACCAGCAACACTCTTCCCAAACAATAGTAGGGACACCAAGGGCGGTTGAATCCAATAGGCAGCCCTGTATTCTAAGGGGAACAGCTAACTTACAACTGGAAATAATAGACATTACTTTATGGTATGGTAAGGTTCTATGAAACCTATCTTTTCCTGCCCGATTATCCAACTCGCTAATAAGATTACGCTTGGATATTGGTGGCACAAGAGCGTCACTAAACAACCAATCAGTAGATAAATCAGGGTTTTCTTTTAAGATTTCCTTCAAAACCCTAGAAAAAATAGAAAATAACTCGTAAGGAGCATGGTCCCAAGAATTACCGCTTGTAGGACAAAGTAAACTTTTTTTATCAAAAGAAGGCTCAGCAAATGTCTCACATAGAGGAACGGGTAAAAAGAAAGTTCTATCATTTATAGGATTAAAATCCCCAATAAAATATTCTTTTGAACTATAATAGGGATAAATAATATAGTGGTCTTTTGGAAAGTTAACTGTTCTTAAATGCTGCTCTAATGACCAGTGGACATGGAAATTTTTCTTTGCTGTAGCAGAGGGAACCTTCTCATTCCACCAAGCAGTATCTATGTATATATCAAAAGGCTGGAATTGCTTAGCCTCGTGCTCTTGTATAAGACGCACGTTCTGAGCAACTATACCTTCCCCCCATATAGGAGCACCCATACTACAGGCATATACATCATGCCCCAGCTTTCCTAGCAAACGAGCTAAATTTTGTGCCCAACGACCCTCCCCTCTTTCTGGGCTATCTAAACCATGACGCCAAGACCCCGGACAGCAAACTAATATTTTCATAAGGCCCTCACTTATTTAAATTGTGACGAACAATTCTGGCAGGAACACCAACAGCCAGACTATGTGGTGGAATATCAGAAATAACACAAGCACCGGCACCTACTACAGCCCCCTCCCCAATTTCTACCTTAGGTATTACAGTTACAGCCGCCCCTATGTCGCACCCCTCCCGAAGAATACTACCGCCACATAAATGTACAGCGGGGGATAAATTCACAAAGTCCTCGATAACAACATCGTGACTTAGAGTGCAATTCAAATTTACACTCACATGGTTACCTATCTTTACATTGGTAGTCACTAAGGTACCAGGACAAACCATACTCCCGACACCCAAACTTACAAACTTCGATAAAAAAATACTACTATGCACTATGTTTGCGAACTTAGCCCTGTCGCCCCACACAGCGAGTACTCTGTTAACAAAGGCCATACGTAAATAAGGGGAACCCACGGCACATACAAAAAGGGTATCTTCTGGATCCAGCCTTTCAACGGTCCCCTCTATTGTACCTAATACCAAAGCATCACAAACATAAGAACCTATTAGTTTCTCATTATCGTCAAGAAAAAATACGTCCTCAAATTTATAATCATGCACCCCTTGAGAATATAATAAAACCTCTCTACCATGGCCCCCTGCTCCTACTATAGCTAAAGCAGTCATTGAATCTCCAGCGCGGAAACCCTTGGTTTTAACCATGGGGAGGAAGCGCTGCTCCTTATTTGGGTTAGTAACGTTTTACCGCTTTCTAGTCTAACACAGTCCTTAGCCTTAGCTGAAGTATGGACTTTGGTGCCGTCTAATAATCTCAGGTCAAAGTAACCCGTGGTTCGTCTACCAAACACAAAACACTCCTGTCCCTTCCATAGTACTTTATCATACCGTTGAAAACCTTGGATATAACGAGTTGCTGTGTTTCTTATTCCACTATGTAGTCCCTTAAAGAGCTTACGATTTTGCTTTCTAACCTGCTTAATAAAGTAGGTTTGGCTTCTAGGACACGCCCCTGAACTCACGATTACAAATGCGTCGTTGATATGGCTCTTAGGCAAGCCTAACAATACCCTAGCTTGTTTGGTGACATAGCCATAGATGTACCTACATTGCAACTGTTCTACTAAGCGCCATCGTACCATTGTCATAAAAACTTCAGCTTTGAACCCTTTGGAAGGTTTCGCTTTCAATTCAATTTTTCCACCATGGTAATCATCGTGGCACGTCTTACACAGCGTTATCAAATTAGCTGGTTTATCACCACCAGTCTTCCTAGATTCCAAATGGTGAACACTAAGAATGGGGTCCTTTGATTTACCCTTACAATGGCAGCACTTATGGTCATCTCTATGAAGGATGTATTCTCTGGTGTTCCAAAAGTCCTTTTGTTCCCCCTCTTGATACTGTTTACCACTTATCTCTGGGTTCTTTATCTTCTGAATATCAAACGAGGCTACCTCTACCACCACCTCAGTAATGGGTAAGATTTGCTTAACCTTGTTTACCAACCTAATATGGCTATCCAATTTGTGCTGAATAGAAGGAGCCCGCCAGCCTTTTTTTATACCTCGATTAAGGAAACGAGCTTGACGATAGCGAGTCTTTCTATTTCTACGATTTCTCCTATAAGACCTACGTTCCGATAATAAATTCACTATATCGATTCGTAGTTGAACCTCGGCAGAGTAAAGTTCTTGTTTCTTTGAAACTGCTGATAATCCTACGTGTACGAAACCACTATCTACCCCTAGCCTGATGGGCTGTTTGTTCTCTCCCGTAGAATAGGTCAACTGAATAGTGAAAGGCGCTCGCTTAACAACTATAGCCTTTCCCTCCTTCAATAGCTTCTCAGCTTTTCTTGGTGTTGTTGGCATCAATGGCTGACTTCGCTGGTTTAAGACATAGACAGAGACTCGCAAGTTCTGTCTCTTAGCCGAAGCTAAGATTAGATCCTCATCGGGACGGTTGGGTAGAGTTTTTAAACGCTGAACACCACCCCTACCCCTAGGGGTTTTTAATTCAGCGTCACAGTTGCTACGAACTTGAGGAGCATCCGTAGGTGTGTATGTATTTCTTCTACTCAACGATTAACGACTCCTTTTTTGGAATTGTTCCCTAGTAAGCAAGGACTCGAAAGCCCCCGCCCTTAGGCGTGGGGTTGCTTACTCTTCTTTTATTCCTGTCTTTCTTAATATAACCTGTCTGTCTTTTAACAACACATCAAATTGACCATGAAAAATAGTAAGAAAAGCATCTATTCCCATTTTAGGATGGCGTAAAGGTTCCTCAAAAAATTCCCAGGTATAGTCATCCAATATCATTATACCGTTGGGCTTAAGAAGCCTAAAAGCAAGAACGGAATCTTCAAGAACGTCACAAGCTATATGGGAACCATCTATATATATAAAATCAAACAAGGGAGAATGCCCTAGTTCACGTAAGAGTTCTTGAGAAACCCCTACCCTATATTCAACACGGTCACCATAAGAAGAAACATTACTAATGAAGTTCCTGAAAACCTCACTCATATTATACCTATCGTAGAGTTCTTTAGACCACTCCCCCTGAGAAGAACAACCCTCAAACAAATCAAAACACTTTATTTTAGATGATAAATGTGTAAGAATATTGTCCAACAACCAACAAGTGGAACGCCCCTCATAACTTCCAACTTCTAGAAACCTAAGGTTTTCCTTTCCCTTATATTTATCAAGATATTTTGTCCAAGAAGGTATACACCTATCAAACCAATCCTGTGTATATGTTCTAATCATCTTTTCTAGTGCCCCTTTTTCTAGGGTCAAACCCTGTGATTTCAGCAAAACGACCATAATTTTTATAGTACTCTTCCAATATCTGTTCCCTTGTCAGGTACGGGGTAGAAATAAAACACTTGGTTATTTTCTTAGATTTAGTAACACAATCTTCCCACGTATAAGGGTATACCGTTACATAATCTTTCCAGTAATCATAATTTTGTAAAATAGGAGAGTCAGGAAAAGGCATAAGCATATTATATGCAAAGGCACTAGTCTTAGCCCTCTCCATAAAAACTAGTGCATCATTAATAGTACTATAAGACTCATTTGGTAAACCTATTATGATTGAGGGTGTACAGGTTATACCTGTTTCCTCACACCGCCTACACCAGGCAATATTTGACTCAACGTTTGTCCCTTTTCCTATCATATCCAAAATATCCTGATTTCCGGATTCTATGCCAGGTCCTGCCTCTATACACCCAGACCTCTTCATTCTTTCTAGGCCTTCATAGGTTATAGTAGTAGTTCTAGCATAAGAACGCCATTTTAAGTCAAACTCCTCCAAACCAGACAGTATTGAGTAGTATCTTTTAGAGTTTATCGACATTGTGTCATCAACAAACATAAGACTATCAAAACCATACTTATTTATTAATAGGTCTACCTCTTCCAAAACGTTATCTGCTGACCTTTGCCTTAGCTTCTTATTGGAAGTGCTACAAAAAGCACACTTAAAGGGGCATCCTCTAGAAGTTATAATATTTACACATTTTAATCCATCTTTTAAAGGAAAATTATACTTATGTATGTCTAATTTATCGTAGTCGGGGAAAGGAACCTCGTCAACGTTTAAAATAGGGGTGCCATATATTACAAGGTCAGTCCTAGAAACCTTATTAGACATAATATCTAACAAGGCCACCTCACCATCACCGACCACTATATGGTCCCATCCGTCACCACGAGCCTCCTCTACACACTGCCCTGCATTAAAATGGGGCCCCCCTGCCACAACAACCGCCCCCAACTGTATTTCCCTAATATAAGAAAGAGCTTCTTTTATCATTATATACTGAGCAGTAGACGCAGAAAGCCCGTAGTATTTATACCCTGGCTTTATATCTGAAACTAAGCCATGAACAACATCTACTTCAAATCCTGCCCTACTTAAATACGAAGACAAATATAATGGACCTAATGGAAGAAACTCATATTGTGCCTTCGCAAAAGTATCTAACGGAACAAAAATTAGCAGGTCCTTCATTCTAAACCCCCATCTAAAATTACAGAACAAATAAAACCTATATCCTCTATACTTACACCTTGGTGTATAGGAATATTTATATTTCTGCTATAAAGGGAAGCAGAAACAGGAGAACCAGGGTCTAGTGGGGAGTAATATTGTAGGGTGTCTACTCCAACCTCCGACAACCTTTTCCTTATAGGACCAACTTTTTCTGAGCTATCTAAAAAAATTGGTAGACTTTGGTACACAGTGTTATAAACCCAAGTAGGAGGTATTAAATGGTCAATAAAAGAACGATAAACCTGTAAATTCTCTAGCCTCTTGTCCACAACAAACCTGACTTTTTCAATAAGAGCCAGCAAAACAGCACACGAATACTCACTAATCTTTGCATTCATGCCCACCATAGAAACATTTTTTTTGTCATCGAAACCAAAATTTATAAAACTTCTAGCCTTATCGTAGTAATCTGATTTAAGTATAACCGCTCCACCCTCCCCGGCCGGCAATGTTTTCGTAGCATGAAAAGACAAGCAAAAAGCATCCCCATAATAATAAATATTCTTAGTACCAAAAGCTGGGGCGGCATCAATAATCATACGTTTTCCCATCGACCTACAATATCGTTGTATACTATCCAAATCTGGTATTGTTGATAAAGCACAAACAACCACTATAGCATCATATGTGGAGGGGTCCACAGATTTTATAATATCAACGGTAAAACATCCCGACATAGGATCAACATCCTTTATTATGGTACCTATACCCTGCAAAGTAGCAGCCGCTCTAGTAGCCTCAAATGTAAAAGACGGCACCAATAGCCTTTTTACCCCTAAAGCGGCATAAGCAGCCATAAGAGCAGTGTGACCGGAAGATGTCAATAATATTTCCCTATCTGGGCCTAGATTAAATACATTTTCTTTAAACTTCCTACACAATTCAGTATAGGCAGGACCAAAATTAGATAAATACCCAGAAGTAAAGCTTTCTTTTAGGTAGGAATTAACTAATTTTAAATCCGGAGTTATAGGATTACAAAATTTAATTCTCATACGTAGTCTCCTAAGCTAGAATTAAAGGGCAGCAACCCAAGAAGAGTCATTCTCAAACCCTAAGTACACTAAATCGCTCAACATAGAAGGACTTGTTATTATTTGCTTCTTTAAACGCTCCCTATGCTCTATTTTTTCCCAAGAACAAACCTTTTCTGCATCAAAAGACCTAAAGCCCCCTGCTTCAAACCCCATCCCGTCTTCTCCAACGTACTTTGCTTCAAAAGTATCCCCATGAGACTCAAATGATTTAACAGGGGATGCCCTTAAAAACCTTGAAATAACACCCTCAACCAAACTAGGGCGTAATATAAGATCGTCAAACCATATTGTGCATAAAAATGGACACAAAAATAAGTGCTCTACTAAAAGAAAATTCTTAATCCACCCAGAATAATCAAATCCATAAGGCCCCCCCCCCTGAAGGATGCACAGAGGTAATAACCGACCGCGGGTCCCTTATTATAAAAAACAACTTATCTTCTGCAGTAATACTCTGTAAGTTTATAGAAGAAAACTCTAGACGATAAGAATACATATCCTGTGGATCTAAATTATTATAGGGAACTATTCCTAAAAAACCCAAATCAAAAGAACGAAGCATTGACATCCTCCCCCGACTAAAGTCAGGGGATTCCTAAGGAATTTCCTCTTTAGCACTCAATGTCCTGAGTGGAGAATGCAGAGTTGAGAGGCCTCGTTGTTCAATATTGATAGCTGAGTTGGTATCCCTATCGTGCACCGTGCCACACTCTTTACACTGCCATTCTCTAACTCGAAGCCCTGCTAGACCGGAGGGCCCAGTAAGGCACCCACAGGCTGAACAGGTTCGAGTAGTGTTGTTCTCGTCAACAACGTAGTACGTACCACCACGCGCAATCGCTTTGTATTCAATGAAGGTACGGAGCTGACCCCAAGAAGCGTCGGAAACTGACTTGGCTAGCCTGGTCTTTAATAGACCAAGGCTGTCTACGTCACCGATGAATACCTTATTAAAGTCTCTGGTCAACTCATGGGAAACTTTATGGTTGAAATCTTTACGAGAGTTAGCTATCTTAGCATGAATCGTTCTTACTTGACGTGCATTATTACACCGTTGGTGGTGAGCAAGCTTTCTCTCATACTTGCGGAAGAACTTTTGAGCATCGTACTTTTTACCGTTAGACAAGGTAGCCAAAGACTTAAGTCCTAAATCAATGCCAACACTACCTTCGTTGGAAACAAGGGCTTCCTCGTATTCACAGACAAGGTTAAGGTACCAACGACCCCTAACGTCACAAGAGAAGTTTCCACCCTTAATTTGTTCAGGAATACTTCGAGTCTTCCAGAAGCGGAATATTCGTCCTTGGTAAACAACGGAATCCTTACGAAGTTTTATTCCAGAAGCTTTGAAAGGAATCCAGCCCTGGCTTCTTCTACCACGGAATCGTAGGAAACGTTTCTTTTTACCAGTAGGAGATTTGGCTTCCTTTAGTGAAGTAGCATAACATTCGTCAATAGCTTGAATAGTTTGGCTATGCAAACGAAGTTCCTTGGAACACCCGGAAGTTAGGTTATTTAACATTACCCAATTAACCCAGGGCCTATGACTATTAGCAGCCTTCTTTTGAACCTCATTGCAATAGTTCCATACAAAGTTTACAGCTCTAGCCATAGCATAAAGGTGCTTAGCAGAGGTGGAATCTTTTATACGGAAGGAAAAAGTTTTAACCATTGAAAGTCCCTCCCTGGGACTTATTATAATAATAGGTTGCGAGGCTAAAAAGGTCAACTATTATTTTAATCTTTCTAAAAATCAAGAAGGCCTTATATCCCACCCCTAAAGGGATGGGTTTTACGGCCCTGTAAGATGACTATAAATGTGTTAATAAAGATGTACCAGACCTAGGATTACTTAAAACGACCAACCTAGGCATAGCCAACCCACGAAACAAAAAGCCCTGTGGGTGTTAGGACTTCTACCCAAAAATAACCGGCCCCCTTTAAAATAGGAACTATTTCTTTATATTTAACAGAATTAGCATTGTGTATATCATCAACCATAACAAAATGTCCCTTCTTATTTAAACACCCTTTGATAGCATTATACTCATTAACAGTGTGTGCAATATCAAATTCCTTAGAATCTAACCATAAAACATCAATAGGACAATCCTTAGAAGATAATTCAAAATTTAAGAGACCCAAAGAAACAATACTATCACCAAGAACATATACACAATCATCTCCGCAGCACACAGACCTAGCAATGTATTGATGTTCTTTATCTATATCTAAAGAAAATAATTTACCGCCATTAGGCCTGCATATATGCTTTAATATATTGTTGGTAGTTGTGTGTACTAGATTTTCTTCTGAAATAGCATACATTGTACCTGTTTCTACACATACGGGACAAGGACGCATAACCTGCCCTATTTTTTCACATACCTGTTTAACAGTGTTTAGTCCACTAAAATCCATGGTCAGTTTCCCCTTTAAAAAATATAATTTCTGAACCCTTTCTTACAATCCTGTATTTATCAAACAACGATGCAAATTCATCATTTTCATAAAACTGACACTTATGGTAAGGTTCCCCGGCCCAATTAGTACCGTACGGTACTAATATCACTACACCCCTTCTAGCAGCCTTAAACAATCTAGGTAAAACAATATCAAATAATTCTTTCTTATAAAAATGCTCTATAGTATGAGCTGAAAAAACATAGTCACAAACAACAGGTAAGTCACCTTCTAGTATATTATTATCGTAAAATTCTATTTCTTTGTAAAGACCTATTTTTGCCGCCGCGGAAAAATCTACAGCTACAAGCCTAGAAAACCTCCCATAATCATAAAAGATGTTCATATTAAAACTGTGACCAGAGCCAAAAATTAAAAGAGAGCTTCCCCTGTCCAAATTACACAAAACATCCAAATACTGCCTGTGTGGGTCCTCTAGTTCTGGTTTACTTAATTCAGTATACGGACGAGAATAACGAAAATTATATACATCAATAGGTTCTATAGAATTAATTCCTGGAACTTCATATAAAGGGGCAGGTTCTTTTATATTTAGTTTGGCCCAGGAAGACATTTCTAATATCATGAACTAAAAACCCTCCCCAGTATACCCAACGAATATTTTTGGGTGTGTGCCTGTAAATGTACTAAATGATTGTTCTACTTTTTTTCTTCCTATGTCTATATTGTCTTTATGTTGACAATCAAAGTTATATGTGTCAAATGAGTATGGTTTAAGTTCTTTTTCGTCCTTTAATTTTTCCGCGCGGTGAAAAAATTTATCCAAAGATAATATACGTTTAGATATAATTTCAGGATCCCCTATACGTGAATAATGATATATTGGAACATTAAGTCTTTCAACCCTTCCCTTACCTAAGGTATTCATAGCGTCCCCACACGATTTTCTAGACCCCTTCTTAAATAATCTTATAATAGGAACTGTCCAATCGTCTCGTATGACATCCATACTACCATAAAAATACAGACGTGTCATTTCATACCCATCTATATTATTATCGTTTGCATAATCAATTGCGTCAAGTATCTTATCAAAATCTTGTTCGTGAATTGCTTCATCGGCCTGTAAAAGAAGCACCCAGTCCCCAATACAGTAATCTATTGCTATATTTGTTTGTTTAGCAAATTCATATCCTGTATCAGTTATGTTTTTTAAATCCCATTTACTATATACTACACGTATATCTGTCTTTATTCCACCGAGCTTCGACCTTAAAGACATCTCCTCACACAACTTAACAGTCGAGTCCTCCGAGGAAGGGTCGACGCACAAAACAACCTCATTAGCCAAGCCCGCAACACTACCAACTACCATTTCCACAGGGTAATTAAGCCTTACGATGTTACGTAGAATTATTGGAACACTAATATACAAAATCACACCTCGTCAATGGGTTGTACGGCTAAACCCTCGTGCCCCACACCATCACAAATATCTTTATCATACAAATTCTTATAAAGTAAATTTCTTGATTTTAATTTTTCTCCGAACTTAAAAACATCTTGAAAGTGCTGTATACAAGGACCGTCAAGCGCCTCCACTTTTTTATCAGTTCCTTTAATTATTTCGTGTATTCGTCTAACATAAATAATATTTAAATCATTACGAAATAGCCTATATTGAAAATCCGGGTATGCCTCCGGCTCTACCTGTACTAGCATTTCCAAATCGGCCCATCGTTTTCTTGGCAAACCCCAGGCATCTACATTACTATTCTCTATTAAATCCTTAAATTTTGGAAGGTCTTCAGAAAGAACAACCTCGTCGGCGTCCAAACCAAGAACCCAGGGCTGCCTACTTAAATGACCAGACACCGTTCTTATGCTACCAAAGTCAGAAAACCCCACACTATAGACACGAGCCCCCAGGTCCTTACACACCTCTATAGTTCTATCAGAGGAACCAGTATCTGTAATAACAACCTCACTAACTATAGGTAAAACACTTCTTATAGCCATTTCTACACTGTCTTCTACGTCCTTAACAAACATTGCTAAGGTTAATGGCAACTTAATATTCGCCTGCTTTAAAAACCTCTCTTCCTCCATCCTATCCCTATACTCCATTGCTTCATCGGAATTATAAACCTCACTATATACAACCTCTATAGGAACGCTAGACCTCATATATATACCCAAACCAATATCGTCTACATCCCTACCAAGAATTTCCCTGTAAATCAATGAGATAATTTTTTCGCGCAGCAACATAAAAACCCCCAAAAAGTTATAGTTTTGATAACCTATCAAACATTAACTTAGAAACTGCTTCTGTAGAAAAATTACTAGCTATATAATCTTGAAGTCTCCTTCCTGTCTCTCTAGCTTCTATTCTATTATTAAATACATAATTCATTTTCTCACTTGCGTCAATCAAATTAGGTTCTGCCCATTGTCCGCTTCCTAAGTACCAAGGATTAAATGAACTCATACCAGAAACATACGTCATTTGATACTCTACTAAATAGCTGTTGTCTTCTTTCATGAACTCTGTGTTCCCACCATAACCAGTACCGATTACAGGGTTACCGACTAGCCCGGCCTCGAACAGAGGAAGGCCGAACCCCTCACCCCGGTGCAAACATACATAACTATCACAATACTTATGTAATCCTAACACCTGATTTTTACTAAGCATGTCCCCAATAAGCACTACCCTAGGATATGCCCCTATGTTCATATCCCTTTTGATTTCCACTATCTTTTCTCTAATAAAATCTTTATCACGTCCCATACCAGTACGATACGTCTTTAATATAAGAACAACATCATCGCTGTCATCAAAAGCATTAAAATATGAACGTACAAGACCCATAGGATTTTTTCGTTCGATCCATTGAAAAATACTATAAAACTTATATGTGTTATTTGACAAACCTTTTAGGCTATACTCTCCACAGTCTATTGAACTAAACAAATTTGGGTCTATACTATGTGGTATTTTTGTTATTGGAACTTCAACCCCACAAGACCTTAGTACACTTACATTATAATCACTGGGAACCCAAATTTCTTGTACAGAAGAACAAGAATGAACAAATTTNGGCGGGAGCAAAGAAGTCTCCCAAGCCATAAAACCTATATTATACTTGTCAGGCTCCACATGGTCACGCCACAAGTCTGGGGTGAGCTGTTGGAAGGTTATATCATACTTAATATTTCTTCCAACAAGTTTATCCAATATAGCTGCGTGTTCTTTATTTGAAACCGGTGGGGGGTTTGGTTCAAAATTCCTAGGTTGTATAGTAATATCAAAACCTAGTTTATATAAAGACAAAACGTTGTCTCTAAATGCCTGGGCATAACCAGAAGCATCATTATATGGGCCTATGACCTTTATACCTCGCATAACTAAACCTCCTCTACCTCACCGAAACCATCACTTTCAACAACATGCCCCTTATTCTTCATCTCCATAGCCTCTTCAAATATGACCTCCCACAAGGGAACTATATTATTTTCCCACACAAGTGTGTTTCTAACCCAGTTATATCCATTCTCTGCTAGCTTCATTCTTAATACTTCATCATTATAAGCTAATTCTAACTTATCTACTAAGTCTTGGACATTAACCACAGGACGAAGAACTTCGTTGTCATACATCATAATTTCAAGATGGTCAATATCATGACCACTTTTTACTAATAATCCCCTGTCTTCACCTACTATTTCCGTACAAGCCGTATTATTTGGGGAAATTACTAAAGTTTTGCAGGCCATCGCTTCTACCTGAGCCAACCCCCAGCCCTCTCCTTTAGATGTGCTAATCACTACGTCAGCAGAATTATAAATCCTATTTAGCACGTCTACAGGAAAACCAGTAGAAGGAGAAAAATTATACGGAAAAATAAAATCGACATTTGGCACTAAACCCAGAGAATCCGCTACTGCCAGAATATCACCACCCTGATCCTTTACCGCAAGGTGCAGATTCAAAAGTGTATCAGGATACTTCCTATGAAATTCTCTAAACGCAAGCATTGTGCGAAATATGTCTTTTCTCTGCTGATTGCGGTTTACGTTTAAAACTATAAATCGGTCAGCCAAATGTCTATAATAAGCCTTCTTAAACTCATAGTTTTCCCTATAAGATAATGGATAAAAATCTGCCATATTAGCACCATGAGGAATTATTCTAAGTCTTTTCTCCATAGACGGAATAATCTTTATACACTCATTTTTCGCAAATTCAGTATACGTGACGGGAATGTCAGCTACATTCATAGCTTCAATCCAACTTTTCTTAGGGATTCCATCTATAGGAAAATATATAACGGAAGTAAACTTTTTTCCCTTCTGCCTTAACTTTGGAAGAAAATCCTTTACAAACTCAAGGATAAATGAATCTTGCAACATAAATAAAATATCAAATTCAGATTCTGCTATTTTTCTTTGGACAAACAACCGTCCATACGGATCCTTGTCCCCACTAAACATGGACTCCACACCCACAGGCCAGATTTCAAACGGGGCCTGGTGTGGGGTTCCCCAGTAATTTATGCCAAGCATGGTTATTTCATACTTGCCTGTGTTATGCAAAGGCAACAATATATTTTTCATAACGACCCCAAAACCTGTAGATGCGGTCACAGAGTCAGCGTATACTAGCATCTTTATTTTATCTTTCTTTTGTTCCACCATAAATCTCCTTTTTATGAAAATATTGTATACAAAAAACAACAACCAAAAGATTATTTCTTTCTAGACTTTACAGGGGTTGTTAGGGCTCTTTCAATAGACATCCCTAATTTCTTTATCCTAGAACTCAATGTAGTTTGATTTATACCATACTCTTTAGCCCAATCGGACAGAGTCTGTAATTTTCCATCATAGTCATAGCGCTTAGCATGTTTATAACCAGGACTTTTTTCACCTTTGTGACCAAACATATTGTTATTTTCACCAAACATGTCACTTTTTACCGTCGTGGCTAAGGCCCTTTCAAGCGGCCAGCCCATCTCTTTTACTCGGGAGGCAAGGGTTGTTTGGCTCATATTGTACTCTTTCGCCCAAACAGACAAAGGCAGGGATTTTCCATTGTATTCCCAGCACTTAGCATGTTGATACCCAACGCTGTTTTCACCAGACATTTTCTGCTTTTGTTCCTCTGTATACTTAACTCCCAAAGATGACCCGGACGTGGGAGATATATTATATCCCACCTCCGAGTCGGTCACATTCAAATAGTCCATCCAATACTGTTCCCGTTCTTTAAGGAGTTCTTTATCTTTAGGAACATATTCTATAACCTCAAAAACAAAAGCTTCTGGGCCATACTTTCTCCACGCGCTAAGAAGGTGTGGGTTTGCACTCCTAGAACCTCTATTAAACCTTTTAATATGGCTTCTCCACCTTAGCTTAAAATCAGCCGTCTGTCCTATGTATATTTTTCCATTAACTAAATTACAAATACAGTATATACCAGATTTTGTAATCATTACTTTACAACCGCAAAAATTCTTCTCACTATGTCCCGTGGTACATCAATGATAGTTATTCCATCGTCTATATATAAGAAGTAATTGTCAAAAGTATCAATTATACCAAAAACCTTTGTCCCATCTAGAAGTTGAAGTCCGACAAACACACCTTCTTTATATATTTGATATTTTTTTTCTTTCTTTTCAACCATTTTTACTTTCTCGAAGAAGTCCTTTTTCCCCTCAACTTAAAAAAGGAATTGTTAAAAGAAACTTCGGCACTATTTAAGACTTCCTCTGAATACTCTGGGTGATCCACTAAAAACCGCTCTAAACCCTTAGTATTTACGGAAAAGAACTGCAAACAGTCTTCTAGCGGGATAACTTTAGCTACAGCCTGCGTATTGTATGACACACGACTGTTTTGGACTCTGTACAGTTCTTTTTCGTCACCAGAAATACCGGAAGAATCTCTATCCATGGCAGTCTTTGAAATATGCATTTTTAAATCCCTATCGTGAGAGTCTATGATTCGTTTTATCTTGCCGAAGTTTTCCCATTCTTCTATAAGCTCCTGATCAGAGCACACACCATAAGGCTTTATTAATAAGTCGGGGTCAGATACTACCTTCTGGAAAGCAGCACAATAATTCTTATACTCACACCACCCACAGAACTCATTAATAGAAGGCTTAACCTTCTCAAATGATAGCTGTTTAATTTCCTCATAGATGCAATCTAACTGACTTTCAAACGAAACTCTCTGTACCGAGGTTCTATGTGTAATAACAGGCTCTAATCGTAAATAATCTAGAACAAGTATCCTATTTTTGTATTGGGGGTACAGGATACTAACCACCAAATCATACAGGGAAAGCTGCTCGTCATGATCGGCTTCCTCTTGGGTAAATGCCATACGACTAGTTTTATAATCCAATATTACTATAGTATCTTTATCTAATTCTATAAGTTTATCTATGGCTCCCAAAAGTGGGGTACCTTTTTTGGTAGAGACAGGTACCTCAGGATTCTCATAAGGTCTACCAAAGATTACCTCCAAACCAATTACTTTTTCGCTAGGATCAAACTTGTCCAACCGGCTCTTCAACATCAACCGACCTTCATCATAGAGAGATTGGTCCGAAAGGTGATTTTGAACTGCCGATTTCATAAAAACATCTATTACGTAATCGTAGTCATCCTGATTAGGAAGCCTTCCTTGGTTTCCTAGTCTTTTATACATCTGTTCCAGGGCTTCGTGAACTGCTGACCCAAAAGCCATAGAATCCCTAGAGACTAGGGGAGCTTTATCTGAATAATACTTAAAATAAAACTTTTGTAAACATTGGAGAAACAATTTCATGGCGGTAGCAGACACAGATCGATTTTGCATTTTTTAAACTCCTATTTTGTAGTTACAAACAAGCACAGAGCCAGTGCGTCAGTTATATCATTACGCTTATTAAAGTCTTCTTTTTTCCACGGAAGCTTGAACCTTTCTACAACAAATGTATATGTTGATTTTTTGTCTTGTGTTCCTACTTTGGAACGTATTTTTTTTACTGTTTGAAGTTGTGGTTCTATTTTTGAATTAGATTTTACTGCTTCTATAGCCACACCAGAAAATCTAGATAATAGTTTAAGAGTACTAACATTACGCTGTAAAAACACGTCTTCTATTATTACTATATCTGGTTTAGTTTTATCTAAAATTTCTATTAATTTAACCCTAAAAAATTCTAGTTTTTCGGCAAGAGTTAAATTCTTTTCTGGACTTATTATACCATAATAACATTCTTCTTTTAAATAAAATCTATTATTTATTGTAAGTGCCCAACCGGTACTGGATGAAGATACATCTAATCCTAATATTCTTGACATTTTTTTAATTATCTATATACTTTTTGAGTATTTCCTTTTCTTCTTCTGTTATCTGTTCTAAATTTATTTTTGGGGTTAAAATATTTGTTATTATTATTAAATTTCCTTTTTCCCCGCCGTTAATTCCTGGTGCCCCCTTACCTTCTACTATAATAACACCACCATTTTCATTATTGGAATATACAAACCCTCTTGGAATAGTAACAAAGTATTCAAACTCATTACTACACTTACCAGAACCAGAACACTCAGGACACTGTTCACTAGGAGCCAACCCAAGGCCTCTACAAGAAGAGCAAGGCTGACTCATACGAAGCATACCATGGGATATAAACTGCTGGCCTGAGCCCCCACAAGTACTGCACGGGGTATCATACTTAAGATAGCCATACCCCGCACAATTTGGACATCCAGAGTCAAATTTTAACCTACCAGAAAACTCTCCACCAAATATTGCTGAGTAAAGAGTAGTGTCATACTTAATTCTTACATCCTTCCCACGAGCTACTACCTTAGGATTTGGTTTTGGTCTTTGTCTGGGACCACTAGCACCAAATCCAAAATGTGCACCAAAAATATCATCAAAATTAGTACTAGTCCAGGAATTAAATCCAGGTCCCCCATTAAAACCAGGGTTTTCTAATGAAAAATCATACTGTTGTCGTTTTTCAGAGTCTCCTAAAACCCCATAAGCCTCAGAAACCTTCTTAAACTTCTCTTCAGCTTCTGGGTCATCCTTATTTATATCTGGATGGGTTTCCTTAGCTTTCTTTCTATAGGCTTTTTTTATCTCATCTTCTGAGGCCTCTTTAGACGCGCCTAACACATCATAAAAAGTCATTTTTTCACCGGTGTTAGGAGGGCCCTCTCAAGGGACCAACCCAACTTTTTTACACGAGAAGCTAGTGTTGTTTGGTCTATATTATATTCTCTGGACCAGTCGGACAACGGTTGGGATTTTCCATTGTAAGACCAACATTTAGCCCGTTTATAGCATGGGCTCTTCACCCCTGTGCGTCCCCACATAGGGTTATTCTTACCCATTAGGGACTCAGACCGCTTACGCTTGTATTCTTCTGTACGATGTTTACCATAATTAGGGCTATCCTTTCCTGTACGGCCAAACAGCGGGTGATTCTCCCCTAAAAGCTTTCCCTTATTAGACTTAGATATCCTCCGTTTGGTTTCTTCTGGACGTGGTTTACCAAAATTTGGGCTACTTTCACCTGTACGACCGTACATTGGGTTTTTCTCACCTGTGCAACCGTACATTGGGTGTTTCTCACCTGTCCTACCATACATTGGGTTTTTCTCCCCTAAAAGCTTTCCCTTATTAGACTTAGATATCTTCTGCCTAGTTTTCTCTAAAACTTCCCGCCCACGAGTATTACCCGCTGTAGGACAAATATTATATTCAGGATGTAGCTCATCTATCCAACGCTGTTCCACGGTAATAAGTTCACACTTATCTATTACGTCCTCCAAAACACCAAAATAGAAGTTACCCTCACCATATTTGTTCCAAGCGTTCTGTAGATGTAAAGAGTGATGACTACCTTTATTTAGTTGCCTTTTGTGCTCGTGCCATCTCGCCTCAAAATCTATAGTTGACCCAATGTATATTTTCCCATTAATTAAATTACAAATGCAATATATTCCTGATTTAACAACCACGAGCTATTATTCCTCACCAGCACCAAGAACAACCCAAACATTTCCACACTCGGGGCAAATGTACTCAACTGTCCCCCCATTATCGAACAAAGAAATATAGGTGCTGTCACAAAAAGGACACGTAACGTCAGAATCATAAAAAGCAGTAAGATGACTTACTGAAACATCAAAATCAATCGTCTGTTTTGTTAACATAAAAACCCTCCTCCAAAAGCTTTACTACATTACCAACTATAGTTACTGACCCGAAATTATCCTCCAACAATAGTCCACTAATTACAAAGTATTCCCCTTCTTTTAGATCTGGATACTTAACTTGATCAAAAAGTAAACGAACCAGCAAAGAAAAGTCAATACGAACATCGTTTTCTATAGTTTTATCTATTACTGTGTTCGACATCTTATCCAAGCAAACCTCTAACGCGTGGGGGCCACTAACGTGCTCCCTCTTATACCTTGCTGCCTTCATAAAAACAGGCCCAGCGACACCAAACAAAATATCATTCATCTCGAGTCTCCTAGTCAAAGACAATAGTGAAATTACCAACCTGAATCTCAACCCAGTATTTCTTTTCAACAGCACCACACGATTTACAAGGAGAATCATACGAACGGCTATTAATGTGTCCCTCTATCTCGAGAGGGGTTTCCTCCGCCAGCTCCGCCAGAGCCTCGGCCGTATCCCCCCACGCGCTTACATTATGGTATATAAGAGAACTAACCTCTTCTCCGCCTTTCTTATACGTAACAGGGACCGCTAAAGAAGCACTAAACTTTGAATACCCGGTGGGCGTAAAACCCGCCTTTGGTCTCCTCAAAAAACCCCTCATACGAACGTAATTTAAACCTTCCATAACTAGCCTCCTATAGAATCCAAAAACATTGAGATCAAACTACTAATTTCTTCACAAGAAAAATCATCCGGTGATTTTTTATCAGGTAAATAAATTGGTAGTACATTTATCTTCCCTCTGTCCAACAGTTTTCTTGAGACCTCCATCCCTTTTTTTCCTTCATCATCCCCATCCAATAATAATATAACATTAAATATTCCATATTTAACTAACAAGTTAACTTGTTCTGGCCTTATTGACTTACCCATTATAGCAACAACATTTGGAAACCCAGATGAAGAAACATGCCAACAAACCTTGAATCCTTCTACTATTATTATAGATTGTTTGTATTTATTTGTAAACTCTAATGCATTATTTAAATTATAAAGTATTTTTCTTTTTTGAAATTTCTCCATTAATAAGTATTTAGAGGCTTTTTCATTGTCTGTTCGCCTTCCACTAACACCCACTAGCCTTCCGTGTTCGTCCAATATAGGGATCATTCCTCTATGTACCCCTTTACTATCATACCCAGACCCTAAACGATACTTACTTATAATATCCTCAGATATTCCCAGCCCATAAAAATATTCTGCACCATTTTTTTCGTACTTTTCCATAATACTTTCTGGTATTTCCTGCACGGTAGTGTCATCTTCCATGAACCGTATGAAGCTGTCTTTTTCTAGCTTCTTTTTATGTTTAAGTATGTCCTCATCTTGGTGAGAAGAATTATCAATAGAAATACCCGTCAACATACTAAGATACTTTATTGCCTCTACAAAAGAGCATTTATTTGTCTTCATTACCAGCGCGACAACATCATTGTCCAGTCTTCCCGTAGAATCCAGCTCACACCCGTGTGTGTAACAACAAAATCTCTTCGACTCTTTTTTGAAACAAAAAGCTGTTTTATTATCTCCTCCATGCAAAATACAAGCACACCGTATTTCCGTCTCATTGGAATAATGGGCCACAAACCCAAGACTCAATAATAAAGTATCTGGGTCCACACTAGCCTTTATCTTTTCTAATGTTAAAGTATCCATTTTACCTCTTGTGCGGCTTTCGCCGCGAAAATAAGAGATTAAACTCCTGGCACATAACCAAGAACATCAAAAATTACTTTGGCAATACTGTCTACTGTTTCATCTGGTACTTTGTTTCTAAACGCAGGAACGGTCTCAACAACCTCCTTTACTTTTTCTGTAATAAGTTCCTTAGCTTCAACAAAGGGCTTTCCCTCCTTCTTAAGCTTAAGTGCCTCTAACCCCACCTTAGAAAGTAAATCGAATAACACCATAAAATCATGAGCATCCAACTTATCTGGGTCGTCCTTAAACATGCCCCTCAAATAGAAGGATACCGCTGATAATAGTCCTAAAACACCACCGGCTACAACGGGATTTTTAGCTCCCCACTTATAAATCACAAAAACAAGAAAACCAACCACTAAAACAATCCCTAGAGCAATAAGAACAGTAACTAATGTTGACATCTATCTTCCTCCTAATTTTGTAACTTCTTCCTCAAGTTGTTTTTGTTCCAAAAATGCAGCTGAAGACTGTGCTCTGGCTTCTTTTATTGTCAATGTGGGAAAATTAACTTCCAAGTCTATACCACTATATAAGCTTCTGCTGCCTCTGCTGTCAAGAATTTGTAAACGATGTGTCCCACTTCTACCCCCCTCTTTATCTATTTCTGCCCTTGTTTTTCTACTCATAGCCATCAATGTAGAACAATATCTCAAAATTTTATCCGAATCGGCAATGTCCCCGGAACCAACCAATGATTTCCCCTCAGCCCCACGGTTTAATTGCACCGCAGATATTCCAGCTATACCCAATATACCCGCCGTGTCCTTCAAACCACTTGTTATATATCCAAGAGTTTGGGTTTCGTTAAACTTATCTTCCATATCTGTCATTTTGATGTAATCATATATAAATACACCTATATTATTTTTAGCTTTATACTTCCGTATTAAGCCCTTAAGTTCTTCTATTCTATACCCTGGTGTGTATTTATGGATAAATTTCATTTTATTCATTATTTCTACACCATAGTATACAGACTTCATAACATTCTCGTCATTAATGTAAAGCCCATTAAGTATTACACGTTCAGGAACACCTGATATGATTGATAAAGCTCTTGTCTGTTGTTCTTCTTTACTCATTTCTGTATCTAAATATAATACAGGAAGTTTTTCATGTAAACAAATATGTATACCCCAATTTAATAACAATGTACTTTTTCCTGTTTTTGGCCGCGCGGCCAAAATTGATAAAGTCCCTGGCTTAAACCCGTTTATAGTGCGGTCCAGTACTTCGAAACCACACCTTATACCTCTAACAGCGGCTGGGTTTGATTCAAATTCTTTTAACCTTTCCTCCAGACCAGCTACCAAATCTTGTCCATCATCAACCTTTAATGTATCCAAAGAAAGATTCAAAATCTGGTTTTCCACAGACGACATAACCTCAGAAGCCGTCTTATTTTCAGAAACACTAGTTTTTACAGACTCAACATTCAATCTTAAGACCCTCTCCAGCTTAAATAACAAAGAGGCATCTAGAACTTGTTTTACATACACCTCTAAATTTGACTGACTAATCTCTGACCTAAAAAGAGCGTCTATATATTTATAGCCCCCTATATCTTCTAAAACGCCCATATTCTCAGCAAAAGAAATAACAGTAGGCAAATCGAACTCTTCTGTACCCAAAGAATGCACAGATAACATAGTTATAAATAAAGCACGGTTTCCTGGGTCCAGAAAATCCTCATGAAAAAGTTTTGAGGAAACATCAATAAAAGTTGAATAATTTTGTAAGCATAAAGATAGCAAAGCTCTCTCAGCCGCTGGCTTTGAATACCAATCGGCTGAAGGCACATTTACTGAAATACTATCCTCTAGTTTTCTCATTTTCCCTAGCCTCTATTTCTTTCTTTAGAACCTGTATATACTGCTCTACCGGCTTTGACATCCCTTTTATAAGGTCCCTCTTTGCGTCAGCTACCCTACCCTGTTGCTCTAACTGTCCAGCCTCCTCGTCTGTCTCTATAATAAAACCTCGTTTCTCGGCAACAGTTTTTATTTTACCCAAAGGATCCTGTCTAAGAACACTAAAAATGCGAGACTCCAAGGAATTTCTCCACGCATTTCCAACAGCCACAACAGAGTTTTCTTCGAACTGCAATGTAATAAAATACTGGGCTAATACAACAATATATTTTCTTAATGTAGTAGCCTCTACAGTATCCAATCGAGCAGCATCCAAAGAAAGAACCTCCTCTAGTAATGTGCTATTAGGAGTAACCCTATTAAACATAAATTTTTCAGAAAAAATACCAAGCTCACTCCATAAGTCATCAACCATAACAAACCTCCTCAATTAGTCCTATAAGACCTTCCTTAGTTTTTGGTACCTCATTCTCATGTATAATAACCAAAGTTATATTATTTAAAGAGGCCCACTCTTCTTTAGCTCTGTCTCTATAGCGATGGTTTCTCCACCCCGCCTCGTCAACATGAAAATGTTGAACAAACTTGTCATGCTGTTGACCATGTACCTCCACGGCTATAGAATATGAAGGTAAGAAAAAATCTACAAACATTCTTTTTCCCTTATATTCAATTGAATATTCTTTAACAATACGAGCAAAAGGGAAAGCACCAATAAGAAGCTCATGCACTTTATCTGCTACTAAACTCATAAGGCAAGCATTTCGCGGATCTGTTTCTCAACTCGGGCCATAAAGTCCGGATTACTATCAAAATAGGCTTTTACACTGTCACGACCCTGTATTTTCTCTCCAACCTCCGGTATAGTATACCAAGCCCCACCAAGCTGTATTATACCTAAATCCGTTGACAAATCAACCAACTCGGAAGTCTTATCAAACCCTTTACCATAAATTAAGTCAACAGAACCAGACCTAAAGGGAGCACTAATTTTGTTTTTTACAACCTGATAGGACATTTTATGACCTATAAGAACACCCTTGTCATCTAATATTCTGGCACTCTTGGTTTTGCCACTCCCATCAACACTAACCCTATGAGTGCTATAAAATTTTATAGCCTTACCCCCAGGAGTAACTCTAGGATCACCATAAGCCATTACTTTTTCGCGCAGCTGATTTATGAAAATAAACAGAGTATTAGACTCCCCTATCATATTAACAATTCTGCGACACTCCTGGCTCAAAAACCGAGCCTGCAACCCTACATGTGAATCCCCAGCGTCACCCGCAAGCTCAGCTTTTGGTATAAGACTAGGGACACTATCTACAACCACCATCCCTATCTCACCGGTGCCCAATAATCCATATACAACATCAAAATGTTCTTCCATAGACAAAGAAACATTGTCTAGTAAAAACATAGAAGGATCAACTCCATAACCGGCTACCAATTTTCTATCTATGGCCCTTTCACAATCTATGTAAAGAACCTTCAAGCCCATTCTATTTGCACAAGCTGAGGCACCTAGTGCCACAGTACTCTTTCCTGTAGACTCCTCCCCAAATATTTCTATCATACGACCCCTAGGAAAACCTCCTCCCAAAGCATGATCCATAGAAATAGACCCAGTAGAAATAAATTCGTAACCGGAGGGAACATCACTAAGCCATTTTAGAACACTACCGTGCTTTTTATTTATCTGATTAAACGCTAAATCTAATGCACTGTTTTTATTCTTCTTGGTTTCTTCAACTATATCTACAGTTTCTGTTGCTTCTTTCTTTCTACCCATTTTCTAAATCTCCTAAAATATCCTTAAGATTTTCTACATGTTTATTATCTATATTTTCAATGGCTATTTTTTCTTGCGCACCATAAAGATCTTCTATATACTTATTATATTTTTCCTCTTCTATCTTCTTATTCTCCCCGTTTATTATGCTTATTGCTTTATCAGTAACCCACCGCATATTTTCCTGTCCAAAACATTCCATATTATGTAACGGCTCAGAAAGAGAAAACTTTGGTTCATTTGCTATTACACACCTTACTATCATGGCACATTCTTGTACAGCCCTACCCTTACTAAGACCGGCTTCTTCTTGTCTTATCTTTATAAAAGATGAAGCTAACTTTAAATCTTTTTTTGTTGTCTTCCCATAATGTAATAATCTTGACCTATTATAAAAAGATAAAGTAGCATAGAAAAAAGAAACTAGCTCCTTAGCTGTTTTAACCTGTGTTGTGTCTAAATCGTCTAGCTTTATTATTATATAGTTTTTTTCTTTTAATATGTCAATACAATCTTGTTCAGTAATATTTTTTTCGGCGCCCGAAAAAATTGTTGACTGTTTAGACATTTTTAACCTAATGAAGCTACTAAAGACCTTATTTTAATATCATTTTTTATAAACTCTAGATAAACAGGGGAAATATTGTCCTTAAACCATATCCTAACCACACCATAGCCAGCATTGCTAACTATAGGCTCAAGAAGGAAACAATTAAAATCTATAGCTAACTCCCCTAAGAACCCCTCTATATTTATACCACTATTCTCACTTTCATTAGAAAACACAGATAACTGCCCACTTTTTAGAAACAGAGATACTCTATAATCGTCACTCTTTGAAGCACTAAAAGCTAAGTTACGAATATTCTCTGAAAGAATCTTCGCTTCTATGTCAAAGTGGTTTTTAAATCCTTGGAATAAGGGCTCATAATCAGGAAAGACTAGGGTTGATATAGCTGCCTTTAAAAAGACCCCAGCAAAAGATACCACAAGTGCGTTGTCACTAAAAAACAAAGTTACGGAATCGTACTCACTGTCCCTCATTTTTACTATAGTTTTTACAATCTTGGCAACCATAGGGCTATCTAAAACACAAGAAAGGGAACCATCTATAGAAGAATCGTTTTCCCCTCCAGCCTCTGTCAAAGTAACCCTATTCGTGGAAGCACAAACAAAGTTACTTCCTTCTACCAAAAACCTGACACCTGAATCTGATCCTCCATCCTGTACAGACGCAGACACTATTATACCCTTCAATACAGAAGAAAACAAGTCCGCATTGATATCTACAGAGGGCATGCCCTCTACTGACTTTAGCATTGGAACAAACGAAGGAGAGACTGGAATAAGTCTACGACTGTACGACTTTTTTTCTTTATACAAGGAGCAAGCCTTTAATAAAATCCCCCTCTCATTTAACTCGAAGGACAAGCTTTCAGTCCCTATCCCTTCCTGAGAAAGAGGAGAAAAACTTCTAACAGCTTTATTTAATGGATCAAATTGAAGAGATAAATCCCCTACCTCTAATACTGTTGCAGGTACCTTTATATTTACGAAGCAGATTTGACTACTAAAAGCCAAGCTAACAAAGTTATCATTAGCAATAACTCTAATAGAAGTAAACGCCCCACTACTATCCTTTATTGGCACAAAATCGGACAAAACAATAACAGCAGGAAGTAAGTCTACAAGTTGTACTGTAAAACGCATTAAAATCTCCTTTTTACCATCACGTATTAATTATACTAAAAAAACAAAAAATTGACAAGAAAAATTATACACAAACAATACTACCAGATAAATCTATAACCCTATCTTGTGACATACCTATAACAAAAGCCTGTAGATGATAGACCCCTCCTACAGCAGACACGACTGCTTGCATGTCGTAAGTGCTTAAATCAACTAGCATGGCTATTGCCGAACGCACAGCTTCATCCGTAGAATTGAAATTAACGATGGAATTAATACGTTTAATTCTATCATTAATACCCCTATCAAAAAAAGAACCAGTACTGGTAACTTCTTCTAAATTAAGAACCCAGCGCTTATTATCTATAGAATATACCCCACCACTAGCTGGGTCATATATATACTCTGAAACACCAGAAGAGAAATACAGCCGCAACTTCTTATACAAAGAAGCCGTTGTACCCTCATTTTTATATATATCAATAATACTACTATCTGATAAATTTCTAAACCTATGTATATATGGACGTATAGTAGCAGTTAAATCGCTGCTGAGGAATAAACCCAAAATACTGGCTTGCATATCATTATTATATGCACGAGTACCTATAATACGTCCATATAAATTACAAAATAACCTTTCTCTTGTATTAAAATATAAATCTATAACACGTATTCTGGTAAGTTTTTTTCCTACAATAAATGAAAAAATATCAGATATACAAGATAAGGAATCTATAGTAGCATATAAATCACCACTACCAGCCCCACTAACAGAACACCTTATAAAAGATAACAAGTCTTTATAAGAAGACAAGGGGGCACAACTTCCCCCAGGATTAATAAACGCCCTTAGCTCCAAAAATGGTATGGTATAAACAGGTATTAAACGAAGCCCCTTTACTTCCCTATAAGCATTTATACTAGCACCAATAGTAGACACACTACCTACAGAAATAACTGAAGAAAACAAATCATAAAAACCCCCACTTGAAGAAATATCCGCCGTTATATCAGAAAGTGTGAACGACTGTAATAAAACCGCTAAAATAGCCACATGTGTCAAATCCAAAGACACCACTGAGGCCAATAAATTTGCGTAGGGCCAAACACTTATAGAGGAATAAAGATCGGAAACAGCCCATGACCTAACATATGCCCATAAATCTGGAGTTGAGCTATTGTTAACAAACGTAATAGGACGAACAACCCCTATAACTGGCCCTGGAATAAAAAGACCATAATTGGTAGCCAAAAAAGCCCTACTAATAGAAGCAGAAGTTATCCAATGAGCACCAACAGAAGTACTTGTACCAGTAGAAACAAACCCCTGTATAAAACAAGACAATACTTTATAAGCAGAAAAAGCATTTAACTCAGCAAATAAACCACTAAAATTCCTAAAAATTAGGTCCAACTTATTTATAACTAGGGGTTTAGTAACAGAAAAACTACTTGTGGACAAATCATACGAAAGTCTAAGAGCTGGTCGTATAAAAGCCCTAAAGGTTGACGTGTATAATTGAAAAGCAACTACAGAAGCACTTAAATCAGGAAAATAGCCCCTAATCGGATCCATTGTCATAATGGACAAACCACCTCTAGATCCAACCAAGAACTTTCTATGGGGGTGAGTAAATAAATAATAATTATATGGCTTATCTGTTGTATGGGCACTTATTATACCCTTTACAAAGACAAGAACATCAATAGTAACATGAGTAGTAGCACGTATAAACGAAACAAGATCCTTTAAATTACCAACACTTATACCCTTTATATAAGCATACATACTATCAGTATATTCACCTAATATAAAAACAGTTAAATCACTAGTAGCCCAACCATACAAACGAGCATAAATATCTTTTGGTATACTGACAATAATACCTGCAAAAATGCTAGAAAAATTCCTATACATAGCATCTATTCTACCCCCCATATCCACCCAATACCCCGTAGAAGTAAGACTAGACAAAAGATCTAACATTCCACTAAGACCAGAACGTATAAAAACAGGTAAATCTTTCGGTGGTATAACCAACAAATTTGCATAAATATCTTCCGGTAAATGCCCTCCCCCAACGGCCCTTAGCTCCTTAGGTTCAATAGATAAAATATAAGAATTAAGATCAGCAGGTGAATACCCCACAACAAGAGCCCCAATATCAGAAGGTTGTATAGTTACAAGCTCACCCAGCATATCCCTAATTCGTGTCGGCCCCAAATAAGCATTGAGATCAGATATACCCTTCCCTATCCCTCGTATATTGGCATATGTAATAGCCTCGCCTCTAAAACCAATACCCGAATACACGGATAGATCTGAAACAGCCCACCCCCTAATACTACCCGTTAAATCTGGCAACTTAGTTAAACAACGTTTTAATATGGAAAAACCAAATGGGGTAGCCAATAAAACAGAGGTATAAGAGAGAGCCTCTGTGTGAACACGAGCAGTACCAGATATACCAACGTATAAATTAATACTTGTTTGATAGGACGACACAATTATACTTCGTAAATCACTGGTTACTAAGGTAACCTTAGGATAAATAAATGCCCTTAAATCCGAATACAAAACCTCGGCAAAAATATCTGTGAATAAATCTGTGCTGGTTCTCAATAAAGCATTGATAAAGGCAGACAAATCCAACGTACCAGAATATAGAGGGAGAAACCCTCCGGCATCATCATGTTTAAGTCTAGCATAAACATTTTTAGGAAAAGCACTAGAGTCCACCAAGCCCCTATATTTAAGATGTCCCTGAACAGGGCCCTCTAAAACAGCCCCAACACTGCCTCTTCTGGAAAGCCTGGTACCCAAAACAACGTCCATAACACCACCAAGAACACCCGGCTTGGACATTCTAGCCCCAAATAGGCCTATGTTCTTAATTAGAGACATATAGATTATACTGTAAAGGTGGTTTCCTCTGAAACAGGAGCTACAGGACCAAACGCATATGTTCTATCTGTATAAGAAGAGCCCCCCTGCCTAAACACAACAAAAATACCGGAAGCAGTTATTAAGGCAGACATAGGCCCCACCCTAAAGCCATTTACTTGGTATACCCCATAAGGCTCTCCTCTAACCTCATATGCACCCGCATTTCTATTCATCAACATTACAGGGAATAAAATAGCAGCGCTACTTCTAACCCCTACGTCATTACCCAAAAGGGTACTCCAATTGTAAGAAACATTAACAGCTACCCCGCTGGAAACGCAATTAAACATATATGCCCTAGAATTTGTTGCATCTGTCCAGGGGTAATCCGCACTAGTGTTTCCTCTTATTAACAATGGTAAAGGGTCTGTAACGGGCACATAATAACTTCTTATCAAACCGGCATAAACGGTATGTGTATTTCCTGTACTATTATTCAGGATAATAACACACACAAAGTTTCTATCCCCATATAGCCAGTACTTAAAAGGAAGACCGTTCGTAGGCATATACGTATAAGAAACATCGTACATCTGATCTGCATAACTTGCACTACTAACATAGACGCCATAACCATAAAGATAAACATTATCACTATATCCCCTAAATCTTATATATATATCCCCATTGTCAGCAGGAGTTTCTCCTGGAGACTTCCACGCATAATCCCTATCAGAAGATAAATCAGAGACTTTTTCTATCCTAGTCCACCCAGTAATTGTATTAAGAAGAAAATCGTCCAGAACAGTTATAAAATCCTGCTCAGTAATACAAGTTCCTGATGTATAATCATATATTTTCATAACTCTACCTCCACTTTAAACATGGACCGGGCCATAACCCTCACAGTCGTCCGTACTATACCTACGTATAAAAAACTTATAGTCTGTTCCCGACACCACCACCCAATCTTCTGAAACCAAAGTATCGCCAGAAAACTTTACTGCTCCTGGAAATTCCCCCCTAATCTCCTTAGATCCTGCTGTAGTGCTATACAGAATAAGAGGATAGTGTGCTTGACTATTATCCCTAACATTAGGGTCACCATAGGCTAAAAAATCTGTTTGGGCATGGTCAACCAAATAGTTGACATTTGACCCACTAACTGTAGCAGAATACATCTGTGTTCTACCTGCCTCCTGAAGACCGGTAGCGTATGATGTCTGCCCAACAACGGCCAAGGGTAAAGGATCGTAAGTATAAGAATAATAACTGTCTATAAAACCACCAAAACACGAATAATAATAATTGTCATCTCCATTTTTTATAACAACCCACAGATATGTACTATCCCCAAAAAACCAGTACTTTATAGCAGAAGCACCAGTAGCAGCATATGTAGTACTATACAATTGGTCGCTATATGAAGCAGCACTATACCAAGCACTATATCCGTATACATATAAAGTATTACTATACCCCCTCCAACGAACATAAATATCCCTATACTGCCCTGGTGTACCGGGACCAGCCACTTTATAAACATAATCTTTATCTGAGGAAGTGTCAGTTATAGTCCCTATTCTAGACCAAGAACCTATGGTACTAGTCAAGAATGTGTCTATTGCCACTATTAAATCCTGCTCAGTTGTTGCCGTTCCTGCAGAATAGTATACCATTAACCACCCCTATATTACTATATTAATATCGGATATGTCACTACCGACTATATTCGGTGAAGAATTACTATCATAATAATCAACCAACTCACTAGTATCTAAATTAACAACACTAAAACCAGGAGAAGCACTACTTAAATATTTAACGGAATCTTGACCCACAGCATACCCAAATTTGTAAACCTTAGAAGAAAAGGTACTGTAAGAAGGCTCATCCCCATATTCGACTTTAAACGTATCTGCTACAACACTCTTACCAGTATAACCGGTAACAATAACCCTATTTATACCCAAATAACTGCCCAAATAAACCCACCCGGATGCCCTAACAACATCTACAGAATACCCACTACAATCCCGTACCTGAGACACAACAACTGTAGTTGCATCTAAATCAGAGGCCCCTCCCTCCCCTATGTTATCTAAAACAGACACAAGAGGGTTTGTAGAAAAAGAATCTGATACGGGCAAAGTCTCCACACCATTATGATAAATAATAATAGGGGTTGTTGTAGAATACACCGGGTCAACATTGTAAAACATATACAAGCTACCATAGATAGCACTGCCACAATTAAATCTAAATATGATAACGTCCGAAGATGACCCATTATACTTATAACGCTGAGCCCCAAAATAAGCCCCCCTATAAGAAGCGGAGTTTTGCTGTAAAGACCATGTTCCAGAGGTTGTAATATGGTCCGTGTTAGTATCCATTATATTTCGTATAGCGGGATTGTTAAAATTATTCTTACCAAATGAAACCCGCTTTAATAAGGTATCTGGAATATTTATACCTAAAGTATACAACTCTTCTTTTAGGGTTCCATCTACAAAAACACTAAGATTTTTATCACTATCCACACTAAGCTTATACAAAGACCTAGAAGCCCAATCATGCAACACAACAGAGGAATAAGACCCCAGCTCTGACTGGCTACCAAAAGAATATATCCCTATTTTCTTAGAACCATCATAGAGAGCGTTCAACTCATATTTCTTTTCACCATTCTCGATATTTGCTATTGTACACACATAATTATTGGAATCCGTTGAATAGGTATCTAAAACAAAGTCATTTTCAAAACAAAACTGTACTTCTGACCGCATAGTACAGTCATAGCGCTCATAATAATTTTCAGAGCAAAGGGAAGAACAGCCCAATGTCATATAACCTGCTACCGTAGAAATATTTGTGTAATCATTTACTACTAGATCTATAACGTCCACATCCAACTGTCCAGAACTAGAAATCTGGTTACAATAACCACCAAAGCATAAATACATACCATGCTTTAGTTGACTCGTGAGCAGCACAGACCCTACAAAAACACCATCTATATAGGCAGATAAAGTTGATGTTAGATAATTATAATCTATACGCCAAAGCCTATAAGAAGCATTTTCTGTACCATCAGTGGCATTAAAACCTATATAGTTTGTACTACCATACCTAGTCTCACTTTGTCCCTCTTTCTTCCATAAAGAATACCTAGAAGACAGTGTCTGCGTATTATAACCAATAAGCCACAGCCCGTTTTTACCTAACAAGGTATTACCCATTCTAGAAACACCAGTCCAAGAATCATTACCCCTACTACCCAGGTAATCCGTAACACCAAAAACAAAACTATTAAAAGAACTAGCGTGGTTTGGAGAAGGAAGACCCAAAATTTTCACTTTCATAGTAGCAGAAAAACTCGCCGAGGGAACCGGGCACGCATTAGTCCGCAAAGCTTGGGACCCTCCCGTTTCTGTAATATTGTTAATTATAAAACTTAAAACCCCTCCCCCCTCGTCCACAGAAGTCTTACTCACGGCATGGCTCTCAAAATCAAACCAGACCCCGTCTACTAAAGAATCAGAAAAACTATCAGACTTAGCATACTTACCAGAACCAAGAGAAACCCTACTGAAACTTTTCCCTGATTGGCCCTCAGGGTTAATTAATAAAGCAGGCTCCCAAGAAACATAATCTTTAAACTCATTATTTTTGAACCTATATTTTGCCGTACTTAAAGTCCCTATTCCATAATTCAAATACACAGTATCTGTTATTGGAGAATAAGAAGCACTCATATTATTGGATACGGAGGCAAAAAACCAACCAGAACTGGTATTAATCCACGCCCCTTTCTTTATATCATAGCACAAAAACCTATTATACTTACTTATCATAAAATACAAACACTCATCATAAGGCCTATAAAAACTATATATACCAGTATCAACATTATATGGTACAGGAGGATCTGACAAAGGCCCTTCCCAACTTCTTTGATCAAGCATTATTCTATAAAAATTAGAAGTCGTACCATAAGACCAAACATAAATAGCATTATCATATTCAGAATAAACAACACAGGTATCTACAGCTCCTACAGGACTATAAGTGCCACATAAACTAGCCCCCTCCCAATTTAACCACTCGGACTTAAACCTCCCTACCTCCCCGTCTTGCACTAGGAAGAGCTCCTTTCTAGAAACAGCAGGCGACACCTCACCGTCATCAAAGACCTCTCCACCGCCTACATACACAGGACCGGTCCCGATATTACTCGAACTCCACACTCCTGTTTCTTTATTGAAATAAGACATAAAAGTAGGACCAATGAGATACTGATTTCCATCATCTATATCAACACAATATGCCCTACTAGAGCCAACTCCTGTATAACCAGGAGCTTGAGTATTACACCCTATTAAACTCCACTGTCCATAAGACGAGGACAAGGACCGAGAAAATAAAGAAAAAGTATCTGGTGTATAATTATAGTAAAAATACCCAACGTCACCTAAATAAGACACACAAAGACACCCCTTAGCAGAACTATTCGCACTAGCAGGCCTGTCTATCCACCTATTCCAAGAATTACCGAATGAATCATTAAAGTAATTAGAAGTACCAACATACATAAGCCCTGTATAACCTATTACCCCGGAATCTGGTTCTACATTGGATACTATTTTAGCACTACCATATAGTACGTTATTATCCATGCCAGACTCATCTATGCCATAATCATAAATATAATCAGGCTGTCCAGCAAGAGAACCTGTATATACACAAATATTAACACCACTGGTCGTAGAAACAAAAGAAGCGTCCTGCTCAACCTCTACGTACACACCATTATTTAATCTTACTTCATTTATACCACCAGATATAACTGTATAATCTGGGTCAAACTCCACCTTAAAGTTTTTTATGTCAAAACAGACGGAAGATATGCCACTAACAGTAACCGGCATGTCATAACCAACGAAAAAGTTTACAAAACTACCAAAAGAAACTCCCGTAGGGCCCCCCACCAAAGCTCCATCTACATAACTAGAAACATTACTACCGTCATAAGAAAGTCGCCAAGTTCGCCATTCCGCTAGAGCGGTACCGTCTATGGTATCAAATTGTACACCATCTAGATGCGTACCACCACTAACCGTGGGTTTAATCCCGCCGGCAGAATTATGAGTGGCTAGTATATATTTTCTACTAATGTTGTCTGATGGATAACCAAAATCTATCTCAAAATCTTTAAAATAAGAAGATACATTTTGGACAGAATTATCACTCTCTTTAAATCCAAACACAATATAAACATTAGAACCAACAGAATTTGTAAATGTTCTTATATGTGTACCATCAACACTACAAGAAAATAAACCAGTAGAACTGTTATAAGTAAATTCCCATTGATGAAAAACTGCAGCACCAGTACCATCCCCAGAAAAAGCCGCCACAGTATTGATGGTATTCGGAGTCCACGTATTTATAGCCGATTGAGCTATAGTATTATAAGCAGCAGGATTTATATCAGAAGTGTGATAAGTAAAAGCCATGGCAGTAGAAACCGTACTTGTAGAACCACCGCTACCATTACTGACACCAAACAATACAGATTTAAACCTACCAGCAGTAATTCCTGTTGGCATACTATTGATACAAACCTTTACCCTAGCAGTAAACGACGAAGGACTAGCTAGGGAAAGATAACTACCAACAAGGGGGCCATATTGAGAACCCGTACTGCTACTTGAAGTGTAACCATAAAACCTAGTACCGCTAACAGACAACAACATAGAGGTAGTATTAGTAGAAATATTTTTTGACCACCTGTCATATATATTATCTACCAAGGGGTCATTTTGTATAACAGGCATGAATGTTAAGTTGGACGCTGAAACTGAATAGCTATTTCTATGCCCACTATAATAAGAATCTAACGAATAGGGCCACCCAGTACCTGCCCCTAAATGTAAACCCCCTCCACAACGACTTACCCAGTCATCTATCCTTACGTCAGCGTACAAATCAAAGGGTCTAGAAGGATACCTGTTTGAAACCAAACTGACAGAACCAGGTAAAACCTTGGTACCTGAAACGGTAAAATGGGCGCCATTAGGTAAAAACTCTAACTCACCACACCGTATAGAAGACAATTGTTCAGGTAAAGACCCGGAAAGACTAAAATTTATAGGCAGACTATCGTTAGAAAAAACCTCATTACCAACAACAAAATTTTCTGACAATAAGGCGGCTATACTATCATAGTAAATAATCCTAGAACTTGTTCCACCATCAACAGAGACAGCAACCTTGCCATTATTTATTGAGACACTATTTATATTCCATTTATATACAGAATTATACGCCCCTGACACCCCTATAAAAGGGTCCTTCAAAAAATACAAACCATCAGAAGTACCTGCTATAATAAACTCGTCGCCTAAATAGGTGCCACAAGCAACACACCTTATAAAGTCCGAGGGAGTAGCTACATCTGTATTTAACAAAAACCACTTTGAATATTCATTTCTGGCAGCTATTGATGGCCTATAATAAACACCAGCACTATTATACCGATAAACTCTGTTATCAATGAAATCTATTCTATATAACCCCTTACTAGTAGCAGCCCAAACTTTACCGTTACTAGCACACACAGAAACAGGAGCCTCCCCCAATGCATAGCCATACCCAATCAAAAACCTCATCCATAATGTGTTGTCGGCCGCATTTATTACGGACAAACCCTCGGTATCAACAACAACATACACCTGAGTAGGAAACTCTGCGGTCAAACCCCTGACACCAGATACCCCCTCATAAAACCATCGTGGCATAGTAGCTAAATTTGAAGCGGAAAAATAAAAATAAGCCCTAGTGTTATCAGACCTGGTTGTGTTAAATTGAACCTTAAACTGTCTAATCCCACTATAAGCAGAAACATCGACTGGATATTCTCTATACTTCCACCTATTTCCATCTTCCGAATCCACCCAAGCTAATGTAGAAGAGTAACTAAGGGTACTGCCCACTTGATTGGAATCTACATAAAAAGAAATTGTACCATCTTGTATTGCACTTGACATCAAAGACAATAAATCAATATAAACAGTGTCAATTTCTGTTAAATCTACAGATTGGTACATTAAAGCATAACTACCATCAACTTGGTCCTTCTCTTTATACCCAAACACCCCCCAGGTAGGATTGTCATAAGCATGTAACTTTCCAACAGAAATATAGGAAGCACCCCCCCAATTTGTATCTGCGTAAAACTTAACATACCGAGTGCTATCTTCACCCAGAAACACCTGTATTGGCTCTAAAACCCCACTAGTAGTAATACCGCTGGCTACTATTTCAAAATCCCAATAATTAATAGTATTAGATACTCCCACCCTATAGTTCTTAACCCAATTTGTATAATCTGTACCAAACCCAGGTATAACACAAATATGAGATATACTACTTACAACCCCCATGTCTACTATAACCGCATTAACATACTCAGTCTTATTTGCAGTCCACCAACCATTAGCACTATTAAAAACTACTAAGTTAGGAGCATCAAAACTCCCTGAATACCCACTACTTGTGACAGACTTACCTGATAACAAATCTGTCTCGCCTATCCATGGCATCCTAAAAAAATTGTGTTTATACGGAGTAGCAGAATCATCCGTGCCATAAGTCCAAGTACCACTGGTTGGTAAAGAAAAACTACTATTTATAAAAGGACTAGCTACATTCCATTTATGGTCCCATGCATTTTCTGTACCAGTAACAGTAGAATTATAGTTTGAGACAGAAGTGACTACATCGGAATTAAGGATGTAATTACCGTTAATATCTGTATAGGTAGAATCTATATTTAAAATAGTGTCTAAACTTGACATTGAGTACCTATTGTTCTGTATACCATGTTATGATACCAGCTGTTTTTCCAGAGGTATCTTCATTATTACGAATATATATATTTGCATAAGTGCTTGGTTGAACACCAGATATCGTTATGGGTGTTTCAAAACCTGCCTTTTTTATATATGGTTTGTTCGTTATTGATCCTGTAATTGTTATACAAAATTGGGAATACCTATTTATATCATCTGCTATTATGATCTCTTTCGGCGCCGCCAAAAAATTTAGAGACCCATCCGCAATGCTCCAAAACGGGTCTGACTCAGAAGCCAACGACCCACTAGACCAACCCTCTACTGGAGCAATATATGAAGACCTAACCCCAATACACCTCTCGCTTCCACTGTTATCTATAAAACCTATAAAATCACCGTCTGGTAAAAATTCATCCCAAAAAACCCTGTATCCACTATAGCCATACAAATCAACAACAGGGCTATAGTAGGTACCACTAACAGAGACCCCTGAAATAGTAAGGTTTGTGCCACTAACCACAGTATTAATATGTCTCCCACTATCCCAAGAAAAAGCCCCGGGTAGTATTAAACCCTTTTCATATCTAAAATAATAGGGGCCGGACCCAGAATAAGAAAGGGCTACACTTTCTACCCCGCTCCCCTCAGAAACAAATACATTTATATCTTTAACACCAGTGCTACTATTATATACAGAAACCATAGTATCTAAAACACCACTTGAATCTAAAGCTACCTTATCAAAATCAAAAACCAGTAGAGTATCTTTATTATATATTTGTAACTCATGTGCAGTAACAAGACTCAAAGAAGCCAAGTGCACAACCTTTACTCTTTTAGGATAAACACCCGTAAGACCAATAAATAAACCACCAAGAATAACAGACGGAAAAACTTGTACCCAATAACCAAAAGACTCCTCAACATACATAGAAACCACACCCCCACCACTATAATAATAATACACCCCCAACGTATAATACCTATTATACAAATCTATAATAAATTCCGCTGTCTCTCCTACAGAAATCGTGGGCCCGTTAACATACTTATCGCCATCGGACATATAAGTTAAATCACTAGAAACAATATTAGTAATACCTAAAATCCCTGTTATGTTTCCTGTAAGTGTATAAGACATTGTTATCCTATAGCATACTCAGCTTTATTTATAATACCACCCTGTACAAAATCATTAATATATGTGTAGTAGTCTAGCGTATTTGTATCTACATCTATTGCTCCGTAACCATCTTTACAAGAAAAATATATCTTTTTCTGGCCTAAAGCTTCAAATAAAGTTGCAGATAAAACCTCATGTGTTCTAGTTGGTATTATATTATAGTCTGGTTCCTTTATAAATACCCTTACGTTATCAACATAATAAGAAAGTTCCCCAACACCTGCAATAGAAGTAAGATATCTAAGTCTAAATACCAGCTGACCTACAGAATTAATAGAAGAACAATCTATCGAATAATTATACTTTATAAAGGAGCCTTCTATACTATTAACAGACAATAAAACAGACCCACCACAAAGAACCTCAAACACCCCTATATTAGAGGTAATACCAGTAGTATTCACAACCTTAATATCGAAATATAATTTATCTATTAATGAAAAATCTACCTGTTGATAAACACCACCACTATAATTAGAAACATAGTAACCGCCACTAATAGAAGAAAGCTTTAAGCTATAACTACCATTAGTTTTCCAAGAAGAAGACCTAGAAACGGAAACCAGGGGCTTTGGTAAAACAGAAGAGTAAAGCAAGTGCCAATCAACCCCTAAAAACGATTCAAAAGAAGGGCTGCTTAAGGGATTAATAGAGTTAATTGGGCCAAAAGAAACTGACCCACTATTATTTATATAATCTATTCCAAACTCATTTGCTAAAACTATCTCCCCCTCAATAGAACAGAATATAGAATTTATTTTCTCAGAAGATAGGGAAATAGGGGTAGTATCAGAATCATAAAAAACTGAATAATTGAACACCCCACCACCAGTAAGTATAGCAGATATGTCATCTAAAGCATAGAGTTTTCCTGTATTGGAGTCCTGGCTATAAGAAGACCACAATAATTTCCCAGCGGGGGAAATAAAAACATTTGATATATTTTCATTTCTATTTAAACTACTATATACTGAAAAATCATCTACTAGTATATCCAAACCACTAACAGTAGTGACCGCTAAATAGTCTGTACCATTAAACTTCCTAAAAAATACGTCGTTAACCTGATTGTCTGGAAGCAAATCCATACTAATAGAATCGTACAAAATTGTATCAAAATTTCTTTCTACTATACAATAACTACTAGTTTGTTTCTTTCCTTTTATATACCTATAAAAAGTATCATTTGAAAAATCTATGCAATTAAGTCCTTGTGTGGAAGTATAATAAATTTTTCCTTCCCCCGCCGAAATTTTACAATCAACGTCTCTAAACATAGCGCCGCTATCCAAATCAAACCTCATCCAAAGGGAGGAGTCTGACAAGTCCACCACAGATAAGCCCAAAGAATCAACAACAAAAATAGTCTCACCAGGAAAAGACTGTGTAACCCCACGTATTTTTGAGGAAAACATAGTTGAGGGGATAACGGACCCGCTTATAGACACCCCCTCAACCCTACACACTACTGTATTAGCCTGCTCAGCCTCCAACTCCAACTCCACATACAAAGGCTTCTCCCAGCATAACCCAGATACCGTGCTACCGACCTGTACGAAACCGCCCCCGTAATCTACATAGGAGGACACCCCCGAGGCATCACGAACGATCCTCAAACAAGATACACTTGAATCAGCCTCAGTAGAAACAAAAGAACCGTTGTTGAACCAAGAGTAATATTTTAGTTCTTTACCCTCTACATAATGAGACATAGCTCCTATAGAAGACCCATCAAAATACTTAGACACCCTATATTTATAAGAACTATCCTTAGAAACAGATAGACCAACAGCTACATTACTCCTATATTCATTATAATAAGAATTTTCATCAATGTAAAGTCTTATATCAAATATTCCTGAAAGAGTCCACTTTCCGTAGGAAGTCACACCTCCTCTAACCTCTTTTCCATAAGTACCCAAAGTCAAACCACTAGAAACAGACCCAGAAATAGTACCTCTATAAGAAAAATATGACCACTTATCATCTGCCAAATCTGTAGAATAGAAAAAATCGGTAGGCCTATAATTTTCTAAGTACCAACTTGAAGAGGTACCCCCATAAATATCCCACGACTCTCCCTCACAGCTATAGTAGGACACTAACTTAGTATCGTTAGACCACACCACCTGGTTACCCCTGCCATCTACGTATGAGGTATCATATAGCCGATTAGTCATTGTACAACTTCAACTTACCAAAAAGAACCCTATTTGGTGTCTCATATAGTCTATTTAATGTCACAGACGGGGTACCAACCCCTAAGTTGTCGTAGTCATAGTTCTCCCCCTTATGAATGCTACAAATAAAACTGCCCCAACTAGAACCCTCATCCGACTCACCATAATACACGCTTTTGTTGCCCTCATTTCCAGCTATAACCCACATCTTATACACACCCCTATCGTATACAACCCTTGGACTCATACAGTACGTATACAATGTACCCATACTTGTTGGAACCATAACCACCTCATGGTCACCCCAAAGCACCCCATCTGAAGAAACACAATGTATAATTCTGTATACCCCGTAAACATCCTTACCATGATACCACATATGATATATGCTTTCCAAAAGAATAACGGAAGGAGAGCCTGCGCCATTAGAGTCTGCTTCATATTGAAGCCCTACCGTACCAATATCCTGAACCAGTGAAAAATTATACCAGTTTACACCGTCGATACTAGTGGCTCTTAGCACCCTTTCTACACCCAAAGAATCAAGGGCCGTATACCACACCTCATATATATCATTGTGCACAACGTGGGGGCCATAAACACCGCTACTATCATACGGAGATAAAGTACCTCTTCCTATACTATGTACAGGAGAAGACCATTCGTACCCAACCACAGAAGACATTACATGTATATTAGAATAGGAAATAGTGGCTACCCCGTTTACTAAACCATGAGAAGCCCACATAGTATAATCGTCCCCCTCTTTTACAACACAAGGATCAAAATAACAAAAAACCCCAGAAATAGTATCTGTATGTATATCTACGCAAGGAACAGAAGAACTGATAGATAAACTATCAGAAGTAATACCATAAATTATTGAGGAATATACAGTAGTGCTACCAACGTCCCTATACCTCTTACCAGCATACCAAACCTCTGCATCATACTCAGTGGACACTCCGGTTTTTACAAATACACTCGTGGTACCACTAATAGAAACGTCAATAGAAAGAGGCTTAACAATACACGAAGATCTAAGGGAGGGTCCTGGTAACCCCTCTTCACAAGATAACACTGCTTTATATTGAGCATACCTATCCTGAGGCATAACTTCGCCACTGATAGCACACTCTACCCAAGGAATACCACCCAAAACACCCCACTCATGAGAGTCCTTATCCGGCAATTTCCCTGAAACCCACCCCTCCTTTCCAACCTTTACTCTTCTAAAATCCCCGTACAAAGAGTTGTAGCCATATATATAGTCCCCACAAAGACAGTATGCGTGTGAATGATTATTTCCAACAACCACGTCATTATTATAAAGAAACTGGGTGGCACGATTATACCCCAACGAAACAACCTCCGTCCATTCGTCCGCGTAGATATCATATTTAAGGAACGGGCTATAGTGAGAACCCATAGGTGCGTATGGAAAAACATATATATATGGACTATAAAAAATACACCAAGAAGTTGGGAGTTTATAGGGAGCAGACGTACCCTCAGACCAAGTGTTATTTGTGATATCATAAATATCTACAGTCGCTACTGAATCAGAGTAGTCACTAGACCCTACTGCATGGCCTCCTATAACAAACAGCCTATTTTCCACAATAGTTGGTATAAAATAGTCCCTAGAAGAAAGGCCATGAAGAGGCGCCTCTGCTCTTCCTTCTGTATTTATTACACCAGTAAGACTATCAAAAACAGTAATAGTACCATCCCTACCAACAAAATACAACTTGTTAGCCCCGTCATAGGCCATTCCCGCATAATATGCAGAGGCCTGACGTTGAGAAGGAAAAGCTTCCCAACCATCATACCCATACTCATTAGCTACTAGATTATACTTATAAATACCTGAAGTATATAGTCCCTCTCCACCATCGGTTCCTTCCGCCATAAGAATAACGGAACCTGTGTTAACAACACTGTTCCTTGTTCTAAAATCAGGGGACAATACAACGCCGCCACCATCCTCTGGCATATAAAAACCGACTCCCCACTTTTTAGTAATGGTATTATATCTATACACCTCACCGTCTGGGCTAGTACAACCAATAAAACAAATATAATTACCATAAGAAACCATAGCAAAGCCGTCTCGTAGAGGATCCGAAGAGTACTCAGAAAGTCCGGCATACGAAGAGCCCAGGTCCTCCCACTCCTCATAGTTGGGATCATAACTATACTCTGGAGGAACAGGCCCCGCCCTATACATTATATAGGAGCTACCTTCGTTGTGCACAGTATCAACAAATACCCTCTCCGTATTTTGTTTACCACCCAAATCAAAAATAGGGGACGTATACGAACCAACAGCCATGCTACTATAAACCACAAACCCTGTCATAGAATAACCCGAAGCAACTACTGCCCTGCTGGTCGTTGTGTAACCATATGATATATACAATCTAATACCTTGTGTTCTTATCTCACTATCAAACTCGACGTAAGCAGAAAATTCTGCGCTTGTACTATATAAATACGTCTGCTTATTATCCCTATTAAGACGACACAATAAATCCGAAGGAAGGGACACACTTGTGCCAAGACCATCAAATGCGTTCAAATACAGAGTATAGTATTCTCCGTCATTATTAGAAACTAACCTATCCCTATAGGTTTTGTAATCAGAGACACTGTGATACGAAGTCGAAACTGGTGGTATGTTAATCCAGTCACTATCTGTTAGCGGGTCACCTCCTATTCTTAAAAACTGTAGTTTCCAACTATCGGGCCTTCCAGAAAACCCCAACCCATAATCACTAGAAGAGTTTACAAAATTAACAAAAAAGGCCCCTAAATCTACAACTTCCTCAAACTGTCTCCATATATAAGCTGTATTGCCCTCTACACTACAAAACACCCACTCACTGCCCCTTCCATCACGCTTAAATACAGACTCTGCATAGGTCCTATTTATATATTTCCAAGGGTCGTCATTGTTAAATACCAAAGAAGATCCCCCGTAATCTCGATTCTCCAATAATAAATGGCACATTTCATTAGTAGACACATCGTATAAATCTTTACTTACCATAACCATAGTTGGAGAGGTAGAAGTTTTAGACAGATTTCTTTTTTGGCCGGAAAAAAAACCATAACTATCATCTATATAACTACTAGATGGAAGCGACCTAATACCGGAAACAGTAAAAAACTCTACTTCGTCTATAACTAAACACCCAGTATTACCACTTAGGCTATTAACCTGATAAAAATTAGCAGTAACAGATGAGGCCCCCAAAACAGGAGACCTTTCCCCGAACACTGTATACATATAACCAATATCCCACCCGTCAATAAGAAAAGGTTCCTTATTAAAAGAAACGTATCGCTGGTCCCCTGTGTCAAAATTAAGTTGCAAAGTTTTTACAGATGACGTAGGAGTATAAGAAGAAAGGCCTGAAATAGTAATGGTGCTACCTTCAGAGGCCCTCTTTATTCGTACAGCCTCTACATTATACACACCACCAAAATACACAGAAAAAGAATTGGCAGGAGAGGGCACCGTAGAGGAAACCCAAGCAGAGCTATAGTTACTATTGTCATAAAAACCATCCACAAGTTTGTACGGTAGTTGTGTGCTATCTTTAGAACCATAGGCAGTAGCAGAGGACTGGTTTGAATACAAGGTTAAGTACTCATCCACGCTTACAAAAAAATCCTTCACCGCTACTTCTGCACCCCCAAACCCCACGAAAGACAAGAAAAACCTACTACCCTCAAAAAAAGACCCGGAACTAAAAACATATTCCCCAACAATAACCCCGTCGAACAAGAACACTGCCTTGCCACTAAGGTGATCATACGAAACCTTCAATGTCCTCCACGGAGCCTGCAAAGTTCCGTCTGTATAATTTTCTTCATAAAGAACAAACTCAGAAATACTTTCCAAACTATAGGCAGAGAGTATACTGTGACCATTATGAACAGTTCTTACTTCATCAAAAGAACTAAGTATATTATTACTAGAAAAATCCCCATCATTAGCAGCCGCGCCAACATATAGGGTACCCTGCTCTTTATTGTCAGCACCAACCCAAACAGCGGCTAAACTTCCTCCCTGTCTAGAATACGACCCCTGGTCTAAAGACGAGTAGGATAGCAAGGGCTCCTGAATAGGAAAGCTATTAGTAAAACCAAATAAAAATTTATTAGGTTTATAAACCCAAGACTTATCATAAGAATCGAAAGAAGAATCAGTAAATTTTATCTTTAATGAGGCAACAAAACTTTGATCTGTAGTAAAAGTATCCTTACATACTAAACCTAAGACACTAGACTCATTATACCCATGAGCTGGCCTGGCCACATGTATATCGGCATTAATAAAAGAAGCCACAAAAGACAGGCTGTCGGAATTTACAGTAAAATACGAGCTGGAGGTGGAAACAATGTCCCACAAATTCACAAGGCCTGACTCGTCGGAATAGACGAAACTATCCTGAGTAGTCAATATTTTATCAAAAGAAGGCTGTGTTATACCCAGCTGGTTTATACCATAGAACTGACCAGAAGAGGTAGTCCCCAAATACAAATACTCATCTATATAGGTCCCTGTAGGAGCAACGGCTACCAGGGCCTTTGAGGACGCCTTATCTTTATTATATATAGAAATCTCAGAAGCAGAACCATAATACCCAATAGGGGAATTTCCTATACTAGTTATACTGATAGGGGCATTCTGAACACCAAAATACATAGACTCGTTACGAACACCCTCAACAAATAAGCTACTAACAGAGGTGTCAACAGAACCCGAGCACGTTATCCTACAAAAACCAACGGCGTTTTTTATATCTGCATAAATAAAAGTACCGGACGAAGATATTGTAGCACTGCTTTCTAAAGGAGACTCGATGCCATAGCTTATACTAATATCCCCCAAGTTTATTGGAGAAAGGTAACATTTTATATTGTCTATATCAAAGTATTCCCCAAAAACTATGTCTAAAGAGGATACGCGGCCCTGTGGTACTACAAACGAAACCGCCTCTGATGGGTTAACATAGAGAAACCTTAAGCCAGAAACAGAGACAAAATACGTAGCAATCTCTGAATTATATAAGTCTCCTTCCTTTACTATGTTATAACCTGTTTGGCTTACCACTAAGACCTCGAAATTGAAAGGGTACTTTTTCTATTAAATTGTTTTTCTCTAGTCAAACTTATATCCTTAGCCCTAACAAAAACATCAAAAGAAGAACCCACACTGACGTTTTCTACAACCAAAGGAATTCCATTCCCTCTATCTGAATAATCCATAAAATTTACCCCGTCTAGAGAAACTTCCACTAACTCATGTGATCTTTTAGGTATAAGAACCCCCTGGTTAGACATAGAATAAGAATGGTCAAAAATAGGGTAGTTATAAACCTTTATGTTCTCAAAAACAGAGTCTGCAGAAGACCCCATAGAAGAAACCAACATTTCTGTGCCACGACCACCAAGAATCAAACTATAAGACGACCTCTGCGAAAATATAGGCAACTCACCCACAGTATATAAATAAGAATAATTTAAATAAGTGTTAAGAATATTATTAACATAAATACCAGAAGCTATATTACCGTACCTACTACCAAAGTCCCACACTATAGCAATATGAACAGGAGTATCGGAAAGAAACCCATTCAAAGAATTGTCAGACAACACAAACTCCCTGGATCCGTCTGTCACATAAAAACAAAGCCCGTCCTGTGAAGCATATAGAAAAAACAGTGAAGAATCTTCAGAACTAAAAACTCTAAGCAGAGAATGGTCAACAGGAGAATCACACGAGTTACACAAAACAGTACGATTCCAATCTGACTTCAAATAAAACTCTATGGTACCTTTTGTTGGGTCAAAATCTCCCAACGGAAACTTTATGTGCTCTTGATACGGAATATACACCCCATACCCAAATTCCCCGCTAGAATAATACCTCCTAGCAATTCTAAAGTCATCAAACAGAATTGTAAATTCATCGTTGTCAGAAACACCAGAAAAAACTAAGTCTATATAGATTATTCTGTCCCTTTTATTTGTATACCCAGACCTGGCCCTGTCATCCCTAGTAAAGTATAGGTCCCCAACCCTGTAGTTATCAGAAAATGGTAAGTTAACAACATTCCACCCGTCTAACAAAGAACTCCCCAATAAAGACAAAGGCCACTCATAATAAGAATTAGTGTCGGAAGTTAAGTTTATATCTATAGGGCTATTATCCTGTGTAACAGACCTACCAACCCTAAAGTACCCAACAGAAAAATCCAGTTCAGAAACATCTGAAACATAGAACCAAAAGACTAGGGAATCCCTAGGGGATAATTCCGCGTCTATGCCAAAACTTTGTTTCAAACTAAAGGTTTCCATAAGTCCATGGCCCCCTGGACACACAACCCCCACAGATACACCATTGGAACGAGTATTCACAACATCTGTGTAAGGAACCAACGTAGTACAACTACACCAAGAGCTATTAAGAAAAGGCTTCTTTGTACCCTGGTCGTTGCTATTTACATGGACAATAATCTCCTCCACTCTGGTAGCAGTCTTAACCAACACCCACTTAGTATCCATAGGAGGAGCCCCGCCAAAAGAACCCCAGGTAACCTTGCTAGGCTCATTAACAGGGGACGAGGAGTATGCAACGTTTATACCGGTACCGTTCTCGTCTACAATACTAGGCCACTCACCCGCGACCACAGAATCGATATCATCAACGCTACTAATTAGGGCACCAAACGGACCGACAATAACATTAGAAACATTATGAAACCATTGCAGGTCCACACAAAAGTATTCTGCCTCTCCATCGCTTATCCACCCCTCGGCAACCTCACCTTCGTCCCCTACATACCCTGACACCCCATTTGTAAGATACCCGCCGGCGGAAACCCAAGGAAGCTTTCCCCTATTTGTTATACTAGACAAATTAAGAGAAACACCAACGTTAGATAAATATTTAGCGTTTGGATTTCCTATATATGTACCAACAACCTGAACTAAAACCCACCTAGCAGAAACAGAATAAGAAACAGACCAAGCATGTGGTACACCGACCTCAAATGGTATAGAGCCTGGATTAGTAGTATCTAAATCAGAGTATAAAACAGAACCGTCAAAAACAGGTGCATCAACAGGGGCCTCAAAAGAAACACCGCTTACATTATACCTATCCCCTAGAGGAATCGCCACATACATGGTGTTATACTGATGATACAACTCGTATTCATTTGTTATATAAGTAGAGTTCTGGCCATCAGTTACAATAGTACCAATATTAGACCAAGAAAGCCCTCCATCCTGGCTAAGATAAGAGTTAGTATCACGTAAAAAATACTTATCCAAAAAATATCCTGGACACCTATAAGCATAGTTATATGCTCTAAGATAAAAAGGCTGTCTACGATGAACAATACCCCCCGGCCCAATCTCGCTATATTGGACACTAGTATCTGAATCTAGCTTATTCCATAATACACAAAGCTCTCTTGAAGACCTATCTTCCAATATATCTACATAAAAATCGGACACACTACTACTGTCATTGGTTACAGTTACCTTTTCTACAGAAGACCCAGGTAAATCTAGGGGCGGGTTTAAACTCAAACAATGTGAATTGTTAGAATTAAGTTCAACAAGACCCTCACTTAAGATACCATAAATATCAAAAACCTTAAGGGGTGTTTTCGCCTTTATATTTAATCTTAAATATCTTGTTGGCCTACCCACAGTATAAGAAGCCCGTGTTGAAGACACTGTGTCTATGTCATTATGCCCCAAATATATGGTGCCATCTTTAGAGGTCTCTACACTAAAATATGATGATATGCTATTCTCAGGTATAGACTTGGCATATACTTCTATTTCTTGAATTTTTGGGCTTGGCGCTATAGGAAAACCAGAGTAGTCTAACTGTAGGGGGTCCTCTACAAAATACCCCTCTAAAGAAGCATTATAGCGAATCGCCTTCGTTTTATATGGCTCCAAAACTAACTCTAAATACCTATAATCAAGATGCGAGTAAGCTACCTGATAATCATTTGCAACTAATATAGCTGGATTATTATAGAGATAGATATATTCACTATCCATCAACCCAAGCTCTGTATAGACTTCATTATAAGTAGGAAACCCTATCCCCCATATTTTGTTTTCATCATTAGCATCAAAACTAAAGGGTACCTCTATTCTAAAGCTCTTTATGTTTTTCTTATCTACAAAATAAAGCTTTATCTTATAAACATCAAAAAATACATCTATACCCTTAATGAAATCTATGGCCACACTAAAAGGAGTATAATAATAATCTTCCTGGGCAGGAAGTCCTAAATCTAGCCAGCCTGGGTAACAATAAGTGGAAACAGTATTAACGTCCTGCTTAACCCCGTCTATTATAGAATCAATATTAACTAAAGTGGGGGCCTGGTTGCCCTCTATGTCTAAACCAGTATAGCCAGTTAAATAAGGCCCCCCATTGTTACCACCTGCCCTCAAGGTGCACAGGTTTATATCTTCAGACACGCCTTCGTGCTCCGCAGACACAACCAGAGACTCCACAGGTAAAACCTCATCAAAAATGATGTCTATAACAGCCTCAGAGGCTACTCTAGACCCCCTGACATATAAGGGTAGCCCCGCCTCCCCTGCTCCAGATAAATACTCCACGTGTTCGTTAAGGCTTCCTAGGTCATAATCATAAAGATAGTACGAAAAGTCCCCTTTTTCTGTCTCTGCCCCTAAATGCAAACCCGCACTATATAAAGAAACCAAGTCACCCTTCTTTACGTCAAGGTCTATATCAAGTTCAAAAACCCTATCAAGCTCATCAGCAGAGCTAGGAACAGAAACACTTCCTACTAAAGAAATTGAACCGTCAACTTTTTCTCTATATATTCTTAATTCTGTATTGTTATACCTATCCCCACTGTACCCTAAAAACTTTAATTTTCCTGTTCTTATTATAGGATTACAGTAGTCTATTATAGTTTGATTTCTAAAGATTATTTTTGTGTCGCGCGAAAAATTTTTATAATCCTTATTCCCCCCATAAACAGAATAGTCATTTCCAGTAATACTAAAAGAACTTTCGGCACTAGACCTATCCGCGCTTTTTAAATAAGACAAAGAGGACGGAGAGACTAGGACAGAAGGAGCCTCGTACCCACTAGCCTTATCTGTACCATAAAAACTAGTATATAAAGGAGCGCCTGTGGCACCAAAAAAACCTAGGACGACACAAGCAGAGCCCTCTTCTGGAACACCTATTACTACCCTAGAAGAACTATTCCGCCAATCAGACTCTACTATTAACCTGCTTTCATCTACATAACACCTAGCATATGCGTACCCACCAACACCAATTAAGTTCAACTTCTCCTCTATATCGCAAGCTATACTACTAAGTTCCCTATTAACCCCAGATCCTATTTTAACAGAGTGATATCCATAGTCATCTATGTCAACCAATAAGGTATCATTCACACCTTCGTATATAGTTAGTGTGCCCGTTACAGTACTGGCTAAGGCGTACCCGGGACTGCCTGTCCAAGGACAGGGGTGTGAGTACTCAAAATACTTATCACAAACATCATCGCTACTACCTGTATCACAATAATACCTATTACTAGAATCTACCCCTAACTCACGTAAATGAAATTTTAAACCACTTACACCATCGATAAACGGGTAGAACCTTAAAGCGGTTATAGTGCCATTCCACTTAGCATGCATAGACATATCAACAACATGCTCGTGATAGGCATTATCTGTATAAGCATCAAAATATAGAGACTTTTCTTCTGACCAATACTGTTCCCTATTAGTCTTAAACTGCACCTTACCAGATAACGATGATACTATTTTGTTACCAGAATCAACCCTATAGTCTGCTTTAAACTGTGTATAGTATGAACCATTTATATCAAGAGTATCTGGGCTTTCTATATAACAAGAACCAGAAACAGAAACGCCAAAATAAACACCGTCCCAAACAGTATGTGAAACGACACCCCCCACAGATGAATAACCATTTAAATCATTGTTGGTATTCCAAACAACAGAGTAGCCTTTCTTGTTATCGTGCATACACGACACACAGTTTCTAATACTCGCATTTTTAAGTATATTAACTATATTTGGAAGTACTCGCACTAGAACCCTGTTCTTGGAGCATCTGCCCTAACAGACATTTCCCTGCCACTATAAACCTCCTCATTCAATTCAGCCATCAGAGACCTCTGTTGTGGCAAGTTACCCGCTGCTTTAGCGTGGTCTATTACAATACCCCATATACCGGCCCCTCCTATACTACCACCCTCGTATGTTCTCCTATCCATAATTAGCCCGGCCGCTAAATAATACCCGCTATCCTTAGCCGCCTCATATGGCCACCTAGCTTTACCAACCAATGACCCATACTCCTTTGTACCATAAGTACTCTCCCCTAAATGCTTACCCTCTTTTGTTACAACGACATCCCAGCACGACTCGTTAAACAATGGACTAGTAACCTCTAAAATATGCCCCATAGCTTGCCACTTTCCAATTGGGTGTACATACCCATCGTAATATGGTACGGACAAATCACTAGCGCAGCCAAACGACTCATGTTCCCACACCTTGTTAAATTCAGCAACCTTACTAGTCATGGTTAACTGAGTATTAAATGTACCGAGAGATATACCCACTGTATTTTCCCAGAACTCTACTTCATCAGGATGCCAAAACCAATCGTATACAGTTACAATGTCGCCCCTACCAGCCAAATTTCTAGCTTCATTATACAGGCATTCTTGTACGCCCTCGTTTAATGTTTTATTTCCAACCTCAGAAGAACAAGTAGAAGTTTCATTAAACGCCACATTACGAGTATTCAAGCTTCCATCTGCCCTATATTGTGGACAATCGTTCTTATGGATACCGGCTATAAGGGTCCTACCCTTAGTACACACACTAATGGACCCTGGAATAGTACGAAGACCATCAACGTCTACAGCTGCCAGCGGGTTATTTTCAGGCCTTATTTCACTCTTATACGCAAATCTTGTATACGTAGGGTCAACAAACTCATACTCTAATATAACGTCTTTTATATTTCTATTTGTAAGTTTTACAGACGGCCTTGAGGTATTACTAGAAACAGTATAAGCTAAATCATCACCATAGTCTCTATAAGTACGATTATAGTAATAAAGCATATTTCTATAGTCATGTGTACCATAGTTACCAGAACTATAATTAAACTTTCGTTCATAGCTATATACAGACTCTGAAACTTCAATAGGCTTTCTATACCATATACGAAAAGAAGAAATACTAGCCCTTGCCACAGTCTCCAAAGAAGAATAACTCACAACTACATGGTCGCAAAACATACCTACCTGGTATACTATCTTTTTACTACTAAGACCCTGATAAGTAAAAACCGTGCCTTCATCGTCTTCACCCTCAGAAACCTCGCCGGTAGTTATTCTCTGGTATCCCCTATTAGCGACCTCTACATACCTATTAGAAGAAGTCTCCCCATTTTCTGTTACCAAAATAGCAGCCATAACACTAATGCCAGGAATATCATACCGTATGGGCTGCCCAAGCTCGTCTGTATAAGGACCAAAATTATAGGTTATATCCACGCTATCTACATAAAAATAACCCTTTAAAGGTATCGTTATAGTATTAGTTGTGTAATTACTAAACTTAGAATTCAACAATTCAACCTTCTTCCCAGATGACAAGTCCTCCTCTATAAAATCCGTTACTACACTAGGAAGCTGAAATATAGAAACCAAACTATTTACACCCACGCCCCTATAAGTATACCCATACACAACACCAGCGTTATCGTTACCAAGCACGCACTGATGTATGCCTGATGAATCAATTAAAAAGCTACTACCAGTAGAGGTAGACCCAACGCCAAACAACTTAAAATTTTCAACATTTGTATGCGAAGAATATTCGTACACAGTACCAGAGTCCCGCCACCTACCTGCGTACCAATTTAAAGGCCTTTCTGGCCCATCATCCCAAGAAACATAAGGTAAAGAAACCAAAACACCAGAATCATTAAACGCCGGGGGGCTATAATACAAAGTATGTATGCCCTCGTCAGAATGTGTAGCAGAAGTCTTATCCTGTTTCCACTCAGTACTACTAGGAGCATAAATACGTATACCAGTCACTCTTGGAGAGCCCCTAACCGGGTCTTTAGACACCTCCATCCAAGACCAAGCAGTGCTTGGCTCAGAAAATACAGGTAAAATATCGTCATACTGCTCTAAACCAGCAGTGTACATAGGCTCGCCCGGCTTATAAATAAGAGTACCAGTAACAGGGTTTCTTTGCTGAGTTGAGGTAAGGTCCCTATCAGAAAAAAGCCCATCTAAACTTACCCTAAGTCCCGTATTAAATACCTCATCATAACTATAGTTACCAACTGTTTTTAACAAATAATGCGTAAACGGATGCTGAATATCTTCTGTGGTAGTACTAACCTCAGATGCATTATCGTTTATATGCGACCATATAGCTGTTTCCCTGTCCTCCCCTACCCTCTCCACACCCCCGTCAGTAAACAACAACTGTGAATATTCATCTGTCCAAGAAATAGTATTAGGGTCGTCTGCCCGCTGTATTACCTCATCCCTAACCTTTAAATTTCTTTTTATATAGTGCCTATTTATATGCAAAGCCTCCCTATCCTTAGCATAGGGACCGTTCATATGTAGTGATCTTATCCTTGTATACCCTACGAACTCTTGCTCGCCAACAGTTTCATATGTATAACTAATACTTCTATAAAAACACCCAAGTATATATATACCACCAGCATTCCAAGTATAGAACTTATCAGGGCCCCTCATTCTCTCCCAGTAAGACCACCTTTTACCAGAGGTTTGCGAACTAAACCCCTCTACATAATTTTTACATTTAACCTCATCAGTATAGCTGGTGTTATCATACTTTGGGTCTAAACACCTAGAATATGGGTACCACATTGGGCCAGGATCACCAAAAAAATGCCTACTGCCCATGGTTTCAGAATGGTCCCCACACATAGGGCTATAATTAATACTGCCCTCTGGAGACGACGCTATTATAGGCTCATTATATTTTGCCAATAAAAGCATCGAGTCTACTATAGGCCATTCCCTAGTAGCCATGCTCCACTTATATTTTATTTCCACGTCCCTAGTCTCTGCAAAAGCAGACTGCACAAGCAAGCTTATGCGCTTAATACCGATTAATCTTCCATCCTCGTCCTTAAACATAACCGTAAACGTATAGCTGCCTTCGTGCAGCCTAACTTCGGACAATTTTTCGCATAGTCTAGACAAAGAAAACGGAGTACCGTCACTAGAAAACACATTACCTGCGTAAGAGTTTTCTAAATAAGCCCCCTCTGACTCAAAAATTTGGCTAGAGGCTTTTATACTCCCATCCTCTAACTCCCATCCTCTAACCCACCGTTCCTAAAACTATAAAGAGAAATACCCTCCTGCCCCACTAACTCCCTATATACACGATTCTTATGGTCTTCTAAATTATAAACTTTATCTAAAGAGTTTGGACCAGAAAGCTTCACAAATGTACCAGAAACAGAAAAGGTATCTCCCTCCTCGTTATATGAAACCTCTATAGGCATTTCATCTATATAATTAGCTAGTAAATCTGGGTATTTAAGCTTGGATACATCTTGTGAAAGAACCGGGCCCTGCTTATACTCCGTAACAGAGTACGTAGCATATATCTTATCTGTCAAAGGGTCCAAACTGGAACTAAGACTAGTACCACTAACAGGGCCAGCAATAACTACATTTCCTTGTAGATATTGACCATTAGATGACTTATAATAGACCTCTAATTGCACAATGCCTTCTGTAGCCTTAGCATTTTCCGTCCTGTCTACATAGACCCTTAATGGTACACCATAAGTAGAAGTACCAGACAACAACCAGGGTGTAACACAATTACACCTACCGTCTAAGAAATTTATTGCAACCAAATTACAGTAAATAGGGTCCCAATCTACCTGTAGCTCATCTTCTATAACCTCTTCTATTTGATATGTAGTTAGCTTTCCTCCTGCATGTGTATCCCACAATACCTTATGCACACGAGGATAGTTAACCAACTTCATAATCTTAGCCTCTAACTCAACATGCTCAAACCTATCCACCCATGGATGCATTTCTTGGTGGCCAGATAAATCATCCCCTCTGGTTTGAGCTAACATAGCATGATAAAATTTATGTTTTATATAAGCACTAACAGTTAGGTATTTGCCAGTCTCCCCCCTTAAGTCTGGAACAAAAACCTTTATAACATTTAAACCAGGAACTGCCTCTATAAATTGAGACCCCCCCTTGTAAACTAAAGGAACATCAAAATATATAAGATCATTAGCAGTTGTGGTAGAATAGTAAGGTATAACATCATCAGGAAAATTTCCCTGCATATAGTCCAAAAAATCTTTATCTGAAAAGCTTCCTTGGGGGTATTTTGTTATATTGATAGCAACTACATTAGAATAGTGGGGGGTCTCCACAAATATACGAATAATATTTTGACCTTGTCTAAATGTCCTATAAACATAGGGGCTTGTAGCTGGGGCCTTTGGCCAGGCTATTTTTATAGTCCTAGCTACATCGGACAACTCTTGTATAAGGGTAGGATAAGAAACTGTGGGAACTATTTCATCGTCAACAAAATTGTTAACGACTAAACCATTACTAGTTTCTACGGGTGGGTCTATAACTATAAGGGGCTCTTTTGTACTAAAATTATCTATATGAACCCTCTTAACCATAGGTTTAGCGTCTAAATCTATGTCCGCTCCAGCCTCTATGCCCTGAAAACCACCTGTCCAGGCCCATATATCAGGACTCTTAAATCTCTTATTCCACTCAATCTTAGGAGCCTCCATAGAAGCCCAATCGTCACTATAGTATCTAAGCTCTAATACTTGTGAAGCAGAAATCCTATCCCCTAACTCCATTCTACCATCTCTACAATACGTCCATAGAGGCCCCGTATAATAAGGACACTCCGGCTTACAGCCGTTACAACCATAAGCGTATGGATTTTGTTCAGTAAAAGGAGTTAGCCAAGGAAGAGTTACAGCACTTAACTTACAAAAAGAGGCTATACTACCTATATTAGTATACTCCCCCTTAGTATTTGTAGCTAAATAAGGTACTGTTATTTTAAACGAACTACTATAGATAACCGCATATAGAATGCCGCCCCTACTTTTCTCAAAAACAACCGGTTGAGTTGTCCAATTACAACACTTCTTAAAAGACGCCCTTAAATTATATATAGATAAGTTTATAGGAACTTGTAAACCACTATAATTGGAAGAAGAAACCTGTTCCCCGTGGGTAAGGGTATTAATAAAATGAGAAATATCACTTGCTTCATCTGCCGTAAGACTTCTTACTGGTAAATATTTATTTTGTTCATCATTCCAAACTTGTAAAAAATGATCCGTATAAACTTGTTGGGTATCTTTATGAGATATTTTTAGCCCGCCGACGTCATATGCAGAACAATTTCTACAAGTGCCCGACCCATTACATTTACCCTTATTATAGCAAGAAATTCTGGCAGGGGAAAAATAGGTATAGGCATGACAACGACCAGGGCTACCCTCTAAAACTACAGAAGGGCTATTTTCATGGGTCAACCAATAAATACAAACATTGCTGGCTACCCTAGTCAAGTTAGCCATCTAATCTACATCCTTGACATCCAACCTCATCTGTCCAGTATAGTGATTAACCCTATAAATTATTTTGCTTTTTCCTTCGTAATAACCTATACAGTGTTCTAGACATTCTATATCAGAAGAAAAATCTCCGGAGAGAGAAAAACTAGCCGCCCCCCTTTTAAATTGTACATAAGAACTCTTTCCACTTATAGTCCAAAACTTTTCTCCCCACTTTAAACCCAAAGTTTTTATATTAAACTTACTTACCTTATTCCAATCAGCTTGGTTTTCAGTTATAACTGTTCCATCATTATAGACTAAAAACCAACCGATAGGTAAATTCATAATATTATCGTCTATAGAAAATCCTATGGGGGTAGCGTTTCTCATTTTAAATTCTCTCACCTTTAATCAAAGAAATATATTAAATACTTTTGTGGTGAATTTGCTCATGCACTGAAATAGCCTTTCCCACTTCTTCTTCTACCTCCTCTAAAATCTCCTCTTTTATTCTATTTAGTGGGCCCTCCAAAGATAAAAAATTCTGTTGAAGTTCAACTACCTTCCGTATTTCATTGGAGAGATTCTCAGTAGCCTTCACAAGCTCTAACATGTGTTGGTCAACTGCCCGATGCCTCTCTTCACACAAGCTCACTAAAACAGACGCAGGGCCCTCTACATCATTACGATGTCGATAGCGAAAAATTGCGACTTCCCCACCTTTCCATCCCAGCAAAGCTACAATTACAGCCGCGATAACTTGTCCAATGATAGCTACATCCATTTGTTTTTTCCTATCCTAAGTTAATTTTGATTTTTTATCGCCCACAAAATTTTTCGGCGAAAGAAAAAACCCTTAAAATAATACTACAATAGAGGTAATGTCCTATATAGTCCCCAAAGAAAAAAACAAGACCGAAAATTAAAATGCAACTCTGGGTTAATAATTTAGGTTTAAGCATTAAATCACACATACAAAAACATAAACTAATATACCACTATGCCTATAACTCTAAAATCTTCTTTTTGCATAAGCCTTATATTAATACCGTGTATACGTTTGCACTCGTCCATCTTGTACTGATCTTTATCTGTCATATAACCCTTAACCTCAACAAACTCCCCTGTACCTGGCAAATAAAAATCAGGAAAATAGTAATGAGGGGAACCCTCAGAGTCATAATATTTAAATTTGTATGTTTCATACTCCCACTCAACCCTCTGGGAATCTAAATACCGAGCATATTTTTCTTCCCAAGAAGACCGCAAAAAAACAACTTTCCCCTTAATATCCTCAAACCTTATAATACTAGAATAAGGAAAGCTAATAAGAGTACCAAAAAGATAATGGTTTTCTCCCGAAATCTTACTTATGCGTATTTTCTCTCCCCTAGCAACAACCTCTTCTTTTGTAAAATTTTCGTGCCATATATCCAATATTCTTCTCTTACTAACACCAAAGGAAAGTGCAACCTCCCTCGACGTTTGACTACTACTAAAAGCCTCAACAGCACTATCATAAAGTTTATTATATAGGCCCCTATGTTCGAGACTTCTCTTTGACTTCATGGCCAAATGCTGCTCCAACCTAACAGTGGCAACCCCACAAACTGGACAACGGGCCAAGTCCCCCTTTTTATCCTCACGCCCCAATTCTGAATAACATTGCATACACAAACCCCTCGAGCCATGTGGAATCTCACTAGTACCACATTTAACACACCTATCATAATACCAAGACCACCCTCCAAAATTACGATTCCGTTTCCCCCTATCCCTCACCTGTTTTTTAGCAACACAATGCTCACAACGTCCCTTAGACTTGTATCTAACCTCCGTAGTACCACACTCAGTACAGCAATCATATTTTTTAGACCACTTACCCCCTGTTAAGTCCCTCTTTATAACTATCTCTCCAGAACGAGCCTTTCTTCTATAACAATTGCGACAATACCCGTCTCTAGTATGTTTTAACTCTGTGGTACCACACTCTCTACAACAATCATATTTCATAGACCAGCGCCCGTTAGAAGTAAAACTAGCCTTACCCCTACGGTTGTGCCCATGTACAAACCTTCCACCTGGTACCTCTGTTCCACAGCCACACTCACATAGATTTGACATCTTGTGCCTCCTATTATCTATAAATGTCATGAGCCCAAGCGACTCTTACCCTATATATAATAAGAAGCATATGATTTGTAAATCAAAAAAGAAACATAATATAATTATTTTAATGCCCCATTACTAATAAAGTCAAAGAATATACTATGAGTAATCGAAGTAGGCCCTCATACATATGGCAGAATTACTACCCGTTTCTGCGCTTCCTAATTTTATTCCAGTAAATATAGCATCGGAAGCAAGACCAATATTTCCAATAGTTTCTGCTGAATCTGCGTCAGAAACAACAGCAAGGTCTTCTTTAGATGCCCACAGGTTAGTTGGAGAACCAGTGGAACCACCCGTCTTATCCACAGAGATATCTGTAGCTAAAATATTGGCAGCCCACTCTACACCTGCATCAGCCACAGGGCCAGAACCATCACCCCTATTAGCAGGGCCAACGGTACCATAATGAAAAAGCGTATCCGCGTTCCCAGCATCATGATGACTAAATGTTCCATGGCTATATAGAGAAAACTTAACATTAGAAAGAATACGAGCACCAGAAATAATTTCAAACTGGTGTACTTTCACAGGAGAGTTGGTTGTAACCGTAACATTTCCATAGGACATACTAGTAACACCATAAGCTTCGGGATGTGGAGCACGACACATAATTCTCCATTCGTCCTGAACAGCTAGTGCACTTGAAGTCCATTTCATGGTAATACCCTTAGTACCTATACTTACATAATCAGTACTAGTTGTTAAGTTCCCACTAGAATTATCACCACGGTCAGAATAGAACCTCACCGTAGCAGCCCCTACAGCACCATTACCCCCAGCCGCAGGAGTACAAGTTATAGTGAAAGTATCACCATTTCCAAATTGGGCGTCCGTAAACTTAATCCTAGCACCATAAGTCCCTAAATAATACCACTCGTCTGAGAAAAGAAGTTCCTGAGCCACTGCAACATTATCGCCGGCAGCACCAGCATCCGTAGCCGTAAACGTAGGAACACTTCCCGTTCCAGCATTCATAACCTCTTTTCCACCAGAAGCATCAATCGTAACGGTATAAGTAGAACCCAGACTATGGTTCCAGTCACCTGTTACATAGGCAGTGCCAGCATAAACATTTCCGCCCCCGGGAGTTATTGCCATTAAAGCTGCATTAGTACAAGCTACATGGTATTCTTCGTCAAGCAACCCACCATATGTACCACTAGAAGTAGCCGTACCAGCATAGGTATTGCTATTGGTCGCGGCCCTATTGTAGTCTGTATGATAGACATCACCGGCTTTTGTGGTAGTAGTATTCAAACCAAGGGTTGACCTGGCATTATTTGTACCATCGGTAATAGCTACAGAGCTACTAGCCCCGCTCGTACCAGACCTAATTACATAATGACTCTCGCCGTCCCCAGAAAGTAGGTTAGAAAATTCAGCGTCTGCATATTTATATGCATTACCTAGAGAACTTAATACCTGAAGCTTCCTCTGTATATCTTTTGCAACAAACCTAGGATCTAAATCAGTACCAGAGGTAAGAGTAATCTCTTGAGCACCAATGCCATCCAAATTAACCCTTATTTGGTTATTAGATGCCCCAATAGTAAAGGTATCGGAAGTAGATCCCGTACCCACTACTAGACCCCTTTGTCCTATGTTGGCCGATGATACATAGGTAGCTCCCGCAATCGGAAACCTCACCCATCTACTCGTTGCCGTCATATATTCATCCTCCTCTTATTATTCTGGGGCATCTTCTATCGTATATGAAAAGGTATACGGCCCCAATACATTACCTTGTACGTCTTGTGCGTATAGTACTACAGTTATTGTTTCTCCGTACCTGTGTACGGGTGCTTGTGGTTGTATATCGGCTGTTATATTTAACCATGGTTCTACTATATTTATAGAAGCATATATATTAGAAATACTTTTTTCTTTCGTGTTGAAGTAATATGAATTTTTTAGCGCCGCCGAAAAATTTGATGTATTTAAAGCTTCTAGATAAACAACTATTCTATCATTATTATTGAACTTAGTATTAAATGTCTTTACATTATAACCATAAAACAACCTATAAATCCTTTCACGAACAACCGGTGAAATGGAATTTAAATTTTCTGCATGTATAAGTATATCTATTGGTCTATCATAAGCAAAGTCATTTACTGGGTGATACTCTAAATGGTAGCCAATAGTACCACTTATTATCGTATTATAAGAAGAAACGCTGCTACAATAAAACCCAGATAAACTAACATCAGTAATAGTTGAATTCTCATATTTGCCATCCCAGTTAGTGCCACTAACAAGAACAGTTTCCAGTGTCCCCGAAACTACAATTCCTTCATATAAATCAGCGGAAATAATCATACCGGAAGGAGTTAAGTCGAAAGGAGCAGGAAAAGAGCCCATAAAACCAGAAATGGAACTTCCATATTCTATACTACCTCCTATAATATAAGAACCAGAAACTGTTGTATTTGTAATTATACTGCCTAGTACTTCTGCATCATGTATCCAAGTACCTGATATTGCTGTTAAACCAGAATATGTAGTAGTTAAATTTCTATTACCTTGTATATTTGTCTTGGTACTATCTACAACTTCTTGGTTCATACTTATATATAAGTTGTTTTGATCAATATTGTAAAGAGAATCTATAATATCTATTTCAATATTTACATTTTCTAGGTCAGGTGTTATTCCTACCGCCGGCAAAAAATTTAAGAACTGCAGAGAAGAATCATCAACTACATCAAAATAATAAGTTGTGTCTAACATATTTGGTAAAACAGCATATAAGTCTGAAACTACTATATGTACTTCTACTCTATCACCATATATAAATCCTACTGTATTAGACCATGTAAATTGATATGAATTTTTTTCGCCGGCCAAAAAAACATTACCAGAATTAATCACACCAGCACTAATAACAGGAATATTATTTATATAGACATAAAGAGTACTTAAATCAACTCCGGCATGGTCATCTTTTATGTTAAAAGTTATATCATCGTCATATCTTGCATAAGCATAAAAAGGAACAGGATATATAGAATCAATGTACGGAGGTTCTGAATCCGCCAACCCAACTATAGAACAAGTAAGTTCCTTTATACCAGCAACATTAAAAGACCAAGCCTCATCAAAGCTATTCGTAGAAAGACCACCACATATAAATTCTTCATCTTCTGCGTCTAAAGGCAGTTTATCAGAACCATGAGCTGCTATAGAAACTGTTTCATTATCAGCCCACAAAAAGGGTGGGTTATAGGTAAATTCATAACTATTCTCATCCCCGTCCAAAAAAGCATACAGGGGAGTTTGAATAACACCCGCCTCAATAATAGAACTACCACCTGCTTGGGCTGTTATACTTCCACTTATAGTTATGTATAATGAAGACCTATCAACACCCCCTATAGCATCTATTATAGTAAATGATATAGAGGAAGTATTTGGTCTTAGTACAGAACCTGGTATAGGTAGAATGTTTTCTAGAGATGGTTTTGTTAAGTCTCCTACACATATATCTGTAGGATTTTCATTTTCCCCGCCGGAAGAATTTTCTACACTCAACTTAAATAAAGACTCAACCTCAGAAAAACTACCAGTAATATCATCTATTACTACTAAATTTACCTGCCTAGTAATCTTAGGGAAAAAATAATAGGGCATAAGTAAGGAAACACTACCATACACATCATACTGGTACAACTCAGAAAAGGCATTTATAGCTCTGAGAATGTAGCCACTATTCAACAATAAAAGCTTAAAAGTACCAACCATATAATAATCAGATAAATAGGCTGAATAACTGTCTGTTATACTATCTGACCAAACCCTAATACCTAAAGAATCAAACAACTTATATATACTTTTTACAACTAAATACTCTTCTTTCTCTGTATATAATGAAGACAACACCAAGCTATAGGCAGACAAAACAACATCTAAAGTACTTATATTAAAAGTGCTAGAAATACCATACTGTCTATTAAATATAAAACCCGAACTATTAATAAGACCCATATAATCTACCAAACATATAGGGTAAGTAGGCTGAAACGTAGGGTCTGTACTTATTATAGTTCCTATGCTTTGAGAATAACACTGTCCTGGTGTTGTTATTTTGTGTCCTTTATCACACACCTGTGTGCCATTATCATAGGCACACACCCGAACGCTACTCCCGGGAATACTAAAACTACCAGAGGCATAGTTTATTCCACCCTCTTTCCAGCGCATTTAAACTCCTAACAAGATACATCAGAGGCTGTTGCTGTTATTGTAACTATACCAACAGTGTTACCTACAGTGTAGATAGTACTAGCAATACCAGAAGCATTAGTACAGAACGTACTAGAAGGAACAGCTCCATCACCAGCTGACACACTAAACGTAACTGTTTTAGACTGTAAAGGTTCCCCATACACGTTCAAGACAGTAGCATTTATAGAAGATAACGAGCCCGTACCTGCAGACATTATTTTTTCTGAAGAAACGACGTTACAAAAAGCTACATCCCTAGCATCCATGTCATAAAACTTAATATTGTCAGAAGCATCAACATAATAGAGTGTTGTATAGTTATTTTGGTCCCACGCCCAAGGAAAATCCGAAGAAGCCACATCTAATAATGCTTCATAGGAAGTTCCACTGCATGTAGTTGTACCGACTGTTTTTATATACGTGCCCTCTCTTTCACTATCATACTCTACATAGGCTAAAGCACCATTTGTATAAGAAGAGTAAGAAAAGGCTACGGCAGAAGTCTCGGGAACCACGTTTTCCATGTATTTAGTAGCTAAAGACCCGTCTTCAAGGTCTAAAGGTAACAAAGACTTTGAATACTTATATATGTTCTTACCGATCTTTATATATAAACTCCCTCCCTGAACAGCCGTTAAACTATCTGTGGCTATCTGTACTCTATTTCCTATATAGGAATTATATTCAAGAACATCATTTATAACATCGAACCTCTTAACTACATAACCATCCATATCAGATAGGCCAGCTACCTGCGTCGTCACCCCGTTTGAATTCACGGTCTCTATAGAAAAAACTGGAATACCACTAAACAAGTCTGTCCCTGTTACAACTAAGTTATCAAAAACAGCATCTATTGGCTGTGAAGCACCGTCTGCGTACAACTCAAGATTTAAATCTAGTAGATCACTATCGGTATAAGTAACCCAATTAACAAAACCAGAGCCACTATCATACTTGCATATAATACTACTAGAGGCCCTGTCTATACTTATTCTCCAATCCCAAGGCCATGAAGAATACGGAAGGGCATTTTGTTGCAAATTTACATCTAAAACCAGCTGTGCACCATTTGCAGGATCGTCGGAATGGGCTATACTCATAGCCAAGGGGCCGTCTAAATAATCACTGCCCGGTAATAATGATAACAAGTCACCCCTAACATCAGAACTTACACCCCACTCCTCATTAACAGCGTCATAAACAAAAGTAAACTTCTCAGAAAAAGACATACCACTAGTAGTTATTCTGAGATTTCTAATTTTCGCATCTCCACCTGTGGTATCAATCGTTTTTCTAACCTGCAAAGCTTCCCATACACCATCCTTTGCTCCCCCGTATAACCAAGATCCCCTGACACCCATTTGTACAAATACATTATTTGTATCATCATCCACAGCTCTTAATTCTAACCTAGCCAAGCTAGAGGTTATGTTATTAAACCCTATGTCTATGGAGCTTGTAAAATCTCCGGATAAATAATAATTAGTTATAATACGACCTTCATCATTAGGAACAAGATAGTCCAAAGTACCAGAAGAAGTATTGACCTGAAAATTTGGCTCACCAGTACCAACCGCCCACCTAGTAGTATTTAACGCCGCTGTTGCATAATCAAAATCATCGCTAGGTGAAAAACCTACCCCACCAGACCCATCCAAAGACTCATTATACCTTATGGAAACATACGTATCATACCCCCTATCATGGGCTATATCATAATAGTCAATCTTATCTAGGACTTTAGTGGTGGCTTTACTACCATCTGTATCCCAAAACTCTAATGTCGGTTCAGCAGAACCAACAACCACAGTCTCTGTTAAAAAATGGGCAAAGTCTCCCTTAAATATAACACCGTGCACAGAAGCAGTACTCTCATATAATGGCGAGGTTACATAAGAAACACCAGTAAAACTTGTAGCAGTTTTACCAGTATATGTAATATAGTAATTATCTCCAGAAACACTTTCAACAAACACTGCCCCTCCAGAAAGGCATGTCGTAGGAAACCCTGCCGTAGAATTTACCAAAAGAGAAGCAGCCCCACCAATCGGAACTGTCTGAGTTAGCAGCGTCTTTTTATACGCCTGTACTCTAAAATACCTAGCAGTATAGGTAGCCCCCAACGTAATTGTAAAATAGTAAAGTCCTGTGGGGGGAGACTCATCCACTCTGCGCTGTTTATCAGCATCGTACCCAAAAACAACAGAGGACCCAGCGATATCGAAAAAGAAGTCCCCATCATAACTATATGAAACTGTTAAATTCTCATAAAAACCCAACATAGAAATACCCCACAGAGTTATTTCAGACGTACTTATTTGTGTGGGAAATCCTACTAAAATAACATTAGAGTAGCTAGACGAAGGTAGCCCCGTAGCTTCGGGTATATAGTATTCGCCATTAACAAGAGCATACTTACCAGAAGAATCCTTATATTCTGTATAAAACATTACATATGAAGAAGAATTGTTATACCCAACATAAGCAAAAGACGGCTTAGAAGAAACTAAGGAAGCTTTAACATACTGACTCCCATTAAAAACAAACCTAGTACGATCAGAGTCTTCATAGTCCTCTAATTGTACATTGGGGCTAGAAGTATACGTAGGTACTTTACCAGGCTGAACTGTAACCATATATTACACCCTTAACAAGCAGTATTTGTTGCTGTAGCCGTAACAACAGAGGTACCCTCAACGGGCCCAGCTACAAACACGGTGGTAGCAACACCACTACTCGTTGTACAAGAAGAGGCCGTATTTAATGAGCCAGCCCCAGAAGTTATAGAAAAATTAACTGTTTTATTAGCCAAAGGATCTCCATACAAGTTTGTAACCTGCGCTGTAATAAGCGAGCTATAGTTTGAATTGGCCGGCAACACAGGTTCACTAGATATCACATTACAAAAAGCAACAGACGTATCATCTGAATTAAATACATATACACTATTCCCTACCAGTGTATATAAGACAGAATAGTCTACAGGATCCCTAGCTAAAGGAACAGAGCAGGCCAATAAATCTAACTCCGCCTCATACCCAGTTTCCAATAAAGACGAGGAAGAAACAGTCGTGATAAAAACACCACGACTATCCTCATACCCATAACTAAGACCACCATTAACATAGTCGTCATAACTAAAATGTCGTAGTTCGATAGATGGCAAAGTACCAGAGACAACAACAGAAGCTGTAGACCCTTCCTCTGGTAATATTATTGGGAGATCTGATTTCTCATACCTATAAATATCTGAATTAATCCTTAGAAACAATGCCCCACCAGAGTCTTTTCTTAAGCCGTTTGTTGCTATGGACACCTTATTATAATAGTCACCAAAAGAGGCCACAGGGTCTTGCACAAGATCCAAGGCAGATATTGCTAAACCTCGCCCAGAAGTAACATCAGGAACATCTGTAACACTACCCTCAGCATTAATAGCAACAACCTCAAAACAAGGTATGGTCCATATAACACTCCCAGAAGACTCAAATAGAGTAGAACTAACAGTAGTAAAGTTGCTATTACTTCCAAAAATACCTATTTTAAAATTCTTCCCGTATATCTCTGAAACCAGAACAGAGCTTACGAACCCATCATCAAAACTAAAAATAATCTGCCCCAATAGACTGTCATAGCTACTAGACAACATAACCGTAGAACTACTCAACCCAGAGGCCGTGCTCTTATGCGTAATAAAACTAATGTGGCTACCATCCGGAGGCATAGCTGACGTTTCCAAGGACACGCTCATGCCGTCCAACAACACACCTGGACCAGAGCCAACATTAACATCAGAAACATCCCATAAAACACCTGACGGAGTTAAGCTTTCCCTAGTATAATACCACAAGGAAGAGCTATACTCTAAAGTATGTTTATGGTCTCCTTCTACTAACACATAGGGATCAATGCTAAGACTACTAAAATTAACATAGGAACTAACAACGTTTACTAACGCACTAACACCCACACCGACAACAGACCCACTGAACCCTGCCCCCCAATTACTAGCTAAAAATACACCGCCATACATATTATTACTATCTTTATCTATTAACGAAAAACCATAAAAACCGGAACCCGACAAGGTCGCTACTTCGTTATATAAAGAAGCATCAAAATTACCCGTTATATAAGCCGTGCTTATAAGACCCCCC